GGATGACTACCGGATTAGTCCAGCTGTGGGTTCAATTCCCTCCTCGTCATCAAATTTGGTCCCATGGTACAGAGGTTGTGCCGTTGCTTCTAAAACAACAGAGGTGGGTTCGAGTCCTACTGGGATCACAATGGATATTAATAAAACAAGAGAATTGTGGTTATCTATTTTTGAAGAAGAGCGAAAAGCTATAGAAAATCAACCAGAGCTTTCTGAAAGTGAATGGAAAGAATTTAGAGAATCACATAAAGTTAAATAAATTAAATTAAGTAAAATTATGAGACAACATTGGTAGATTGCTGTTAGAGGTTTTCCGTAAATAGATTTTATTTATTAAATCTGTTCAACTGTTTATGGTGTTCATTTTGTTGAATAGAATTGGATTTATAGAGCACCAGATCATTATAAATAAAATTATTAATATTTACAAATATGGAAAACAATGAATTAAGAAATGCATTACTTAGTGCAATGAAAGTAGAGATCGCTCGACTCGCAAATGAACAAAGAGAGCAAAAGAAAACTCGTAAACTTGCAAATAGACCTGAAGGCAAAAGTTTACAAAGTATTGTAGATGAAATTAATGAAAGAAAGGTCAAAATCCACAATCTTATTACTTATTATAGATGGATTCTTCATGGTAAGAAATATTGGATTAATCGCGGTATTTTATCATGGAAATATTACTTTCACGGATCTCCATTTTACCCATATCGTAATTCACGATTTGATGAACAAAAAGATGATGTGTTGTTTATTAATAGAGTAAAAGAACATTTATTTGCCGCCGGATATGAAGATTATATTGATGACGAAATTTTAAATGAACTTTCTGATAATGGAGATTATTGTGAATATATTGATAAAATTATTTTTTGGGAATAAATATATAAGTAATAAATTATGGAAAAATTGAATTATAAAACAGCTAAACCTTCATATATATTTTTGAAGAAAGCAATTAAAGGTACAAATAATGATAATACAAGTTTTTATTATCATGGTATGAATTTAGTATATTATTGTATTAAACATGATTTTAATGAACAGGAAGTTAATGAATATCTTGATAAAGAAATTCAAAAATGCAAAAAATATTTAAATAGTAATTGCCCTTGTATATATCATTCTATACCTTATGATATTTATAAAGACATTATTAATACTTCAAAAGATGATTTTAAATTGTATTTAAGTCATAATTATAAATATGATTGGGAAAATAATAAATATACTAATGAACCTGACGATTATTACTGGTATGAATGGATAAATAAGTCTATAAGATATGATTCGGAAGATAATAGATATAAAACATTCTTTAGACAATGTTCAGAACATTCAAAAGCTTTAAATGATTTATTTAGTAGTAAAGGATATTGTAATTGTGAAATAAATCTTAGAAAATATTATAAAGATGAAAGCCTTGATAAAGTTTTTGTAGAATTTAATAAAGATTGTCAATGTGGTAATGAAAATGATTTTAAAAGAACTTGTTTAAGTTATTGGCATTTCATTAAACTTCTTGATTATATTTCAGAAGAAGATAAAAATGATATTGATATTAATGAATTATATGCAAGGAAAACAACAGTTGATTATTTGTATGATAGAACTCAAATTAAATCGCAAGTAAAACATACTAAAGGATTTGCAAAACCACAAAATAAAACTACAGTATGGGGATTAATAAAAGGAGTATTAACAAAATTATATAATAAATAATTATGGAACTTTGTAACAAAACATTAATTAGAAATGAAAAGGAAGCTCAAAGCTTTATTGATAGTTGGAATAGATATAAAGTAAGTCATTATCTTGAAGTAAAAGATTTTGAAAAATATCCAGCATTACTTTGTTATGAAGAAGATGATAATGATTATTCAATGAGTTATGCTTCTCATGGTTATTGGTCAATTACATATTTAGATGATTTTGAAATCTAAAATTGAAAATACATATTTAGATGATTTTAATGAAGAATAATATGAAAAATAAATTATATATATTAATTGATAAAAATTTAGATCCTATTTATGGGGCAGTTCAAGGTGGACATGCTATAGCCGAATGGATCATAGAGCATGGATAGGTTGAGTCATTATCAAGTGGCAAACGATATCATGATATTTGGAATAATGAATATTTAATTTATTTACAAGCTGATTTAGAAGATATTAAAAATAATTATCTTGAATATTATGAAGCTCATGATAAAGAAACTTATTTTTATGAACCAGATTTGAATAATAAATTAACAGCTATTGCAATTCATGAAAAAGATATTTATGATGATACATTAAAAAGAAAAATTAAGAAATTAAAATTATGGGGAACTTAATGTTCCCCATTTTTATATTATTTTGTTTATTTTTTAACATATTTTAGAAAAAAACTATATTTTTATATATAAATCATTTGTTTCTATGACTGAGGAGACGTTCTCCTTTTGAAAGTTAATTTAAAGACTTAAAAGTTTAGGAACAAGATATAAAAAATATATCTATATGATTAATTATGAACAACATTGAAAAATTGGCTAAAATTGCCGTAAACAAATCTTTATTAAAAGAGTATTCAAATTCTTCTAATGAACGTATCGTCTATATGAATGATGGTACAGAATTTCAAATCCAAATTTTTAATCCTTATAATTATACTATTGGTGTAACATTTAACTTTAATGGAGGTAATAGTTATAGCTCTAAAATGCTTGTGTTACGTCCAGGTGAAAGGGTTTGGCTTGACAGATATCTTGATAATGAATCACATCTTTTATTTTCTACTTATACTGTTGGAGCATCTGAAGAAGTAAAGAAAGCTATTAAAGACAATGGTAATCTTAAAATCGAATTTTATAAAGAAAGAGAAAAAATACAAAATCCTTGTCTTACAGTTGATTCAAATATAACTTGGTACAATAATTATAACAATAATTATAGTAATTACAATTATAATATTAAAAACTTAGCGCAAACAAAGTTATATAATAATACTAATGCCTCAATTGAATATTCTGCTTCTGCTTCTACAATTGATTCTCGTGGTTTGGAAGATACAACTCTTGCGTTAAATAATTGTGCAGATACTATTTCAGGTGCAATTACAGGACAATCTACTTATAATTATGCATCAGCAAATACTATTTCTAAAAGTATTTCAACACCACGTCAAAAATCTATTGAAACTGGTCGAATTGAAGAAGGAAGTCATTCCAATCAAAAATTTCAAAATATTTACAAAGATTTTGAATATTGGCCATTTAAGACAGAGTATATCAAAATTATTCCATCTTCGCAAAAACAAATTAATAGTAATGATTTAGTAAAGAGATATTGTCATCAATGTGGAAGAAAACTTAATCAAAAATATAAATTTTGTCCATTCTGTGGAGCAAAACAATAAATAATAAAAAGAGAGTGTTACTAGTAACACTCTCTTTCTTTATTTTACATTATTCTGCTTCACTCTCGTTCATCAAAATATTAAAGATATATATTTCATTAAGATATAATATTTAATGCATGAGGTTTAATTTTTTGGATATATTCCTGCATAATCATAAAAATATAAAGTAGATTTATCATCAATCATTTCTTGTGTAATTTTTTGATTATGTTTTTTAGCATATGATGGTATTGAAAAAGAACTCCAATCAATATTTTTTATATTATACCAAAATCCTTTATCTGTATTCCAACCAAATAAATGACAGCAATATTCAACAAGTTTAAATTTAAAATTTGTATTACGATAATAAGTTATCCATGGAAAATGTGTACCAATTTCCCACAACATAAATTCATAAGATTTAAAAGCTAATTCGGCTTCTTTTAAGAATAATGTTTTAATTTCTTCGTTATTTTTTACTTTATCTTCTAAATATATTCTTATATATGCACCTGGAAAATTATGTCCAAAATATTCGCATATTTTAGAAAGTGATTCAAATGATTCGTCAAAATGAACAAATCCATGAGCTGTTCCCCATTTATTATCTTTATTTCTATATACTCTTACATCAAATACACGAACTCCAATATTATATTGTTCTTGTATTGTTAATTTTTGTGTTCTCCAAAATATACTTATAAATTTAGCAAAGAAATTTTTTGATTTTTGATAAGTATAAGAATCATGCGTTCCAATCATATTATTTATAATTATTTATTTATTCACGTGTAAAATCTTCTGCATCATCTTCACCAGCAGATTCTATAGCATCTTTGGCTTCTTCTGCACGAGCCATATCTTCTTCAGTAATTGGTTTTACATTATATTTAGAATAAGCAAATTCTGTCCATGCAGAGCTTAATCCACCAGCTGTAAATATACCTGCAACAGCTCCAACATATAATGCCATATCAGACATATTAATTGTCATTGTATGATTAAACCATATATCAGTTAACATGCCAATAACTGGTACAAATAATAATATAACACCAACAAATAAAGTTGCCATTAAGAAAAAATTCATCATTGATACATTAGTATCTTCTTTTACCAATTTATTAAAAAATGAATCTTTATTTTTAATTCCTTTATTTTTCATAACGTTAGGTATTATTCCAAATAGTTTTTTAAACATTTAATTGTACAAATATTTTTATGATACCTCTATATTTGTACATTATCCAATTAAAAATAATTTCATTATATTGATCTATGTCAATAAATTCACCCTAAAATATGTTATAAAGCATAAAATTTAATCTTTTTAGTTTCTGTAAACTATTTTTAATTAGAAGGAGTATATATAAATTATATTTCTTGGGGAGTTTAACGAATATTTGGCATTTAATGACAAATATATATAAATAAAAAGTATAATAATTATGAAAAAGATATTTTTAATAATGCTTATTGTATTTACATCAATAATATATACATCAGCAGATAATCATGTTGATAATGTAGATAGTTTAAATAGAGTTAACACTGTATGTGTTGGTATGCCTTCAACAATAAAAATGCATGAAGGAGATACTTTTAAAATTTCAATACGAGCTTTATATCCTGAAATAGAGGAGCGTATTAGATATAATATTAGTGATTCAATATTAAATATATGGTTCGATGATATTTTTCCTAATATAGAAAATATAAATTCAAAAGATATTCGTATTTATCTTGTAATTCCAAATAAAAATACTGAGGTTAAAGCAACAAGTAATTTGTTAATTACTTCTAAAGAAAATAAAAAGAAGGAACTAGCAAATTATGAAAAAGATTAATAAAGGAATTAACAAAATATTTTACTGAATATTCGTTAAATTCCTTTTTTTTATTTATAAATTATTTTGAGAACTAAATATATCAAATATTCCTACAGGTTGTAATCCTGGCATATTATTAAATATATCCGTACTTTGAAGTTGCATCCAATTATTAGAATTATTAGACCATTTATTATTCATATTAATAGTAATATTATTTGCTTCAAAGTTTTCTAACCAATCTTTATATTTCGCGGTTTGTTCAAGAGCCGGTAATTGTACAAATGTCATAATTGAATCATCATGACCATATGAAGCTTTATAACTTCCATTTCCATTTTTATCTTCAAAGTTTTCTAATTCTCCAATTGTTATTAAGTCATTTGTATCAATTTGACCTTTTTCGAACTTCATTTTAAGCAATGTACAATATGTTCCTTTGTTACCTGATGTGAACTTAATACCTGGCATAAATTTTGATGTATGTTTTGGTTTTTTACCAATTACTGGTTCATCAATTGATGTTTTCTTATACATCACAAAGTTACTAAGTTCAATACCATCAAATACTAAATTATATCTATAAGATGATTTTTCGTCATAATCTGGTTCATTTAAATTCATTAAAATATTGTAAAATAATGCGCCATAAGTATTCCATTCTAATGACCAAATACATCTTTCGTCATTAAATAATTGACCAACTAATAACCAAAACTCTAAAGCGGCAGATTCTAAATCAACAGTATTTGAATACCATCTACCAACATGTTTATAACAATCTTTTTCAACAAGTTGGAAAATGTTAAATGGTGTAAAGTCTTGACCTGCACCTTCAGCTAAGTCATCGCATAATACAAAATATCCTGTTCGTAATTCATTAAGGTCAAAATCAGGTCTCCAGAATAACATATCTGGGTGTGGTAAAAATAAATTAATTCCCGCATTATGCATATCTTCAATTCTATTTTCCCATAAAACAGCTTTATCTCTTATTTTCGATAAACATTCTCGAGACACAAGACAATGATCTGAAGCAGAGAACATTGTACCATATTGATATTGGAAAGCTTCTTCTGAACCAAGAATACCGACCATTTCTTCTTTCCATTTTTGAGTACGTTTTTCCCATTGTTTTGTTTTAGCATTGAATTGTGGTACTTGATTCCAATCTACTTTAAATGGAGCATATATGTTTTTCTTTTCAATAGCTGCTTTCCAAAGTTTATAGAATAAATTAAATCCATTTTGTGTAGACATTATACAAACATTTGAGTCTGAAATTGTTGTTACTGTAGGAATAATGTTATTATAGAATAATTCTACATCGTTAGGTGGACACCAAGCAAACTCGTCAAGAATAAGGAAGTTAATTGTTTTACCAAGACCTGCTGTTGGTGAGAAAGCTTCTGTAGAAATAGAAGAGTTATTGTCAAATGAAATTTCACCTTGATTCCATTTCATTGTACCTATCTTTAAATGATAAGGAAGATACAAATACATGTCTTTAATCTTCTTTATTAAATCAACACCAGCAGGACCTGATTTAGAAAGAATAAGTCCAGTTTTATCAGTATTGAATAATATAACCCAAAGACAATATATAGCTGTTGTAGTTGACTTACCTGATTGACGACAACTTAAAAATATACTAAATCTGTTATTTTGTAAATGATGTAAATAATCAATTTGATAATCTCTTAATACACAAGGTTTCAAACCTTCAGGTGTCATTAAATAACATTTAGATGCAAAATATACTGGATCGGTTTTACATCTTATATAGTCTTCAATTTCTTCTTTAGTTCTTTTATATACAAGCTCTGGTTTTAAGAGCTTTGTATTCTTCATATAGAATGGTGATGCTTTAAGAGGCTTACCTTGTTCAATGGCCTCTAAAGCAACATTAATTATATTAGTTGACCAAATAACGCGCTCTGCCTGTTTTCCACCTACTGTTTCTTTTATAGGATTAAAATCTACTTCTTTACTTTGTGCCATTATATATTTTCCACATAATTTTAAATAGGCATACCTATACCGGTCATACCCATTATTTGAAGAATTCCAGCTTGTTTTGCTTTAAATGCTAATGCTTTAGCTTTTGATATTGTAGTTTTTTGTTTAGCTAATTGTTTTTGCGCTTGTTTTAATAATTTATCGTTATATGCTTCAACCATTTTTTTTCCTATTTTTTCTCCTTGTTTTTTACATTCAGTGTTCACATATTTTTCAACATCTTCAATTTTTTGATCAACTTGCTTATTAGCATATTTAACACCTTTATCAATTTGTTTATCAATTTCCTTAGCTAACATATCAGGACCTTCTTCTACATATTTAGTAATTGTTCCTAAATAAGAATTTATTAACTTTGTATTTTTATCAATAAAAGCTTTTGCGTCACCTAATGCCTTTTTAGTCTTTTCTAATGTTTTATTTTTTGATTTTTTTTCACTATCTTCTTGTCTTTTTTTATCATTTGACTCAGAGTCATTCATAACTTCACTAAGCATTTCTCCAAATGATTTCTTATAAGCATTAAAATAACTCATAGAATATGATTGTATTTTAGATGGTATTGATGATAATATTTGAGTTGATTTTCCTGCAATTTTTCCACCTAATTTACCTAATTCTGTGGCAACAATATCCATAGAACTACTTACTATTTGATCTGCTAATCCTGATAATATAGCAGGATTTGTAACTAATGCACTTGCTGTTGAATATAATCCAAGTCCTGAAGTTGCTGTTTGAGTGAGACCAACTACAGTTTTATCTGACATAACTTTATTCATTGTAGAAGTTATCTTACCATTTAGAAATGCACTACCTTTATCAATAGCACCATTTTCTAATTGCTCAAACTTTTCTGGACCCAACATTCCACGAAGTTTTTCTGTTGATACGAAATTTCCCATTTAATTTACTTTTGTTTTTTCACATTTAATTTCACTATAAGGTTGTAATGCAGTTACAGCCTGCTGAAAACCATCAGATAAATGTGAAGTAAATGGATTTGGAGATGCCTTACTTTGTAATGAAGTCATAGCTGAACATAAATCCCCCAATATATTACATAATTTATCTCCTAATACAGCAGGTTCATGCTTAGAATTTTCATCACTACCAATAAATACATTACCATTTTTTAAATGTACATCAGCGTTTTTTGTATGAATATGTATTTCACCATCTGGTCTAATATTTATAAATGAGTCATTAACAGTATTCATTGAACCGTCATCCTCATCATATGTCAAACTAGAAACTAATCCACAATTATCTCGCATATATACAATTTCTGGATTACTATCATATTTAGCATCTAAAAATTCTTTTGTTTTAGTTATTTTATCAAATAGTGGAAAAAAATAAAATTCATTATAATTATCTTTATTTTGAATAACCCAAACTTTTGCTCCACATAATTCTTTAGAAAATGATTGATAACGAGTCATACCAAAAGGAGGAATCCATGGATATAATTCTTTGTCTTTAGAATTTTCAAATACTCCAGGTATAACACATTTTATTCTACCTTGTTTAGCAGGGTCATCTACATCTATTACAGTTGATTGTATTAATTCAACATTTGATAATCTCATTTAATTATTACTCTATATATTTATGCTTGTGTTGTTTCTGGTGATTCTGGTTGTACATCTCCAAGCATTTCTGCATCTATATCATTTCCACCTTCAGATTCAGATCCTCCTTCTTCATTATTTTCTGTTGATTCATCTTCTCCTCCAAGTTCAGTATCTTCATCACCACCTTCTTCTTCACCTCCACCTTTATTCTGTTTTGCTAACTTTTCTTCTAATTTATATTTTTCATTAAGTTCAAGATCTGCTTCAGACATCTTAAGATATTTAACTACAAGGAATTTTGGAGAAAAATATGGCTCTTCTTCACCTTCATCATTAACAACAGTAATACTATCTTTCATAGTACCAATAAATTCAACTCTACGTGTAGTTATTTCTATATTCATTTGTTCTTCAAATAAATTATACGAATTCCAACGAAGAGAAATAGAATCTAATATACGTTTATCATTCTTAATATCAGGAATTTGAAGAGCTAATTGAATACGTATAGGTTTAAGTATTATAAATTGAAATGTATTGCGAAGACGAGTAACATAACGAGAAAAATCAATTTCTTCACGTAATGCTTGTGTTGGATCACTGCCAAACCAAGTTGCTTGAGCTTCTTTGTCAAAACGTGATTGTGGAATTTTTGACATTTTATATAGTTTAGACTCAAAGTATTTAATTTGATCTGAGTCATTTAACTGTGGACCATTATCAACAAGAGTTTCAATTTGTGGAGTACCTTGTTCATTTTCAGGTAACCAATATTCTTTAGTGAATGGCATATTAACTTTACCATTTACTTGTAATTCACCAGTTTCTACATTGAATGATATATCTTCTTTATATCTGTTCATTGCTTGTGATAATGTTTGCATACCTTTTGCTTTATTCATACCACCAACAGGTATAGTAAATAAAGTTTTAAATGAAGATTGAGTAACTGTCCAAATGACTTGAGCTTGTTCAACAATACGATAAAGATTGAAAGGACGAATAAGACGTTCAAGATATGATTGACGTGTTGATACTCCAGTATCTTCATATTTAATATATATTACCTGTGAATCAAGTAATTTTCTTTCTTTACCTAATACGCCTTTATATTGAATCCAATAAGTTGTTCCATCTTCAACATTTCTAGTGAGTGTTGCTGGATCTAAGTCAATAATACCTATAATTGATTTTGGGTGAGATAAATCATCATAAACAATTTCATAAGCTAATACACCTTCAATAAGAAAACGTTTAAAATCATCCCATGCATTAATTTTCCAATCTAATAACATATACATCTTATAAAAGATTGTATCGATAGCATTACGAATTTCTTCTGCTGATTGTTCATTTAAATCCTGAATAAGCCCAGTATCTAAATAAGGTTGACAAATATATGATTCGTTATCATCATATACAATAGCTTCATTGGACATTATATCAAGAATATCTTCTAGTTCTGGTTGCATAGCCATTTGACGAAGAACTTGACGTTTTTGTTCAAGCGTTTTTTCTGCAAATGACTTTTCCTCTTCACCTTTAATTTTCCAGTTATTTAATGCAGCTCCATATAATGTTTGTTGGAGTAAAGCATCATCTTTTGGCTGAAATTCTTTATTCGCTGGAATTGCAACCATATTTTGAAACACCTTATCATCATAATTCATTCCATAATGAGAAAGCGAAGTCAATATTTTAGACCACTTTGATGGTTTCTTTTGTGTATTTGTATATGATTGATTGAAATTTCTCTGTACAGCTTCCATTATAGTCATATCTTGCTCAAATACACTTGTTAAATCTCCTAAAATCATTTGGTTTAGTTACTTATATTTATGTATAATTTTATTAAAAATAAGTTTTTTTATTATATTCTTTATAAAAACTAATAAAAAATTGAAATTTTAATATTATATTCTATATTATATTCATGGAAATATTAAATAGAAAAGCAAAATATGAATATGAAATTTTGGAGGATTATGTTGCTGGTATAGTTCTTCAAGGTTCTGAAGTAAAATCAATAAGATCAGGAAATGTAAATCTTGGTGAAGCTTATTGTTATGTAAAAGATGGTGAGGTATGGATGATTAATTCACATATATCAACATATGATTCAGATAAGTTTACTAATCATGATCCATTAAGAATTCGTAAACTTCTTCTTAATAAAAAAGAAATACGAAAAATTAATGAAAAATTACAAATTCAAGGAATAACATTAATCCCATTAAAAATGTTCATAAATAATAAAGGATTAATTAAAGTTCTTATTGGGGTTTGTAAAGGTAAACACAATTATGATAAACGTAATGATATAAAAGATAAAGATAACAAACGTGAATTAGATAGAATAATGAAATTGTATTAAAATTATTAAAATTGATACTGATAGCATTATCACAAATAGCAAATAGATATATGACTAAAATGTTTAAGGGTTGAATTATTATTCAACTCTTTTCTATTTTATATACAAAACATTTTATTTGTTATGGATAATATTGAACAATTACAACAAGATAATGCTAAGTTGCAGGAACGTCTAAATAATGCAGCTAAATTTTTTAGAGAGCAAAAAGCTCAAATTGAAGCTTTAACTAAAGAAAATGATGAATTAAAACATGATGCTGATTCTTTTAATTCATTACAAGAAAGTTATGAAAATACTATTAAATCAAAAGATCAAGCTTTCAAAATACTTCAAGATACTTATAATGAAGTTTTTGCAGAAAATAAACAATTAAAAGATCAAATAAATTCAAGTGAAAATGACGCAAATAATTTAGAAGATTTACAAAAACAAATATCTGAATACGAAAATAAGATAACTTTACTTGAAGAAGAAAATATTAAATTGTCAGAATCACAACGTTTATTAGATGAGTGCTCAAAGAAATTGTCAAATAGCGAACAGGCCTATGAAATGCTTCGTAAAAAATATGAGGAAAGAAAAAATCAAATTGGTGAATTATTAGGCAATATCGAAACAAAAAATAATGAATATAATGAATTAAAAAAATTACATGATGAAGATTTAAAAAATTATAATGTATTAGAAGATCATTACGAAAATCTTCAAAATAAATATAAAGAACTTCAAGATGAATTTGCAAAACTTGATAACAAATATAACAACGCAAAAATCGAATTAGAAAAATCATTAATGACCGAAGCTAAACTCAATTCGGATAATGATATATTAAGAAAATCAGATAAAGAATATAGAGAAGCTTATGCCCAGCAAAAGAAAGAAAACAAAGAAACAGAAGAACAATATAATAAAGTTTTATCTTCATATGAAAAAGATTTAAATGAAGCTAAAGAAAAATTATCTGGTGTAAGTAAACAATATGATGTATTAGAAACACAATATAAATCATTAAAAGAAGATAATAATACATTAAAAGAAACATATGAAGATTTAAAAATACAAGCAGAAGCTAATAAAGAATGCGCAACTAAATATGAAGAAATCTGTGAAGATTATGAAAAGTATAAAAATTTCATAAATGCACTATTTACTAAAGCTAAAGAAATTAATATAACTTGGAATTATCCTGAAAAAATAGAAAATGATAAAATAAAAGTTGAATCAAAAACAGAATCAAAAACTGAAATAAAAAAACAAAATGAAGAATTTCAACGTATAATGTAATGAAATTTATTGATATTAATGAAAATTATCATGTAAATATTGATTCAATATTTTCTTTGGAACGAAGAATAATTCCAAATAAAAATGGATGTGATAATTATAATGCCAGATTAGAATCTATATCTAATGAAATTATAAAAAATCCTCCAACTATTGAATGTAATGGAGTAATGTATAATCCGGCAAATGATGATAATGCTAAAGAAAATCCATTATATGCAATATACAGTGAAAAATTAAAAGATTATTTATACGAACAAGTTGGAGAACAACCCCCATTATATTTATATGAATATTATGCTATATTAAGTACTGGTGTTAAAGTTCAATTAGCAGAAGATAAATATAATGGAATTATACAATTAATATATAAAAAGAATTCAAATGGAGAAAAATAAATTTCTCCATTTGAATTTATAATAATAATTTTCTATATATTATTATAATTTTAAAATTATATATATGAGTGTACATATTAAAACCCAAACACGTGTAGCGTTTGACCTTATTCATGATGTTTTTAAAGATAAAATTGATAAAGGTGGTAACGCGTATGTTAATCATCCTATACGAGTAGCGGAAAATATATTTGCTGAAAAAGAAGAGAAATGCAATGATAATGCTTCAACATTATCATTATTTTATGATAAAGCATATATTGTTGCGTTACTTCATGATGTTGTAGAAGATACTGATATTACTTTAGAAGATCTTCGTAATAAATATAATTTTGATGAAGAAATTGTTAATGCTGTAGATGCAATTTCTAGAAGAGATGATGAGAAATTTTATTTTGATTTTATTGAACGAGTAGAAAAAAATGATATTGCTAAATTAGTTAAAATATATGATCTAGAAGACAACATGGATATAAGACGTCTTAAAACATTTGGCGAAACAGATCAACAAAGACTTAAGAAATATTGGTATTGTTGGAAATATTTAAAAGGAGAAATTAATTCAGTTAGTGCAAACAATGCAATTCATCCAAATAGATTATATAGATAAATTAAAAATATAAATATGAATTCTGAACGTCAATTACAATATGATAAAGCATATATGGAAATGGCATATGCTATTTCAAAATTGAGTTATGCAATTCGAAATAAAGTAGGTTGTATTATTGTTTCTAAAAATGGGCAAGTAATTTCGCAAGGATTTAATGGTACTCCATCAGGATATGATAACTGTTGTGAAGATGCTAGTTGTTCATGTAAATATTCAAGAGGATGCGCTGTTACAGAAAAACCTATTAAAGAACAATTAAATCCTAAATTTTGTTCAAATGTTTTGAAGCCTCTTGGTCATGCTGATGATGAAAAGGGATTACCTTGTCATTATCTTAAATTAACCACAAAAAGAGAGGTTCTTCATGCAGAATCAAATGCAATTGCTAAATGCGCAAAATGGATTAGTTCTACTGATGATGCCACATTATATGTCACTTTGAGTCCATGTTTTGAATGTTCTAAAACAATTATTCAATCTGGAATTAAACGAGTATGTTATACAGAAGAATATAGAGATACTACAGGTATAGATTTCTTACAAAAAAATGGAATTACAGTAACAAAAATACAAATGAATTAAACATATTGGAGAAGTAATTTACTTCTCCATTTTTTATTTAAAACAAAATATTATTTTTAATAAAGACATATAATTATTTGGAGTGGAAACATCTGAAAAGAAAGTTAAAGTTTTATCACAAGTTATTAAATATAAGAAAAATAATATAGAACAACCATTAAATGGTTTAACATTTAATGTAACCGATTATGACGGTGCAATAAATAGTATTATTCCTAAAACTATAACTAATAATCGTTTAACTAGCAATACAATTAATAACATAATTGATAGAAACTTAAAACAAAATATTAATAATTGTATAAAAACCAATAACGAAATTATAAATATATTAGATGATTATAAAAATCGTTATGATAACACTTATGCATATGCATATTCATATACTTATGCATATTTAGATGTTAATTTAGAGTACGATCCAAATTTATTAATTAGATATAATGCTTATAGTTATGAATTTCAAAATTTATCATATATTGTAGATGGTCATTATAAATTGGATCCAAGTATTATTAATTTTAATGATTATTATACAAATTTAAATAATGAAATTTATAATTATGAGTCATCATTAATAAATAATTCAGTAGAAAATACCGTTATTAATAATACTTCTTATCAATTATTCAGCGAACCTTTTGAAGCTAATATAAATATATTAACATATTCAAAATTACTTAAAACTAATCTTAATATTAGAGAATTATTAGATAAATTTTATTCTAAAATATTTGAAGTTGAATATATTGGATCATTTACTATTAAAAATAAACGTCAAAAAATTGGTGATAATTTTAGAACTAAAATTTTATGTGTTTCTTCTAATAGTAGTGATGATTTTTTTAAACGTTGTTATATTAATGAAAAATATGAATATGATGAAGATTTAAAAGCCGCATATGATTATGCTATTAAACAACATGAAATATATAATTATAATAGTTATACATATGCATATAGTTATGAATATTCTCAAGTATTTAATGGAGATTATGTAGATTTTGTTGCATCAAAATTAAATTTAAATATGACAAAAATACGTAATGATAATGGTTTTAGACATGAATTTAATGATGAAGATATAAATGATCTTCTTGACGTAATTGTAAAACATTATGATAAAATATCAAAAAATGATATTAATGATTTAACAGCATATTTAACTAAAAATTTAATGTTAAATAAGAGTAAATTTGATATTAATTTATATAAAATAAAACGTAATCAAAATTATAATAGTTCATCTGAATTAATTCAATATTTAATAAATACTAATAAACAAATAGATTTACGATTACGTAAAAAATTTGAAAATGAATTACCTAAATATTCTTATGTTTTTAGTATAGTTGAATCACCTTCTATTACAAAAAATACTAAAATTAAATATGATTTGGCATCATTATTATATTCAAATAAACAATATAAATTTATTTATTATGATGATATTATAATATATTATAAGAATATAGATTTTAATTTATCTGATTTTGTAAAAAATAAAAATGTGAATGTATTATTAGAACTTAAAGATAAAGAAGATGAAAATACTATATCTAGTAAATTAATAAGTTATAATTTACCGTTAAATAATGATAAAATTGAATTGTCAAAAATTGATGGATTGGAACCAGGTAAATTTATAGATTTTAAAATATCTGTAAATGAAAAATATGTTGATTTAGATAGTTATACATATAGTTATAGTTATAATGGTTATATTTATTCATATGATTATTATATTCCAAAAGATAAATTTATAAATTTAAATACGCTAACAATAAAAAATATTAAAATATAAAAATGACTAATCTTAATTTTCTTCAAAATATTAAGGCACCAATAGTTAAGATAACTGAACATAATTTATATTATGCATATATATCTAATATTTTGGGTGGATATGCTGATGACGGTTATCTTAAAGGAATATATGTTAATTTAACTGATGAATTTTTGAATAATACAAATTTAGAAGATTATGTAAAAAATTTCACAATCAATAGTGAAATTATTGAAGGAATAATAGTGTCTCCAAAAATAAATCCAGAAAGTGATGTTAAAGATATATCATTTTATAATGTACTTGCAAGTATTGATTATTCATATTATAGTAAATTAAATGAAATTTTAAATTCTTCTGAAATAAATGAAGATGATATAAATAATTTATATCAAACATTTGCTAAAATAATTAATTATTATTCATTTGTAACAGATATATCATTATCTACACAAATTTATAAAAATGTATTAAAGTTTTATGCTAATGGTCAATATGATGAAACATTAAATAATCTTAATTTAATTTTAAATACTTCAACATATAATTATAATAATACAGCAAATTATAAAACATGTGGTTGTCCGCAAAATTCATTATCAGGAGATAATACTACAAAAGTATTATCATGTACAGATTCATATAAAAATGCTTTAAATTTGTATTTGATACAAATGTTTGGTGATATTGATTTTTATAATAATTTCTTTTTTATAGAAGATGGTGAACCAAATAGTGATATGATAGATTATCTTATTGATTTACTAGAAGCATTTTTAAAGTTAGATGCATTTGGAAAAAATATTTCTGCAACATCGCATTGCAAATGTCCAGATATAGATAAAAATGATCAATATAAAAAAATCGTAGAAAATTATATTAAAGTACTTAATTGGATTAAAAATTGCCAAATAGAAGAAAATACAAATAAAATAAAAGTATACGGTAAAGATTTTGGAGAAATATTTCCTAATTTATTTATTATACTTAATTAAAATAATTTTAATTCTAATGCGATATTACGACTGTGATATAGATGTTTATTATGATTCTAGAATATTGACAGTTGATTAAATATTATTATTAAATTAATAAAATTATTAAATAACTCTTTATGAAAAACCTTTTGAATTATTTAGATGATTATTTTGACGAAAACATTGAAGAAACATTATGTCAAAGAAAGTTTAAAGGAAAAATAACTGTATCTAAAGATCAAGCTTCAGAATGGCAACGTAAAGCTAATCGTAAAGCATCAAGAGAAGAAGAAATAGAAGCTCACGGAAAACCAATAAATCATAATCATACATTCCGTGATAAAACAAAATATAATAGAAAAGATAAACATAAAAATAATAAATATTAATATGAAAACTTTAAGTGAAGTTTTAAATGAAAGTTCAAATATAGTTAGAATGTATATGGGACCTTGGCCTGAAAAGAAATGGGATGGAGGTTTTATAACAACTGATTCTAAAACTGCTGCTGAATATCGTAAATATGAAGAACAACAAATAAAGAAAAATATGGGTACTTGTCCAGATAAATCTGATCCAAAAGGTTTGTTAAAAGGAGTAACTGATATATCCGGAGAAAGTAAAAATGCACATAATATTATAGTTGTATTTGATAAAGAACATGAATCAGCAAAATGGGGTAGTACATTAGCTTCTATAGTATTTGTGGATGACGATATGAGTTATGAAGCTTATGAAAAATTACAAAATAAATACCCAATTGATAGATATTATATAATTGGTGGTGAAGTTCGTAAAAATACATTCTATATGGCATTATCATAAATAAAATTATAAATAAGATATGAAAACATTAAAAGACAGTTTATTGATTGAATCAAAATTTCAAAATAATTTTCATGATAATCTAAATGAAATAGAAATGCAATTAACAAATAAATTAGCAGAACTTATATCTTCAAATAATACTTTAACAGTTAATGTTGATGGAACAGATATTAATTTTTTAACAAATTCTGAAGAAGATAATAATGAAATATATGAGTTATATTCTGCTGCAGGAATATTAATTGAAAAATATTTAATTTATTTGTTAAATAAAGAAGTAAATTCTGAAGATTATTTTGGTAGTGAATTTGAAAAAATGATAACCCATGATGATATAGATAATGGATCATATAAATCATATGATTTAGATTTAGGTGATTTATGTTTTGAAATTAAATGTTATCATAAATTAAATAATGAAGGTATATATTTAACTAATAAACAAAAACAAATTGGCCCAGATGCTTGTTTAATACTTGTTCAGACAGGTATTGGAAAAAATAATATAATAATTAAAGATATAGTTGTAAGACAATTTAAAAATTTAAAAGTATCTGGAAATTATATTAAAGGAAGTAAATAAAATAAAAATAAAATAATTATATAAAGATATGAAAAGTTTACAACAAAAAATTGATGAATCAACAATTAATGAATCCGTTCTTGGTGGTGCCGCAGCAGTTATTGCAGGAATTATTGGGTATAAAATGTTAAAAGCATTATTAAATGGATTAAGTGTTAAAATATTAAATGGTGTTGCTAAAAAGGATTCTAAAAAACTTGATGCAATACAAAGTGAAATGACAGAAATTCTCAAAAAATATCCTGAAGCATATGAAAACATGAAATATACATATGATCATATATTGCGTGGTAAAGGAGGAAAAAGAAATAGTATTTGTCTTGCTGAAAGTGGAGCATTTTTAGAAAAAGATATTAAAGATTTTGAAGAAACTGATAAAAAAAGATTTAAAGAATTATTTAGTCAAGTACAAGAAATACAAGATGGTGTACTTAAATACTATTCAGATTGGGATTTAGAGGATTTAAAATAAAAATAAAATAATTATAATGAAAACATTAAATGAAATATTAAATGAGTCAACTCAAGTAGGTAATAAATATAATATTGAAAATCTTAAAGAAGATGAAATGACAATATTAGTTGGTTGGCTTAAATTTATGCATAATGACATAACAAAAGGTAAAAAGAAAGATTGGGAACGTCTCAAAGCATTTATCGATTTACAAGATAACTGGGATTCTAAAGAATTTACCGAAGATGCATTTATGAGATTATATGATAAAGCCATGTGGTAAAATAAAATAATTATATAATAACTATGAAAAGATTACAAGATTTTATAAATGAATCAATTATTAATGAATCTGAAGATTTTAAATCAATAACATTTAATTTTACTGATTTAGAAAATGCAGAAGATACTTTAAAATCTTTCGAAGAAATGGAATATTGCACTGTTGATGATAATAAACTTACAGTAAATGTAACATCAGATAATTTTGATAAACTTTCTTCTGTACAAGATATTCTTCAACAATATGCATATACTTTAAGAAAATCTACTAAAAATTCATCTGATGAACAATATGCTCAAAAGACAAAGAAATTTGCAGAAACAGTAGCTAAATTTAATAATACTATTGATGAATTTAGTGAACCAGAAGAGCAAAATGATGATGAAAAAAATAAAGAGAAAAAAGAAGAAGAGTAATTAAATTCTAGAATATATATAGAATACCGCCAGATTTAGCCCGAGATGCCTCGAAAATCATTTTTAATATATCTCATTATATAATGAAAAAGAGGGCATCTCGGGCTAAATCTTACACTTTAACTTGATAATATTTTCCATTATACAATAACATACTTTGCCAATTATCTTCTGTTATTTCAATATTTTTTAATTGTTTAAGTTTAGAAAAATCACCATCAATAGAAGCAATAATTTTTTTTATTTTATTTATATATTCATTATTAACTTCTGTTACTAATAAATATTCTTTATCATAAACATTAATTATAGAAAAAGAAAATAAATTATTATTTTCAATATATGTTATATTATTTAAATTAACATATTTATTCATAAATTCTGGTATAGTCATTTTTTCTTCAATATCACCATGTTCAATTAAAGTTAAATCTATATCATGTTTACATAAAATAAGATCTTCAATATCAGTTATATTAACAACTTTCATAATAAATACGTATTTTTTTTTAAAATAGAAATAAATAAAACAATTTTTTAGCTTATTTTTATTAAAGAATAAATTTATGCACAATATATGAATAATATTGTTAATAAAGAAGTAAATCCATGGATTCGTCCATGGGATATGGAAAAATTTGATGATCTATATAATAGGGATGAACGATTTTTCAGTGTTCTTATGAAAGGTGTCATAAATTGGTTAAACAGAAATATTATTATGTATGGAAAACCAATTAATCATTTTATATTTAATACTGGTTCATCTATTATGTTTGTAGAATCTAATGGATATGAATTTTCTTGGAATGAAACAACAGGAGAAGATCAAATGTATATGCATTTACCAAGATGTGTAATAAATATTGAAGGTATTTCTATACCTAAAGAAGAATTAACTAATCCTTTTGCAAGAGGTTCATATGAGAGAAGAGATGGAAATTTTATAAGAGGTTATAATGCAGAAATTAGACGTCTCCCAATAGAAATGTCATTATCATTAGAATATGTTTTATCTAATTATAATGAATCAATTGTATTACTACAAGAGATATTAGATAAAATCATATTTCAAAAATATTTTAATATAACTTATTTAGGACAAATTATACGTTGTTCAATAGAATTTTCTCCAGATAGTACTAAAATTGAATATAATAAAATTGATATGAGTTCTCCTGAAGATAAAAATAGACGTATAAATTTAAGTGTTACTGTATGTTCAAATTATCCAATAATTAATACACGTTCTGAAATAAGTACAGATAAAATCATTGCTGAATTTTCAGGTAATTTTAACGTTGTTAAAGATAATGATAATGAACAAGTAATAACTGATACTCAAAAATATAATATTAATCAAGATAATGGCTAAAGATTTAAATAAATTTGGTAATAAAAAAATTACAACATTATTTTCACAAATTAATAATTTACAAGATACATTAAAAAGTGATAATACCACTGGCTTAGATAGTGTATCTAATCAAACGCTATTAATATTTAATAAAGAGTCAAATACGGATAAAGCTGAATTATATATTGCTGATGAAAATTTAGAAAATATTATTGAGGTAGGTAATAATATATGTAAAATAAATTATAGAATTAGTACTCTTAATTTACCTGATAAAATTAATGATGAAACAGTTAATTATAAAGTTGGCGAAAAAGTATTATTTACTCATTCAAGAAATAATGTAAGAATATATACATTAACAGAAAATGATATTGAAAATAAAAAATTATTGTCATCTTATGTTAAAGCTAAAGAAAATAATATTTATTTTGTTTTATTTGATAATTCTTTATTGTGTTATAATGATGGATGGATTAAAGCTATTTCAGTATTAACAGCAGGTGAAGGTATAAATATTAAATATCGTAATAATATAAATAATATAATTAGTTTATTACCGACAACTGATGAAACATTAGGGGGAATAAAAACAGGATTTAATAACAATATTAATCCTCAAAATGACTCTCATCATTTATTTGGTGTATTAATAGATAATGATGAATATGAAAAGGATGAATCTGGAAACTATAAAAAGGATGCATCTGGACTCAATGAAAAAAATAAAAACTATCAAAAAGCGTATATAAATATTCCAACTGCTAGTGCAAGAGATACAAACACTGAATTAGGTTTAGAATCATCTTATGGTTTAATTAAAGTTGGTTTTAATCCAGATAAACAGATATTCATAAAAGATGAACCATATGCATACTCATATGAATATTATTATTTAGTAGATCCTGAAGTAAATCCTTTAGATAGAAACTTTAGTGTACAACTCAATAAAAAAGGTCAAGCGTTTGTTAATATTTCTAAAGCATCTGATGAAAAATTCGGTACTGTTAAATTAGGATTTGATCCTAACGGCCAAATAATTGAACAACCTGTTAATGAAGAAGAAACACCTGAAAGAATTAATTTAATGGGTGAAGATTTTCCATCTGATAGAGTTTATCCATTACGATTAAATACGTTAGGACAAGCATTTACTTATGTACCTTGGATAATACCAGAATTTGTTAATTATGATGATAGTTCTAAAGAATTAACAAAAACTGTAGATAAAACAACTGTATCTATAGTATCGGCATCTAAAATTGTTACAGATGGTGGTGGTTTAAAAAATATACCAAATGCAAATGTTGATCAAATAGGTGGCGTGAAAGTTTCTTATAGATATTCTTCAACATTAGATAATATACATGCTTATTATGGATCAACAGATGATGCTGATGAATTTAAAAGTGATTATCCTTATCATTTTGGTTTACAATCAGATAGTACAGGTAAAGCATTTGTAAATATACCTCAGTTAGCATATTTAGGTACAAAATTATATTCAGTAAATTATAGTAATGGTAAACTTACCACAAGTATAGATCAAAATTCAGGTTCTACAGATATTGTAACTGCTGCTAAAATTGTTGAAGATGGTGGTGGTATAAAATCATTAGAACACTCACACAGTAATTATATAACAAGTTTAGCTCACTCTCACACAGATTATATAACAACTGCAAGTACTGGTTTAACTAAAGACAATCAAATAATTAGTTTAAATCAAGCAAATGTTAATCAAATAGGTGGTGTGAAAATTTCTTATAATTATAATAATGAGTTATATATAGATGCTATACATGATCCAAAAACATTAGAACCTAATTATCCTTATAATTTTGGTTTAATGACAGATATTACAGGTAGTGCATTTGTAAATATACCTCAATTAGCATATATAGAATCTAAACTAGAATCAGTGCAATATAAAAATAAAGAAATTGTTACAAGACAGGATGAAAATGGACCTTTTACAACAGTTGTATCATCATCTCAAATTGTTGAAGATGGTGGAGGTTTGTTACATATAAAAGATGAAGTTAATGCAAATAACATAACAAATGGCGCATATTCATATGTTTCTTCCGGTAGAACTAATTGGATAACTACATATGATGAACAAGGCAATAGTTTACCTGGTATTGTATTTGGATTAGGAAATTTACAAATTGGTATAGACGCAAATGGATGTTTATATAGTAGAAATAAAAATAATGATACATGGTATTTAACAAATCAACTTAAAACTATTGATGATACTGATGATACTGTAACGGTGTATAATTGTGATGAAATTTTATATCCAGCAGTTATAGGATATGGTAGATTAAACAATGGTCCATTATCAGATAATGTATTATGCTCATTATTTTGTATATCTAGTGCAGATTTAGATTTTAATGGTTATCGTTCAGTAATTCAAATAGTTATAAATCGTGTTCGTCCAGAAACATCAGAAGAATTTGGAGATATATATATGCGTACAGTATATAAACAATTTAAAAATGGAAATAATATTATTATAACAAATTGGAGACAGATTGGTGGATTAGAATCAAGAATAGCTGCACTAGAAAATAAAATAGCTGAATTAGAGGCAAGATTAAATAATAATTAAATAATTGATATTTATAAATGAAAGGAGCTTCATTAATGAAGCTCCTTTTTTATGGATTTCTAAACATATCATATAATGTTTGTTTAAAACTAAAGTTACTTGCTCGTTGTTTCATTGTAACATAATCACTATAACCTGAACTAATCTTTTTACCAGTTTTTAATGATTTAATTTTATCTTTCCAATATTCAGAACCAACTGCCATTTCTCCATATCCTGGTAACCATCCAGTATCACTTATTTTAGTACCATTTCCAGCTGTATGTAATCTAGCCGAAGCGTTATAATGAGAATTTAACAATTTTAATAATACATTAGTACCTATATCTTGTACTACAGATATATTTTTATTAAATTGCCAATTAATTTTTGTTTTCCAATAATCACTTCCTATTTTAGAATCTTGTCCATAAATATTTCCTAAACTATAACCAGTCAAATCCATTAAATTAGTATGAACAATAGATTCAGCGATATCAGTTAAAGTTTTTTTATTCTTTTCATCTTTATTTCCATAGTCAACAATTTTTTGAATTATTGAATAACGATCATTTTGAAAATCTCCATATTCATTAAAATATATTCCTGTAGTACCAAATAATATTTGATTAAATTCATTACATGTATGTGTATATACTCTATCATATGTAATTTTTATTTTAGTTTTACCTAATTGAAATGGTTTATCGTTTGTTATGGAATTAGGTACCATATTACCTAATACTTCAGGACTTATTTCACAATTTGTAAAAGTATATAACTTAAATGAAGGAAAATCTTTATATCCTTTTCCAAGATTAAATCCTTTATAAGAAAGTTTTTTACTACCATCTTTTATAGCAGTATGAAAATATTTTAAAGGAGATGCAAACAACATAATAGACATATCAAATTTGCGTAAATTTTCAGGAATAATTTCTTTTGAATTATATTCATCATAACATGCATATTTATATAAATCCATTAATGTTGCTAAACGCATATCTATTGCATCTTCAGAAACTTCTATTTCAATACTTTTTTCTTTGCTAAATTCATTTGTTATTGGTGCTCCAGCTTTATCTAATCCACTTACTCCAGTAAAAAACCATGGAGCTTGTGAATTAATAAAACTTAATATACGAGTAAATTTTTGTAATGCTATAGATCTATCTAATAATTTTTCAATTTTATAATTATTTTGACATATACTTAAATATTTAATAGCTGTATTAATAGATGATTCATATACTGTTGAATTACTATTTAATATTCCACCAAATAATCCATAATTTGTATCAAAATTAAAAAATATTTTAAAATAAAAATAACCAGGATCATTCGTAGGACCGCCTAATCCTTTTTGAAAACTTGAACGTTCATTTATAAATACATCATAACCCCATTGAGGTAATTTAAAATTGTTTTCTAAATTATTGTTTTGTGTAAAACTAATTTTTTGACTATTATAAGATTCATCATATATTTTTGCTTTTTTGCTTATCGTTTTTGTTAAATTATCTGCGTTATCTAGATCTTTATATGTTGTTGAATATAATTCCTTCCCTTTATAAATATAATCTGCATTAGACATATCAATACTATCTACATAATATGGAATATGTTCTTGTATTTGGAGAAGTGAATTACCTCCAAGAACGTTATTATACGATCCTCTTGAAGCAGATAATATACCACTAACTAATCCTTGTTTTGTTCCTTGTACAGCCGTATTAGCTAATGATGAACCAAGTTTTGAAAAGAATCCCATTATTCATTTCCGTATTTATTTTTCCAAAGTGCACCAAATGTATGATCCAATAACATAGAATCATCAATATCAATATTTTCATCTAAATATTCAAATGGTACCTCTATTTCTTTATAAGTTAATTTTGAACGTAATGTTGCTATACCAGTTACATAATTTAAATTAATTAAAACATAATCATTTAAGTTATCGTTAGAAATTTTAATATTATTTATATTTTTATCTTCAAATTTCTGATACATATTCCACCAATATTCTAATGACATAGCTCCAGGATTATCTGATTCAATGTATTTAGAATTAGGGATTTTATGTTCATCTGCGAATTGTCCTTTAGTTAATATTTTATAAGGATATATTTTAGTACGCCAAATTGTATAAGATGGCTGCCAATATTCATTATTTTTAACTTCTACAATATTTACATTTTGTTTAAACTCATTAATATTTTCATATTGATTATTAAATTTTATATAATCAGATATTGCTTTATTTAATGCATCTAAATATAATTCTTGATGAATTAAATTATATTTATCAGATATAAACTCAGTATATTTTACTGGTCTAGAGTCATATATTATTTCGTTATATGATTGTATTTTATTCATTTAATTATTTATATATTTAAAAATGTACAATGCTTGACGCAGGTATATCAGGTAACTCAGAAGTTCTTGTTTCTTCATTTTGTTCAAATATTGTAGGATCAATCTTTGGAGTAGATTGAGCATTGGTTAAATGAGATACTCTATATTTTGGTATTAAATATAAAAATTGTTGAATTTCTTGTTCTTCTTTATTATACAAAAATTCCATACCATCAATATAATAAATACCCGATATAGAAGGATCTCGTAAAGGAACAGCTGAGTTCATTATCATATCTTTTTGATTCATTTCATCTGTTGAAAAATTATCTTCCATTTTTGTATTAACATTATTACCATTTATTGATTGGGCACTAGTAGCAATTTTTAATTTTGAATGTAAATCATAATTATATACTACAAGATTAATTAATGTACCTCGTTGTAATCCAAGATTATATTCAAATAATTCTACCTTTAACATATTAGTACGTAAATTAGTAAAATACATATCTCTAATTACTGCTTGCGTAGCAGTTGGATATTCATTTTGTTCAGTTAATACAATAGTTTGTGCTCCATGTTGCCATTGCCCATAATCACTTTCATCAACTGTCGCAGCAGAAGCTTGTACATTTATTTGTTCAATATTATTTCCTCCAACTTCAGAATTAGCAGTTGGATCACCAGCACGATTAAATATATAATAATTACGTATTTCACCTGTTTTATTTAACTTCCAAAAGTCTAATACGTGTTCATAGTTTTTAAAAGTTAAATTAGTGTTCATCGTTTGATTATCAAAATTATGAATTGTTCTATGTACTAATTTATAAACTGGATCAGGCAAATTTTCTGAAGTATTTGGAATTCCACTTAATGCCATTATACCTAAATATCCTCCATCAATATCTTGTGATAATACCCATGGAACATTAACGATAGTTAAATACCCATATAAATCAATCCACATATCAAATAAAGAATTTTCATCTAACCCACCAAAAGAAATTTGTTTTTTCATAAATTCCCAAAGTTTTAAATTTTGGGTGTTTCTTGGTAAGTGATCTTGTATCTCCTTTACTTGTTCAGTTGTTTGATAACCTAATCCTAAACTAGCGGCTATATCATGAAATAACTCAAATGTTGTTGGTTTATTATCTTGTGATGTAGAACATTTATCTGATGAACATCCAGAATGCTTCCAACAAGTTGGTGTGCCTTCATATAATCCGTTTAATTTATATTCGCAGTCAATATATTTTATTATATCACCCTCTTTTTGTGGAATTGTATTAGTATAAAAATCTATTGATATTTTTTTATACGCACCATCTACTTGTGGTACAATAACGATAGTAATTATATTATTGCGAGTTGGCATATCTTGAGTTTTAATTTCATCATCCGTATCTTTTATCCATAATTCTAATTTAGGTCTAAAATCAGTATAATCTAGTTTAAGATGAAGAATTTTATCGTATGAAACAACTAAATTATTTACTTTAACAACAGGTATTTTTATACCATGTATTTTTTCTGGTTCTGTATCTCCTTCATGATTAAAACCTGCTGGAGTATTTGCAGTCAAATCATCTTTAAAAACTGCAACATTAGAATGATTACCTCCATCGTGTCTAACAATAGGATCTGTATAATTTAATTTAGAAGATTCAACAAGATTAAATTCAGTACTAACGGGTTTACTAACATCTTTTTCGACATTAGAGCTAGTACCACGATTAGTATTAGACAACGCTAAATTTATTAAACTATCAAAATTTGGCATATATAAATTTAATATAAAATTATACCTAATGACTTATCGATGATATAATTAGATTCACCAACTAATTGCTCATTAGAACTACGTCTTTCATTAGGGCGTTTTTGCATAGTATTTTTTATTTTCATAATCTCATCATCGTCATCATCATTAGTTATTAATTCTGAACCTGATGAATCAAAACTTTTTGCATATCCTTCAATATATTCAGCTGATGGGACAATTATAATATTATCTTCATTTAATTCAAATGGATTAGATATCCCATTAATTTTACATATGGCATCTGCATATTTATCCGTTCCATATAAAGCTAATGAAATTAAATCTGGACGAGCCACATAATATTTATTTACTATTAATAAATGACCATTTGGTTCTAAATCTTTATTAAAAGTTTTAGATAATAAATCAATATATGTTACATCATCTTTTGTTATTTTTTGTTTATATTCTATAATTTTGTAATCTAACATAAAATATTATATATAAATAAACATTTATTTAATTAAAAATAAAAATGGAGTAGTTTTAACTACCCCATTTCTAAATATATTTTATGATAAATTGTTATCTAATTATTACTGTTGGATAAATTCTATTCTGTGCTTTTGTTGATTTCCAATAATAATCGCCATAAGTTGTACTTACAGTTCCAATAGCTTTATTCCAATTATCATCAAATTCTAAATAACCAAATTTTTGAGGCCATGCAATAATAGCATACTGATCATTGTCAGATGCATGAACTTCTATATTAGTACCAGGTAAACGTTCTTCTATATATTCAGCTGCATTAATTGTAAGTGGCGCTTGTGTAACACTATATTCAGTTAAACTGCTTAATGTTTGATTATTAAGTGTACCATCAGAATTAAATCCGGCAAAAATATATGCATTTTGTCCATTTTCAAATAATGGTGCAATACTATTCAAGCTATAATAATTACCAAGTAATGATACAATATCATCTCTTGTTACTGCGGTAGCAGCTGTAATATGACCAGCAGCATCAGTTGTAATTTTATATAAACCAGATGATTTTGCTCCTGCAGGACTAGTATAGTGATTTTCTGCTGTTACTTCACTAATACCTTCTGATGATACTGGTATTTGTACAAATGCTAAACCATTTTGATCTGTTTGTACTCCATAATATTTAACGCTTGGATCACCGCTATCTACATATGCATAACTTTGTAATGTTGGTGTTTCAGATTTTACTATAGCAACTTTAATAGCACCAAATGTACGTTGAATTTCACTGTGACCGTCATCTGTAACAGTTGGTTTAGCTGAATCTGTATTAATACCAGAAGCAACTATAGAAGAAGCAGTGATAACATTTGATGTTGTACCATTAATTGTTTTTTGTATACTACCACCATTCCAACTAACATTTGTTACAGCTGATGATTTATCTGCTTTCGCACCAAGTTTAGTATCAATTTCTGTTTCTGTGTAATATCTATCATCATGATTATGATCATCTTTTGCGACACCCGTTACATATGCTAAACCATTACTATTAACACGTAATGCATAATACTGTTGGTTTGCATATTGAGTTACTTCAGCATCAGTTGCACCACGTACTAAACCTTTAGATGATGATGTTGCTGTACTACCGGATATTCCATTAATATCTGACCAAGTTACATTATTAGCAGCTGTTATATCACCATTATTAATAGCTATTTTATATAAACCTGATAATTGAGTAACACCTGTATTACCGGAATTGATTCTAGACCAACCATAGTCAATAGGTTTACCATTACTTCCATCAACTATTTTAAAATAGAAACGTAAATATTGAGCTCCACTAGATCTATTAATAGCTATTTGTATTATTGAACGATAACCATTAACATCAAAATCAGAACTTGTAAATACAAATACTGTGAAACGATCATCAGCTGCGGCGTCACTTGGACCATTAGATATTTTAGCATAACCTAAAACAGCTGGATAAATTAAAGTATTACAATCAACAACACCACTAGTATCTATAGTTTCTAATTGATTAACTAATTGCCAAATTCGTCTATCAGTATTTTTTCTACTATATAATCTACCTTTAGCATCTACTGCTATTTGTAAATCTCCTAATCCAAATACAACACCAGGTAAAGTATTACCTTGTTCATCCTTTGTAGTTATCCAATTAGTTCTACCAGAAGTAACACATGAATATGCACCATTCATTATGTTATCTGCATAAACTTCATCTTTTATATGTAACAAACCTCCACCAGCTTCTGCTATTTTATTTGCAGCTAATGGTACATATGCTAAACCAGTACTATCGATTTCCACTCCATAATTTTGTACAGTATCACCACTAACATATGATGCTGTTGTTAAATCAACATTACCTTCATTTACAGCATTAACTTTAATGGCACCTAATGTACGTTCAATACCATGACCAGTATCTGTAACTTTTGGTTTAGCTCCATTTGAATTAATACCGCTTGTTACAATAGTAGATGCATTAACACCAGTGCCAGAACTAGAACCATTAATTTTTAATTTTATGTTGCTACCAACTAATTGTAAATCAGTAGGCACAGTAGTTGTATCTGCTTTTGTGGTAAGTTTAGTATCAACTTCTGTTTCTGTATAATATATATCATCGTGATTATGATCGTCTTTTGCTGCACCAGTTACATATGCAAAACCATTTGAAACAGCTATAGTTGGATAAATTCTTGCAATTTCTTCATTATCTATTGATGCTTTAATACCACCAATTTCAGTAGTTGATGCAGTTTTTAAACTAAGTGTTTGACCATTTTTACTTAAGCCAGTACCATTAGTTGTTATATAATCGGAATGCGAATGACTAGTTGTTGCATACTGACTATGTGAGTGTGCTAATGATTTTATACCACCGCCATCAGTAACAATTTGAGATGCTGATACTACTTCTGTAGAACCTGAATTTTCATCTATATTTGTTGTAAGTTTACCATTACTATAATTTACAGAATATAATTTTGTACCTAAATATGCTAACTGAGGTATATTTACAAATGCTTTACCTGTACTATCTGATTGTAAACCAAAATGATATTGATAATGAGAGTCAAGCATCTCAGAGCTTTCACCCTCCGCATGAACATCCTGTATATTATTTAATACTGAAGTATAATGATAAGAAACCATTACACCACCTAATAGTGCTTCTGTTGCTTGGTTTAAACCAAGTGTTTGACCACTTTTAGTTAAACCAGTACCTGCTGTTGTTATATATTGAGTGTGCGCATGACTAGTTGTTGCATATTGACTATGTGAGTGTGCTAAACTTGTCAAATATTGACTGTGAGAGTGACTTGTTAACGAAAACTCAGGTAATCCTACAAATGCAAGACCATTTTCATCTACTGTTATACCATAATTATGATTACCACTATTAGGTGTAATATTTTGAATATAATTTAACATATCATAATTATATGCATTATATGGTAAAATACCACCTAATAAACGAGGAGATGATGAATCAGAATCAATAGCTGCTTTATTTAAACTAATTGTTTGACCACTTTTAGTTAAACCAGTACTTGCAGTTGTTATATAATCTGTGTGAGAGTGAGCTAAACTTTGATGAGCAGTCAAATAATTGCCGTGCGAGTGGGGCGCGTTTGCAGAATATTTAATTGCATTAATTAAATCACCAGTTGTATTAATTATTGTTGGCGCAGATGGTATAGAACTTGGCCATTCTGCTCCATTCCAATCAATATCTATTGCATTGACAAATCTTGCTGTTGGTTCACTAATTTCTGTTGTTGAACGCGCAGATGCATTATTACCAGTTGATTTATCTTTATATGTAGAATTAGTACGTTTATTACCTGTTGTTGCTCCAGGTAATGTTACATTAGAAAATTGAATTCCACTTTCTGAATTTAATAAAATTGCCATATTTGTATTTTACTTAAATATTTTTAATTTAAATTTATAAATACTTTACTATCTGAAATTTCACCAGTACCACTATATACATTAAATGTTTCATTAGATATACCTGTTATTGTAACATTTTGTTTTTCTAATGTCATCGTAATTTCTGCATCTTTTAGTTGACCATATATTTTAGGTGTACTCCATGTTGATGGTATAATCATAATAAGATAGTTTGGTCTAGTACCAGTTACTGAAACATCTAATCCATTATCACCAGATTTACTATATTGTGTTGGAATAGCATTAGTATTTGTTGTATACATATTTGCTTTAAATGATTCAGGATTAACAAAAGCATCTTGATTATAACCAACATACCAATAATAATTTATTACTACTGCACTTAAAGTAATTGCTTGCTTTAATACATTTTGATTAGTTAATGTATTATATGCTTTAGCATTAGTACCATTTGGTGTAAATGTTGCTTTTATATCATTTGTTGGAATAGAACCAGCAGATGAAACAGTGCTCAAATTGGTAATTCTAATTTTATGAGTTTTTTCACCAGTGCTAGTACACTCTGCTTCCCATCCATTAACATTATAAGTATCTAATGATAGGTTACCTGTAGTATTAGAAGTAATAATAATTTCTATAGATTCACCATCTGCTATTTTATTAGCATGATCATTTATTGTAAGTGTAGGATTACTTTTAGCTTTATGTTTAATACTAATTGATGCATTATATATATTATTTTCTGCACTACTATTTGTAAATTTAAATGTATTGGCTGGTAATGTAATATTTGAATCATAACTAGTATTTGTAACTTTAAATCTTGTATTATCAAAATTACCAGTAAAACTAAATGGTAAATCCTGATTTATTTCAAGATTGCGTGGTAAAGTACTACCATCATTATATGAAATTGTCCATGTACCTTCAGTTTTGGATGGAGTTGATTTACTAAATATTAATCTAACTGATTTATTAATACCATTATACTTAGCTGTTACTGTGGTTGCATATTCATTATATGATGTTTCACCTCTATTAAATTCTCCTGTAATAATAGCTTTACCAGAACTTGAATTATCAATATTAACTGATATTGTACCATTATTAGAGGCAGGCTGACTATCATCATTAGGTGTTATTGTTACACGATTGCCATTATTAACATCAACGTCCTTTCTAAATGTTTGACCACTAGTACCTTCATTTTCAGTAAGAATCCATTCAACTACTCCAGAAGAATTTGCAATAGTTGCAGTTACTACTTCAGAAGCAGTTATACGTTTTTCAGGTGATGGAGTAATCGTTAACTCTGGAGCTGATATATGTTCTAAAAGATATTCAAGAACTGCAATAATATCTTGAGATGTTCTAATATGATAAGATTTTTCACCTTCTCTATCACCAGTTTTATTAGGAAAGAATAATTTATTTCCAAATGATCCATCAAAATCTAAATTATCACTAGCCAAATAACTTAACTTAGCGTCTCCCCAGAATATATCAGCAGCATGTATTAATAATGCTGGTGCATCATTTCCAGAATCATATTCATCATATTTATCATAACTTGTTGAACCAATAACTGTGTTATATTCTGCTAAATCTTCTGATCTTAATCCATAAATATTATGAATTTCAGCTGTTGACATACCATTTGGACGTGGTTTAACATTAAAACGACCAGTTAAAGTAATATTATCTGTATTTGCCATATCTAATTTTTAAAAAGTAATTTTATTGTAAATTTTATTATCTTTATTATTTAATAATAAAATCTTATTAGTTACAGGAGAATCTATCATTAATAATACATATTCTATTCCATCATTTACGTCTTCAAACTCTTCAATAACTTGTGGTAATGTTACAAAATAAGCAGTACTTGTATTACCAAAATCATCATAATCATATGATATAAAGTTTGATATGTATAAACATATATTTTCAAGTACATGTCCTTCAGTTATGTCTTTATAATACAATTCTTTAGGTAATGTTATATATACATAATCACCAGTATTATCAGGTAATCTATAATTATCAGATAATACATATTCAGATTCAATACCATTTGTTATATCATTTATAGAATTTATATGTTTTACTTGATTAGTATTTATTTCTATATCTGATGAACCTGTTTTTGTTAATAAGTTTTTAATAGTAGAATAAGTATTTTCATTATTATCACCAATAAATAAACCAAATTTATAAATTGGATCATTAATAAATATTCTATTATCATCTACATAAGTTATAAATTCATTAGACGCATATTTATTATTTATCGCATAATTTTCTGAAATTTTAAAATTCCATGAATCTCCATCATTTAATATAATAGGTTTAATTTCAAATACCAAAGATGATAAGTTTTTAACATTTTCTATATGTAATACATTCAATAATGCTGATGTAACACCTCTATATAATTTAACCTCTGTAATAATAGAATCAACATTATCACGATCTAATATTGAAAATTCTATACCAATATTATTTTCTCCATATAATTCTTTATATTTTATGTTTACTTCATCAATAGATACAAACCTTGTTATACCATCATTAATATCTCTTCCTGCTACATATAAATTTAAACCAAAATTACTATTACTATTACCATTACTATCCTTGTCACTTAAATATTTTTTAATTATATTAGTATATAACTCATTAAGGTCAGCATTATCATTATCAAATATTAATTTAAGATTAAATGCAGTTAATTCTGCATTATTTTGTATAGCAACTTCTTCATATTGTTTTGTTATAAATTTATTAACAAATGGTTCAATAATAATATTAGGAATATTTGAATTATCTGCATTTGCAATTATTGGATTTTCATCATCTGGAGTAATAAATAATCTATATGTACTTGCTGTATTAGTTATAGAACTTGGATAAATTGTTAAAGAAGAACTTTCATCATCAGAACTTTCATCATCTATTCCACCAAATTGTTTATTAAAATCTATATCATAACGACATATTTGATATTTTACTTTTAATTCATTATCATTTTCAGTTTTTCCATCTAATAAATCTTGTATAGTTGTACTATTATATAACAATACTGAATTAATATGATCAATATTATTAAGTCCTAAATCAATAGCGAGATCACTTACACTGTCAATTTTTTTGGCACTTAATGTTTTATTTGATGATCCAATACAAATATCTTCATAATTATTAAATTCAAAACTATTATTATAATCGCCTTCACTATTTGGTTGTATAGCTAAATATAAAGCAAATTTATTTACATTAGAACTTACTAAATATTTATATACGCCATCAAAATTATGTAATGAAAATTGTTTATATGTATTATTATCATAATAACCACCTCTAGCATAATTGCTTTTATCAGCAATGTCATCTTTATTAATTGGAACTATACCCAATATTCTAACTGTATTAATATTAGTACCGATTGACAAACCTATTAAACCTGTTTCTGAATCATAGGTTAACATAAGTAATTTATCGCCTACTAATACTGATTGACGTTCAGGATTTATACCTTGTACGTTAATATATTTTTTACCTCCTTTTATTATATTAAAACGTTCATTATATTGACCTATAACAAATTGTTGTTTTGTATCTGGAGTATTAGTAAAAAATACAACGTTTGGATATTGTTTAGATAATGTCTTTAAATTTTCGCTTTCTACAGCGTCAGATATAAATATTATTCTTTGTCTATTTTCTACATTAAATGCCATAAGTATTTTATATATTAAATTTGTTTAATTCTTTATTAAAAATAATTCTTATAAATATTGAGCAGTCATCTTAATATAATTTTCTAACAATGTATAAGAATTATTAAATGAATTACCAGCCATATTTATGATTGCTGGATAATTATACCAATGATTTATATCAAAATTATATTGATGTAAAATTTGATGGCCATCTACTGGAATAATATTAACTCGTGTATCTGGATCAGGTAAATCTTCATTTTTAAGTCTAATTAATTCTACATATACAGTATATGCATTATTAAATCGAGAAACAGAATACATATAAAATAATTTAGTATTATTAGTTAATTTATAATCATGTCCATCTTTATTAAATAGTACATTTGTATCATCTTCATATTTTTGATTACCACAATATATAAAATAACCAATTATATCACTTTCAGTACCATCTTGATTTATATAATAAATACGTTTTATTTCATATATAGATGGAATTGTAAAAAATATTGCATAATTTTTTTCATTAATAGTAAATGAAAATTTGTTATTAAATACATAATTTGATGGTACAATTCTAAATGATTCGTTTTTTAATGTTTTAAATATTGTTGATAATAAACATCCTTGCGGATAATTATTACTGTTTAAACTATTAGGATTAATTACAGAAGTAATATCATATTTAAATTTATTTTTTTCATCAAATAATTGATTATTAGAATTTATTACAAAAATTTCATGAGCACCTACAATATTTAATAATGGTTCAGAATCTTGTATTTGCATTTCATTTTTTATACTTACTTCTTCATTATTTAAAATATTTTTTATAGATTTTATATCTTGATTGAAAGTAAAACTCTTATATTTTTCTTTTGGAGTACCTGTTATAGATAAATTAATATCTTTTATAATTTTATTATTACCTTCATTAATTTTTATTAAATTATCAGCATTTCCATTATAAACAATTTTAAATACATAATATTCATCAGTAATTACACCAAAATCATTATATATATTATAAATTGATTCATTTAATATTTCTAAATCATTGATATTACCATCTTTATTTTTTATTATATTAATATTATTTATTACATTATCATTTATTGGATTATTTTTATTAACATTGACTATTCCATATTTAAGTTGCTCAGGATTTTTATTAGATTTTAAATATGTCATTTTAATGTTATTACTTCCTCCATTATCATTTAATGTAATTAACGCATTAACAGTTAATGAAGTAATTAAACTATTTACAGGTAATGCAATTTTATCGTTTTGTCTAAAACATATTTTCATTATTTTAGGAGAACTACTATCACTATCTAATTTATATTCAATAATATAACATAAATCAGTAATTTCAAAACGTTTATATTTTATATCTTCAATATAATTATATATATCTTTAGAAGTTATATTTAATTCATTACTATATGATGTTGGATTATAAAATAATTTTTTAAAATCATTATGAATATATGTATAAGAAATATCTCCTTCAGATTTTTTAACAAACGTATCATTTACATAATTAGATAAATTATTATACGATGTTTGTATTTTTTTATTATCTATTATGTCTTTTATTTCCAAATAATATTTCTCTAATAATTCTTTTAATTTATCGTGATCATTAATATCAAATCCGTAACCAGAAGCAATAAGTTGGCCACCAACATAAATATAATTTAATTTATTTTTGGTGTTATGATATATAATTGCTGCACCACTATTAGCTAACAACTTTGAAAGTTTATCATTAGTTGTTACATAAAATTTTATATATTCACCATTTATGTTTAAAAGTTTTTCAGTAGTATTTTCCATTGTTAAATTATTTAATATTATTCAGTATCAGTAATTGAATCAGTATTATAGTCAGTATTTACTGTTTCACTTATTGCTTCATTAATTATTTCATCAGAAGCAGCTTGGTTAACATTTATTGTAATAATGTAGTGATCTAAATCTTTATCAATTGATGGTTTTAAATCAAAACATATTGTTTTTGATAATGTTCTGTTTTTAGTTATTTTATTTGATAAATAATATTCACATATTACTGGAACAGATATTGTATTACCAACAGCTACAGTATAATATTGGCAATTTAATTCATTAGTATTACATTGCAAATATGTATTTAATGGTATTTCTGGATATAAGAACATACCTTCTAATTCAGTACTACTAGTAATATTAGATATTTCATTATTAGTAATAAATTCATCAATATCTGTAGAGCTTGTTAAATATTTGCCATCTAATGTCATAATATGTTCATATTTTAATACATACTTATTATCTAATTGATTAATATCATATTTAGTAAATGAATCACTATTTAATATATTGATACTTTGTAAAATATTAGAATTAATTTCTGTTGTATCTAATATTATATTATATGTACCATTTTCACTAATATCAATTGAACCAGATGTTGAATAATTTCCACTCATTATTTTATTTCTAACTGCATTAAATAATATATCAACACTTTGATAATTTGTAGTTTTAGGTTTGTAAGGTAAAAGTACTTGATATGCAGTTTTTAAATAATCTTTAAGCGATGATTTAAATTGATAATTAGTTTGATTTTCTGTATTACTTATATTCGCTAAGAATATATTTGTATCACTATATAATTGTGAATTACTATTATAATATACATCTTTTAATGTATATGGATTATTTTCTCTAAAATATATCCATTGACCAAGTGTTTGCGCATATACTGATGTATTAATATCATTATCACCATTAATAAGTATTGGTACTCTTTGATAATGTTCAACTGTATTATTTATATATGTCACATTAGTATTTAAAAGAGGAACTGACATATTACCACTAAATATACTATATAAATTAAGAGAAGTTTCTCCAATATTTTTAATGATAATATTCATAGTTTTCTTTGTAAACAATTCAGATAATGTAACATCAGAATTATTAAAGTTAATAATGTTTTCTTTAGAATTATGTAATTCTATTAAGTTATTATCATACTCTAAATAAACTTTATAATTATTATTTGTTGAACTATTTAATGTATTTTTATATTTGTCAATATCATTAGACATACTAATAAGTTTATCTTTTAATGATATTAATTTATTTTCTGGTGTATTAAAACCAGAATATATATTTTCAGGCATATGATAATATACTTGGGAATTATCAATAATCTTATTGTTTACGTGTTCTTGATAACCATCATTAATAAGAGTTCCTAAGAACTTAGCATTAATTACATCATTGTCATTTTCGGCAATAATATCTATTATTTCATTTTTTGAAGTGAATTTTTCAGGAAAACTAAATGTAACATTATCTGACCATGGAGAATATAAATTCATAAATGGTTGACCAATGTTATATTTATAACGTATTCTTATTACAACATCTTCACCTTGATTAATAGGAATATCTATTTGATTCCATTTTACGGAATTATCTGAAAATGGACGTTCATCATATTCAATAGTATATAAATTATTTTCATCAAATTTTAATATACGTTCTTTGTCTATTGATTTATATTTATTCCAATTAGTAAATATGCTATTGTTTATTTGCGTAACATTAGATTGATTAGATGATACTGTAATATATTTATATTCAACATCTATTCCAATTAATTCACATTTTGAAGAAACATTTGCTTTAATGTAATCACTTACAATACTATCATCAAATAAACCTCTTATTCTATATTTAGATGTATTAGTAATATTATTTTCTGCTTTAGCCGCAGCAATAAGATTTACACAATTAATATATTCTTTGTTTAAATGAGTTCTTTCTGTATAATATTGATCAAGTTTTGTTTTAAGTGATTCTTGTGTTATACTTAAATCATTATTAAAATCTGTATTTGTTAATTGATTATATATGTTATCAATATTAGCTTGCATATCTGTTATGCTAACTTTATACTTGTTCTTTTCTGCATTAAGTGTATTTATTTTTTCTGAAGCTTCATCGTCAAATATATGATTATTTATACAAGAAACTTCAATATTTTCTTTATTTATAGAATTTGTTACAAGTTGTTTAAGACTTTCACTATTTTCTAAAATATTTAATGCATCATTATTTATATTAGTAAATTGTGGATATATTACATTAGAAATGCCTTGAATTATATCACCAATATTAGTACAATATTGATTGTAATATGACATATAAGTTATATTAGTTCCATCTTTTGGATTTTTCATTAATGTACCATCTGAATTGTACATGTAAATATCATTTAAATTCAAAAAGATTGGATTAGAAAATGTACTGCGAATATTAGAATCTATAAAACATAAAAATATTATAATATAAGGATTTTCTTCTAATGGTACTTCTACATAATTATAATCAGAATAATTATGTTGATATAATTTTAACACCATATTATTATTGGCTGTAACATCTTGTAATGCTGTATGTCCACTAATTTCTTCTAAAGTAACAATAGAATTTGTAATTGAATCTTTGTATTTAGAAATATTTTTTATTTTAAAAACAGTAAAATTATCAATTAATGTCAAATAATCTCCAACTTTTAATTGATATTCTATTGATGGATCTTCATGATCATGATAAATTAATGTATCTAATCTAACTTCGTATATTAAATGCGTTTCAGCATGATTATAATATTCATCACTATTTGTATTTACATATGGATTTCCACCATCTAATGTAGGAATTTCTATAATTTTAAATTCAGAATCAAATTTATCGCGACGAATAGGCATATTAAGAGTATTTTCATATTCTTCATATTGTACGCCCTTAGTAAGATTTGATAAAGCAGCTACATAATCTTGATATGAAGTAAGAGTATCTTTTATTGATTCTAATTCATTATATACATTATCGTCTAAAATGACGATTTTTTTCATATAAACCTTTTCAATATTATTAGGAATATTATTGACATTAAGTTTAAGATATGTTTTAGGATTAACTAAATCTTTTAAAAAATTATTATCTTTAATTGATGCAACAACATTTGTTGAATCTATTGACGGTGTAATTGGTGCAATATTACTTTGCACCATTTTAAGTTTAAACATATTATTTTCATTAGAAAACCATGCTTGACCAGAAGAAGGCATTTCAAATAAATGATTAAAATTATTACTTAACTGTTCAATTTTATTTTCTAAATATAAAAATGATGGAATTCTAATTTTTGTAATAGCATCATCAGTATCTGCTACACTAACAGTAATTTCTGATGATGTAGATGCTAAACTTTGATTTATAGCAGTAAGCATATTTACTGCATTATTATATAATGATTGTAGATTTACATAATATTCTTTTAATGAATCTTTACTATTATTCATATCGCATTATAATTATATTGTTGCCTTCCAAGCTAAGTTTTGGAATAAATCTTTTACTTCAGTTTTAAATTCTTCCATAGTTTTTTTCATATCGATTTCAAAATTAGTTTGTTCAATATGTAATGAATCTATATTTTCTGTAGTATTTATATTATTAACTGTTGTAGTTAATTTAGTAAGACGTTCATTCATATCATAAATTTGATTTTGTATCTCAAGAAATTTATTAATTAATTGATTTTGTCTTGTAATAATAGATGCAAATGTATTATATTGTTTAGGAGCAGATGTCTCTAATATTTTATCATTATTTTCATTAATTACATTTTTACTATAATACGGTAAAGCTTTAAATTGAGAAGATATTAAAAGCGACCATGTTGGACTCATTTTAGTATCATTATCTACTTCTAATTTTACTGTATCTGAAATCCACATTCCTAAAGGTACATTAGATATATAATCAACATCATTTTCAGATAAGTTTATGTCATCACTTTCAACAAGTGAAGATGAATTACTTTTATAATTAATATTTACTAAATCATATAAAGGAATAATAATATTAAACTCTATAAAATTTTGATTATTAACTGTAATTGGATTGCGTTTTGAATTAATTTTAGATAATTTTTCTAATGTAGTTGTATAATTATAATAGTTTTCAACCGTTGAAGGAGAATCATAAATAGCGTTTACACCTTCATAAATATCTAATATATTATCATCCCACCCATATAATTTGTCTCCTAATTCAATTTCAGTTTTATCAACATCAATAATATTATCAGTATCTTTTGAAATTATTTTCCAAGATTTATTAAAATCCACATTTTCAAGATTAATAAAACAAATCATATCTGTATATGTACCGTCATAATCTTCTTCAGTTATATCTCCAACATAAGGAATATTTACACCATCATTAGAATAATAATTTAATAAACATTCTAATAAATATGCTAATGGATGACAGTGCTCTTCAATATTTTTGTTTTTTTCTATACTATCATCACGTAATACCGCCATTTTATTTTCATAATATGCAGCAAGCATTTTAATTAAATTTGCTTTTTTATCATCATCTAAATGTTTTCCATCTGGACAAAGTTCAGGTATATTTAAACAAATAAATTTTGATGGAAATAATTTATGATCTGTACTAACAAAATTACCAGTTAATGATTCAGTATAGTTGCTAAAAGTTAAAAATTTACTATCTGGACCAGTTGTATAAAATAAATTAGTTTTTCTTTTCATATGTATGATTTATTTCTAAAATCTTTCTATTTTATTAAAAATAATTTTTCATGATTTTTTTACCATTATTATTTCATTAAAAAATGAAAAAAATCTTTTATATTAATGAATTATCAAAAATATTTGTCTATTTAAATATAAGAATTTTAATTAATTTAAATTATGCAATTTATAGTATTCGATTTAGAAACAACTGGTTTAGTTAAAGAAAAAGACCAGATTATACAATTTGCTGGATTGTTAATTGATTCAGATAATCATAAAATTATTGATAGTATGGATCAATATATACAACCAATTGGGGATTATAATATTTCATTAGGTGCATATTTCAAACATAAAATTACACCAGAACTATTAAAGGATAAACCTTTTTTTAAAGATGTTGCTCCAAATATTATAGATTTTATGAATAAATCTGATAATATTCTTACATATAATGGTAATTCATTTGACATTCCATTTTTGAAAGTTGAATTAAACAAATATGGGTATGATATTGATTTTACTAAAAAGAATTGTTATGATGCATTTTTAGAAGAAAAACGTCGTAATGGTATTTCATTAGATAATACATATTTACGTTATAAAGGTAAAACTATGGAAGAAAGTGGGCTTACAGCGCATAATGCATTTTCAGACATTAAAGGTACATATTCTATTTTTGTAGCTCAACAAAAAAATGAGCCGTATAAACCTCAACGTATGTATGGTGAAGATAATGTGATAATGGATATGGAATTTTGTGGAGAAATTAAACCATGTTTTAGTATTGGAAAATATAAAGGTATATCAATAGAATATATTTCAAATATTGATCAAAATTATTTACAATGGTGTGTTTCTGATAAATCTAATTTTTTAAAATCAACAAAAGAATATATTAAACAATTTATTAACAATTAAACCTATGAAAAAGTATTTTTTAATTTTTATTTTATTTTTTGCGATGAGTTTTGCATTACCTCAATTAGTTGATGCACAAACTTATAAATATCGGACAACTGCATATGCGCAAAAGTATGTTAGTAATGGTAGATGGACAGATTGGACAGATTGGCAAAGTTCTGATATGCTTATGACAATTGATTTTAGTAATGATATTGTCAAAATTTATTCACCTAAAACCCAGATTTATAAAATTACTAAATATGTAAGAAATTATAGAGATAATTCTGGAGGTAATCAGGTTGAATTAAATTTCGTTGACCAGGATTTTGATAGAGGTACAATGAGACTTAGAATTGAATCAAATGGTAATTCGCAAGTTTATATAGATTTTGCCGATGTAATGTGGGTATATAATGTTAGAAGAATACAATAATTATGATAGATATTAATGCAAAAATTATGGAAGCAATGAAATCAAAAGATAAGGTTGCTTCTGAAACATATAAGCTTTTAAAAGCTAAGATTCTTGAATTTAATACAGCAAAGAATGCAAAGCCATATAACGATGCTGAGGAAATAAATCTTATTAAAAAGATGATTGAAGAGCGTAAGAATACTGCTCAAATTTATATGGATAATAATCGTCCTGAATTAGCTGAAGTAGAATTGGCTCAATCAGCAGTTCTTGAAACATTGATGCCATCATTACCTACTAAGGAAGATATTATTGAATATCTTCAACAATATTATCCAAGTGGTATTGAAAAGAAATCAATGGGATTAGTAATTAAAGAAGTTAAAGATGCATTACTTGGCGCTGATGGAAAATTAGTATCTGAATGCGTTAGAGCAAAATTGGTATGATTAAATGGTTTGATAACATATATATAAAAGCTATAGCTCAAGTACTTTGTATTTGGGCTGTACTTACATTAATATATTTCATATTAACAACTTTTATTTGGAATTAAATGGATAAAAATACTAAATTTAATTTAGGAGATGTGGTATATTTTGTTGGAGAATACGAGATATATCAGGCTATAATTATTGAAGTAAGATGTATAGAACGTTATACTAATGGAATTTCTCATATTAATCCATTTGTAAAAGAATCTTTGGAGTTATATAGATTAGGTGAATATAAGACTGATAAATCTGGCTTTATAAACAATAACGACAAATATACACCTGATTATAAAGGGGAATTTGATATGCCTGTTTGGTTTACTTCGGATATTTTATTCAATACTGCTGAAGAAGCATGTAAGTCAATTAATATTCGATATATTAACGACAAAGATAATATACATGAAGAAGATATAATTTAAAATATTAAAGTTATGTTAACAAGAAAAGAAGTATTAAATAAAGCCATACATGATTGTTATAAAGAAATGTATGCTAAAGCTCAACCATCTGCGGATTGGGATCAAATAGTTCAAGAATTTAAAGATGGTATACGTGACAAAGATGAACGTGTATATGAACAACATTATTTGTCACAAGAAGAATATACATATATTGTAAATAAATATCTCGAAGCATATAATATTACTCCTCATTGGAGAGATGATGTTAGTGTTGTTGAAGAATATTTGACTAAAGGTGGTACAAAGGATAAATATATTCCTGATCAATTTGATGAAGAAGGTAATTTAATTGAATGTGGTCATAGAGGATATGAAAAGGTTGCACCATTGAAAGAACACGTGTTTGATATAATTTATGATGAATATGATGGTAATGGTGAAATTGCAGAACGTGTAGCTAAAGATGTTACTAATAAAGTAATGGAACTTATTGGCGAATGTAAAGATTTTTATAGATTTGACAATGAAGATTCATCATTTAGAATTACATGTGCTTTAGGAGCTTCGCCAACATCCAATCCTGAAACAGTAAAAAAATACTGGAAAGAAAAGACAGGCAAAGATATAGAAATAGAAGAACGTAATCCTAAATTATTTTGGTATAGAGATGAGGGATATACTGATGAAGATTTAGCATATGAATTTGAAGATCTTGGTCCAAATTGGAAAGAAGCTCTAGATAAAGAATGGAAAGATGAAATTGATGCCAAGAAACGTGAACAAGAAGAAAAATTAGCAAAAATTAAAAAGGAATATGAGAATGGAAATAAAACAGCATAATTATTTCTTCGGTATATTTCAAGTTGGTTCAAAATATCAAGATAAATATTTAGGATCAATTAATTTATTACTTAATAAAGATTTTGAAGTAAAATTACTTGCATATGCATTATTGTATGATGTTATAAAAGATTATACAGATGTTACAACAATGAAAGATGCAATTAATTTAATTTATGGTGAAAACATCAAATCAATATTGGTTACTGAATTTCCTGATATAGCTTTGAAGTTAGCTTGCATTTTAGATAAAGGAACATTAGAAAAAGATGATGTTGAAGTTAGATTAATGACATCATATGAATATAGACAATATAATGAGGAATATGATAATCAATTAAAGTTTATTGAGTATATAACTTCAGAAAAGGCTCAAGAAGATAAAGAAACACAAATAACTAAAGAAATGTTATATGAAGCCGGATTTTCGGATATAATTGACCAAACATTTGATAATTATAATGCATTTCGTAAATGGACAACAAACGATTATTCACCAATAAAAATCGAGATTGATAATAAAGAGAATAATCGTGGTACTGAATGGCATGTACATATTGATAATTGTGATTGTGATACGATAGGTACTGCGGATATTGATAGTGTATGGGAATTTAATACATTAATGCAAGTTTTTGGAAGTAAATTTAGATTATGATAAAAGTAATAGATATTGATGGTAATTTAGGTTGGGAAACACATTATTTAGATCCCAAAAAAACAAATAGATGGTCAGATTATGCTTATTATGAAAGCCCAATATTAGAAAAATTCTTAAATGAAGGATGGACTATTAAAGATTGGAAAATGGCTAAATCAAAAAATGGTAGTGATTGGACATTTATATTAGAGAAAAATGATTAAAACAAATAAAGATGTAATATTTATAATAATTGTAACTATTTGGTTATATTTAGGTATAATCGTTTCATTTTTTACCGATATTAGTATTTTCATATTTAATATTGTTATGATATCGTTGTTTGGTATTTTAACATTATTTAAAATTTGCAATAAAAAATTTAATAATTGGTTAAATAAAGAAATATGATAAAATTTTTAAAAAAGATAGCTAAATTTTTTGGAATAGATCTTTTTAATGTAACATATACTCTTAAAGGAAATGAAATAGAGTTATGGAAGAGGATTGAAGAAAAGGCTAAAGCCGGATATAATGAATGGTTCGAAAAAACACAAGGTAATGATCTTTGTGGCCCATGGATAAAAGATTATACAAAAGAAGAAAATGATTTAATTGATAAAATACATAAAGAGTTATATGGAAAAAATTGGTGGATATCAGTACCGATTTCTGCTGCACAAGTAAACTATGTAATGTATGAAGATATAAAAGATAAAATAATTAAATGTTAAATTTTATTTATAATAATTATGAAATATAGAGCAGATGAATATTATGATAAAATAGGAGATTCTAAAGTAATTTGTATTGATTTTGATAATACAATATGTTTAGATGAATGGCCTTATATTGGTCCAATTATTCCTGGAGCATTTGAAGTATTAAATGCTTTACAAAATGCTGGACATAAACTTATTTTATTTACACAACGTAATTATAAATATCCAGTATGTTGTAAAAGCTTATTTGATATTTATACTGATCCAACATATAATGGTACAAGATATTTAAATGGTAATCCTATTTCTATAAATTATCTTAAAAAAATTAATTTTCATACATTAGATTATTCAGAAATAGATTTAATAGATCCTGTAATAAAATTATGTGAAGATAATGGTATTAAATTTTATTCAGTAAATGAAAATCCTTTATGGGATAAAATTATAGATGATCATTCTCGCAAAATATATGCTGATTATATTATTGATGATCATGCTATTGGAATTAAAAAACTTCCAATAGTTAATAAATTTGGAGAAAAATGTCAAATTATTGACTGGTTTGAATTAGATAGATGGTGTATGAATGAAGGTTTATATAAAGATAGCGCATTTAAATATGGATATCACGACTATTTAAAAGAAATAAATAATATGACAAAATAATATTGAATTATTTTTAATAAATATTTATTTAGTATTATGAGAAATATTGAAGATATACTTAAAGAAGAATTATTTAGAGTTAGATCTAATAAAGTTTTCGAACAAAAAGGCGAACCTATTGATGACCAATGGATTCAAGATGAAAAACCAGTAATGACAAAAGATGGTCGTCAAGCAATTATTACAAGTGTGGATTATAAAGAAGTTCCCAATATTATTCATGGTCAAGTTAAAATGGACACTAAACTATTTGAGTATGACTGGGATGATTCAGGAATGTGTATTAAAGCACTTGATAAATTTGGTAATCCTAAAAAACCAGATCAATCAGATATGCTTGTTAAAGCTGATTAAAAATATTAAATTCGAAAAATATATTGAATATTTCTATAGATTTGATCTATATTAAATTATATAATTAACTTTTTTATTAACCAGTACCGTTTGCATGGTACACAAAACAAATATACAAATGCAAAACAATAAAAATATTACAAAGCAACGTTTGCTAACATTTGCAGACGTAACCAAAGATAACGATTTTCCTTATTTTAAAAATGATAGAGAGCGTATTGCTTATATGACAAAAGCATATGGTAATATGTCTTTAGCAAAATCATTTGGAATTTATTATGGTCTTGAACTTTCACCAGAGATTAAATCTGATAAGACTATAAATCAAGTTAATATCATTAATGTTGGTTCGACCTATACAGGTACAGTAAAAGAAATAACAAAAACTTATATTTCATTTAGTTTACCTGGTGTAAAGGAAGAAATAATTTCTAAAGAGAATTTAACATCATGTATTGACAATATTCAACAATATCTTTTAACACATAATAATAAATTACTTTTTGAAGTACGTGAGAAGAAAGATAATAAATATATTGTTTCTATAATTACTGCGTATTACAATAATTGGGTTAACCAAATGAATCGTAATATTCAACATGAAAATGGAATAGACGTTCATATTGATGATTTGGTACAAGGTGGTTATATTTGTCATACAGACATTAAACCTCTTAATGAATTGACTGGAAGAAATTATACACATTCAGTATTCATTCCTGGTTCACATATTGTTCTCAATATTGAACATGATTTTGAAAAATGGATTGGAAAAGATGTTACAATTATTCCACAAAAGTTTGTAGAATTCCGTAAAAATTATAAGACTGGTGAAGTTGAAAATTCATTAGTTGGTTCAAGAAAGAGAGTATTACAAATTTTAGGTATTAAAAATTTGGCTGATTTATATGCTAAATTTATGCTTTCAAAGAATGATAATGTAACATATAATCCAGAACCTATGAATGGTACAGTTACAGGTATTATTAATTCCGCTAAGAAGACAGGTATTTTTATTGAATTAGATAATATTTATATTACTGGTCTTATGCCTGTGGATGCAATTGATTTACTTGATTATAAACCAGGAGATAAGGTTAAAGTAAAAATTTCTGAATTTGAAATTCAAGAAGGAAAAGATGCATTCATATATAATAAGAAAGGTAACATTATTAAATGTAATACTCGCCCAGTATTTGAATTAGCATAAGAAAAGAGGAACTTTTGTTCCTCTTTTTTATTTATACCATTTAGGTGGATTTTTTTCTAATGGAGAATTTAAAAATATATCTTCCATATTTTTAACATTTTTAACATTCCATTCTGATATATCGCCATCAAATTTAGACCCATAAAATGCGTAAGTCATATTAGTAACATTGCTAACATCCCATTGTGATATATCTCCATTAAATTCCGAATTATAAAAAATTTCAAACATATTATTTAATTTAGAAACATTCCATTTAGATATATCTCCGTTAAATCTTGCATATGCAAACATATATTTCATATTAGTTACATTACTAACATTCCATTCTGATATATCACCATTAAATACGCTAAGTTGAAACAAACTTGACATATCAGTTATTTTAGATGTATCTATATCATTCAAATCAGCTTCATTACCACGTTTTTTTATAAGTTGTTTAAGTAATTCTTTTAATTCATCTCGTGTTTTAGGGCAATAATTATAGTTATTGCCCAGCTTAGTATTAGAACCGATTTGTAATTTCTCCGTTATATAATTAGTTATTCTTTTCATTATACCATTTAGGTGGATTTTTTTCTAAAGGAGAATTTAAAAATATATCTTCCATATTTTTTACATTATTAACATCCCAATCTTTTATATCACCATTAAAATCTGAATTATAAAACATATCCTCCATATTAGTTACATTACTAACATCCCATTTAAATATATCACCATTAAATTTGCTATCACAAAACATACCTCTCATATCAGTAACTTTACTTACATCCCATTGGGATATATCGCTATTAAATTTTGAATATGCGAACATCCAACCCATATCAGTAACATTACTAACATCCCAGTTTGATATATCGCCATTAAAATCCGAATCATAAAATAATTCATTCATATCCGTTATTTTACTAACATCTATATCATTCAAATCAGCTTCATTACCACGTTCTTCTATGAGTTTTTCAATTAAATCATATAATTCATCTCTAGTTTTAGGGTGATAATTATAATTATCACCAAATTTAGTATTAGAACCAATTTGTAATTTTTCTATTATATAATTATTTATTCTTTTCATTATACCATTTAGGCGGATTTTTTTCTAATGGAGAAACATTAAACATCCCCTCCATATCAGTAACTTTACTTACATCCCAGTTTGATATATCTTTATTAAATTTAGAACCCGTAAACATAAACCACATATCAGTAACATTACTAACGTCCCACTTTGATATATCGCCGTTAAATTCAGAGTCACAAAACATAGTTTTCATATGAGTAACTTTACTAACATCCCATTTAGATATATTTCCATTAAATTTTGATTTATGAAACATACCACGCATATCAGTAACTTTACTAACATCCCAACTAGAAATATTACCATTAAAATTAGATTTTGCAAACATACCACACATATCAATAACATTACTAACATCCCAATCTGATATATTTCCATTAAATTTAGAATTATAAAACATTTCATTCATAGTAGTAACATTACTAACATCCCAATTTTTTATATCGCCATTAAATTGAGAGTTTTTAAACATCCAACTCATATTTTTAACATTGCTGACATCCCACTTTGATATGTCACTGTTAAATTCAGACTTATAAAACATTTCATTCATAGTAGTAACATTACTAACATCCCATTTTGATATGTCACCATTAAATTGAGAATTTATAAATATTCCACACATATCAGTTATTTCTGATGTGTCAATATCATTTAAATCAGCTTCATTACCACGTTCTTTAATTAATTTTTGCACTAACTCTTTTAGTTCATCTTTAGTTTTAGGGCAATAATTATAGTTATTGCCCAGCTTAGTATTAGAACCAATTTGTAATTTTTCTATTATATAATTATTTATTCTTTTCATTATACCATTTAGGTGTATTTTTTTCTAATGGAGAATTTTTAAATATGTTAATCATATATTTAACATTATTAACATTCCAGTTTGATATATCTTGATTAAATTTTGAATCATTAAACATAGAAGTCATATCTTTAACATTACTTACATCCCATTTAGATATATCACCATTAAATTTAGAAGATTGAAACATAGCATGCATATATTGAACATTACTAACATCCCAATTTGATATATCTTGATTAAATTCTGAATTATAAAACATAGATTCCATATCAGTAACTTTACTAACATCCCAATCTGATATATTTCCATTAAATTTAGAATTATAAAACATTTCATTCATAGTAGTAACATTACTAACATCCCATCGAGATATATTCCCATTAAAATCTGACTTATAAAATAAATAAGACATATTAGTTATTTTTGAAGTATCTATATCATTCAAATCAGCATTATTACCACGTTCTTTTATAAGTTTTTTAATTAACTCTTTTAATTCATCTGTGGTTTTAGGATGATAATAATTATCGCCCAGCTTAGTATTAGAACCAATTTGTAATTTTTCTATTATATAATTATTTAATTGTTTCATAAATAAATTATTTTTTAATTAAAAATAAAAAACTGGTACATAAAAATGTACCAGTTTCATATATATTATAATACTAAATATTAATCCGTTGTAAAATTATTATCTGCTTGTATATAAAATAATTTAAGTTTATTTTCTTTCTTTTGAGCAATTTCTTTAACATCTGAAGAAGTACTATTTGTAACGAATATTACACAACCATCAATATCTTGCAAGAATTTAGTAATTTTATTTTCGTTTATGTCAAATTCTGCGTCGGTAATAATAATATTAATCATATATTCATTTGTATTCTTTCTAATGTAATTCAAAATTGCGTCAAATGGACATGTACCGCCTCCTACATTCATTTTATTTCCCCATTTAACTTCACGAATATCATCATCAAATGCAAGCATTTTAAATACAAGATCTTCTACAACTTTATCTTTACTAAATTGTTTTTTCAATCCTTCTGCAATAATATACGCCGCTTCAAATACTTCATCAATTACACCTGACATACTTGCAGATCTATCAACATAAAATGCAGTTTTGATTAACAATTTATTATCTAAAATCTTCTTGCCTGGAATAATAGGTTCTCCAAATTTAACAATACCATGACCACGTTTTACACGAGTATATGTACGTTTATATTGACGATGTAACGCAAATACTTTACTTTTTATAAATGCACTACAATAAGATTGAAGAGAACTATTCCATGCAGATGTAGCTTTATTAACTTTTACTACTAATCCTGATTCTCTAAGTGTTTTTGCTGATTTACATTTTTCAATAAACTTACCAAAATCACCACCAATTTTATTTTGATATTTCTTAATAATAGCTTCAGCATTTTTACGAATTTCATCTAAGTCTAAAGATGTTTGAGATGTATCACTAGATGCCCCTTCGCCTGCTTGTTTACCTTTACCTCCCTTTTCTTTATCATTATTGTCTATTTTTTCTTTATCAGCTTTATCATTTGTCTTACTATCGGTATTTTTACCACCTTTTTCATTATTTTTATCTTCTGATTCTTTCCCTCCGTTATTTTCTTTATCTGAATTACTATTTTTTGAATTTGAGTTTTTTGAATTATTACTATTACTATTTCCGTTATTTTTTTCTTGTTGATCATTCTTTTTATTATTTTGATCAATATCATTTTGACAACGTTTATCTTTTTTTAGTTCTTCAGCATGTTCCAGTAATTTAAGATATAAGCTATATTGAGTATCTACTTTACGATCATATGTAACTCCATATTCATTTTGTAAATATTCTCTATTTATTAATCCTTCTGGTTCTTTCTTTTTACGAATATATGAGAGATAATCATTAATAACACAGTCAGATGCGATATTTAATACTTGATGGTCATATTTAATTCCATTTGTTTTTATTTCCTCACCTACAGCAAATGTGTCCCATAATTGATGTAAACATTCATGATCATATATAAATTCCCAATCGTTTTCTGTATCATAATTATGACTTGGTGCATTTAAATAAATTAAATGATTTGGAGTAGTGTATGCAACACTATTATCAGCAGGATTAAGAAATCTTACAAATTCTAGCATGTCCCAGAAGAATTGGTCATCATTATTATCTGAATTGAAGTCAATAAATTCTATTACGTCAACTCTAAAATCCTGTCTATTATCAATTTCTGAAACTTCTATTAAACTTTTTTTAACTTCTGAAAATGTATCTGAATTTAGTAATGAACTTTTAATTTCCATAAATTTACTTATTAATTTTTATACCAAGGTTCTAAATTAGAAATTTCTTTTGTTATAGTACGATATGATACTGCTTTATGTTTATAAATTTGCGAATTTTCATCTTTTATAATAAAAATTTTTCCATCTTTAACATCATTATTATATACATTAGTAAAATTAAAATCTGTATAATATCTAGTATCACCATTTTTATCAACAAATGGAATCGTTATTAATTTAGGTTCTACGCAATAATCGTAAAATTCATCATCGTTATCAAAATAGATAACATTATCTAAAACTTCCATATATTAATCCTTAAATATTTTTTATGAATTTGCGTAATCTTTCATAGTTTTTTTCTTTTTAGGTTCTGAATTATTACCTAATTTTGTATCTGAGCCAATTTTAAAATTCCATTTATCATCTAATGGATCTTCTAAACCAAGTTTTTTCCAATCAGGAGATTTTTCATATTTAAATTTCTTACCTCCTAATTCTAAATTCTTAATAAGTTTTTGTAACATTTCTGCATTACACTCTTTCTCATTAACTATTTCTCCAATATTTTCTTTAGAAATACCAAATTTATATTCTTTATCACCAACTTTTATACTTTGATAACCAGTTTTCATTGCTTGTTCTACAGTAACTCTTACTTGTTCAGGAATCATATTAATATCTTTATTTGATTCACGTTTTGGTTTAGATGTTTTTCCATTATAATCTGTACCAGCAACAAATGCAAACATAGCATCAGCTAATTCGCTTAATTTAGCTTTTGCTGTTCTTGATAAATTTTCTTTAGCTAAATCTTCAAGACGCCATAAATATTTTTCTGCATCATTATCGTCTTCATATCCATCATCATTAGTCATTTTTATACGATAAATATATTGAAATACTTTATGCTCAAGTTCACGTGGGTTTTCAAATATTTCAGCGCCATTTTTTTCAAATAAGTTAATAAATTCTTTTGACAAATATTTATCCCATTTTGCGTGTAAATGTTTAAATGCTTGTGGCCAAGCTTCTTCACCTGATGTCCATTCAATGATTGGTTTGAAACGAGATTTAAGTGGTCCAGATAATTCAGAAATAGCTCCTCTGTTTTCATGTTCATAGTTACCTGCTGCACCAACAAAAAAGTTGTCGAACTTAATTTCACAAATTTCGTTTTCCAAAACAATAGGCATAAGAGCATTCATTACATCAGGCATAGCTTGGTTCATTTCATCAAAGAATAATAAGAAGTCTGTATCTGGATTATCATACATTATTTTTGCCCAAGATGGCATAGCCTTAATTTGGGCAGCAAATTCTCTTTCTTCTAATTCACCTACAGCATTTTTTACTTTAGCTTTTGATTTATTACCTTCAACAGGAACAGGTATACCACCAAGGTCTGTTGCCTCAGCTTTATCAAGATATACTGTAATAACTTTTTTACCAAATTTTTTAGCAAGTTTTTTTACGATAGATGTTTTACCCCAACCAGCTTCACCTTGTATAAAGAAAGGTTCTTCTGTTCTAAATTTATCAATTAATTGTTTTACAGATTTTGTATTTTCTTTAGAATGGATATCAATATCATCTGATGCGTCATCATTAGTTGGTTCATCAAGTGCCCATTTAATTCTATTTTTACTCTTTGGATCTGGTTTAGGTGCATTACCTTCAACTTTTTTTAAATCATTTTCATTAATAAATTGACCTAAGTTTTTCATATAATTGTATTATTTTTTTGAATATAGATATAATATTTGATTAGTTTTACTATATGGTAAAGAAACATGGATCCAATTAGGTTCTTGTTTTGTTCCATATTCCCATATAAGTTGTCCAACTTTTAATTCTCCTTTTTCTATCATAGATTTAATAACATTAAATAATACAGCTTTTGATGTAGATGTACATTTAATATCTGCTGCTTGTCCAAGTACGTGTTGAGAATTTTTTACACCACCAACAGCAGCATTTAATTTTGGTGAACGATAACCTGATGTTATAGTAATAGCTCTACCATATTTATTACGTATTGGTTGTAACACTTCCTTACAAAGTTTAATTAAATTAGCTTTTACTTCTGGAGTAGGAGTATTATCGATTTTTTTTGCTTTAGCAGTTGAACTAGCATATAATTCTTCTAATGAAAAATTTTGAGTTATTTTTGTTGCCATATATATATTTACACAAATAATTTAATTAAAAATAAAAAATGTAAGGATATTATAATCATTACATTCAATATATTTAATTTTTTAATTAAATTACCATTGAAATAATCCATAACCAACAGATACACCAATGTTAAATGTTCCTCTATTATTTATTGGATCATATCCACCACTTATAGAAGGACCAGCAAACCAATGTTTCTTTTTAGGTTTAGGAATTTGAAATCCAGTTATTTGATTATACTTAACATATGGATTAGTAGATGTAATATAAATATTGTTCTTTTCATCCATTGCTACAGTATAATCAAATTCAACTTCATCTTTATCAATATGTACTCCAACAGTATCATTTTGATAAGATACATTTCCTTCTAATCTTCTATATTCATTATTAAAAGCAAAATCTTTTCTAAAACCTTTATTTATTGTATCATGCATAACAACATACGCAGTATCTTGTTCAGGATTTTCAATTATACCTTCAAAATATGTTGTATGCGTTACATTACCTTTGGCTTTTAAATCTTTAATTTTATTATATAAATCTTCATTAAGTAATTTTAATGTTTTAATATCTGATTCAAACGCAAGTTTTGTAGCAACTAAATTTCCATTTTTGTCTTGATAATAACGTATTGTATCATTCAAGGCTTCTATGTTATTTTTATATTCAGATTGTACGTTTGAACATTTATTTACAGAAAAACTCAATAATCCAATTAATATAATTATGATTAAAGTATATATAACATCTCTTTTTGTGATAGATGAAATATAATTAATGATTTTACTCCATAGATTCATTTTTAATAGTTAAACATATATTTTTTAGAAAGATTCTCGCCATTCATTTTGTAAATTATAAATGTTAGTTTCTTTCTTGATATTATTATACGCTATTTGTAAATCTTTTTCATAATTTGGATTGCTTGCATATCGTGCACCACCATGAGTTACATATTTTGTCATTAAATGTTTCTCTGTACGACCTTTACCAATATATGATTTTTTTAACAGTATACAATAATCATTAATAGCTGTTTCATAATCTCCATATCGGCGTATTGCTACTCCAAATAATGAACGTCTACTACATTCTCTTCCGGCGCCCATTGTTCCATAATTTGTTTCAATTTGTGTTTGCGCCATCATAAAGCATATATCAATATCATGTGTTAATCCTGCATATACAATGTACTTTGGAATGAATTTATGCGAATTTGGCGACTGTTTTTTAAGATAATCTCGTACTTCGCAAATTAAAGCATCTCTAATACTATCTTGAGTAGAAATTGTATCGATAACTGCTGGTTCAGTTACTTTAATAATAGGTGTGGTAGGAGTTTCTTCCGCATCATAATTATATGCATAACACAATCCACCCAATGTACATATTGATAATAGGATTATAAATAAGATTCTCGTAAATCTCTTAAGTTTAGTTTGTTCCATATTTATTAAGTTTATGTTTTTAGTTTGTCGCCTTATTTATTATATCTGTCACATATAATAAACTCGACTTAGCCAAAACTTCACATAACATTCTGTTAGCAAAGGTCACTTATTTGACTCTTGAAAATCTAGTTGCTAATTTTGGTATCACTATACCATTTATTTAAAAATAAATAATTATTTTAATATATAGATAAATAATTAATAATATTCAAATGCCTAAGAAATTTAATAACAATATAAAAAATCTAAAACCACAAAAAAATAGTAAATATCATCAGGGTTATATAAATGAATCAATGTGTAAAAAAATATTTAGATCATGTAAAAATGAACCCATTATTTATCGTTCAGGTTTAGAATATCAATTTATTATGTTTTGTGAAAATAATCCAAAAATTAAACGTTGGGCAAGCGAACCAATATCTATTAAATATTATAATAGATTAACTCAATCGGAGCAAAATTATTATCCAGATTATGTTATTGAAACTTATGATGGAACTAAAATTATAGTAGAAATAAAACCATATAATCAAACAATAAAACCTGTAGAGCAAGATTCTAGATGGTTAAAAGAAGCATGGATAGTTAATACAGATAAATGGAAAGCAGCAAATGAATTTGCACATAAACATAATGCTAAATTTATTATCGTTACTGAAAAGTTTTTCCAATAATTATCTATATTAAATTATTATTAAAAAAATATATATAAAGTTATGATAAAATTATTATCTAAATATATAGATAACTTAAGTGTTAAAAAAGTTTCATTAAATGGAATTTCTGAAGAACTTAAAGAAAAAATTGCTAATTTAGAAGGACAAGTAATTAACGAATGTTGTTGTAATTGCCTTCCAGATCCAGATTGTGGTAATTCTTGTTGTGATTGTCCTACTTGTGAGGAACCTGTAAAAATACAATGTAATTCATTTGGTAGATTTAATTCAGAAGAAGAAGTTACTCGTGAATTAGATACCACACCAAAAGTAATGACTCTTTATGATATTCATAATCAATTTGATAGATTTAATTTTGTACCAGATGTTAAAAAAACACATACTACTCCACTTTATTTTGGTTATAAAAATTATGATTTGTGTGGTGAAGTAATTCATCGTGAAAATGGAGATATGCCAAATAGTGAAGCTAATTCAGAAAGTGTTAAATCACTTTATGATGTAGCAACTTGTCAAAATAAAAAAATTTATAAAGCAGTAACTGAAATTGTTTCTGAATTTGATTTATATTGTCCAACTATCCAAACAAAACTTAATGGTGAAGTACAAGTTTATACAGTTAAACATACTGGAACTAATGGTAAAGAAAATTCAATAAAATCTTCATTAGAAGAAATTGCTAAATTACTTGGTAAACTTGAGTCAAGATCAGATATAAAATGGTCACAAGTATTAGATGTTTCTATTGATAATATTGATGATTTATATACATTCTTAGTAACATTTGTATTTAACGCAGAAAAAGTACGTGAAATAATGCAAGCAGAAAAATTAGTTGTTAAAAGATAATCTTCTTTAGAAAAAATGGAAAAATATGAAGATTAAATATGAAAAATTTAATTGATTATATGTTTGAATCATTTTTAATTGAAAAACTTGATTTAAATAATATTCCTATAGATTCATCATTAGAAAACCCAGAAATGTATGATGGAGTACCATCTTATAGAAATTATAAATACTTTGGAGATTGCAAAAACACAGTGGATAAAGATCATATGTGGGATGCAACGCAAATGGCAAACTGGATAAATAACAATTGTAAAGTAATCGAAGTAACAAATATTTTAGATAAAATACAAGATGGTGATAGAAAAATTCCTAAAAAAGCTTTAAAGATAATTGATAAACTTAAATCCGAAAATAAATTAGATGATACTTCTGAAATAGTTTGTGCATTGGATGATTATCAAAAAATAATGTTTATTTATTTATCAGAAACAGATACTCATTATTTCTTTGATTGTAAAAGATAAAACAATAAATAATTATATAAATAAAGATTATGAAAGACATTAAACAATTTATATTAGAATCAACTCAAGATGAAGATCTTCATGAAGAAATTGGACTTGCACTTAGAGAGTTTGGTAGCATTAAACATGGATTTAAAATGACCAAAATTGACGATATTAAAGATGTAATGTACAAATTAGGTTTTGATTTTGATGAAGAAGAATCATCTGATGATAAATTAGTATTTGTTGGAGACTATATAGATACAAAATATGAAGTAACTTTATATGCTGAAGATACTGTATCTGGAAAATTTAAAATTAAAAATTTCAATGAAATACAAGTATAAATATTATTTATGAAAAATTTAAGTCATTTAATTAAAGAAGGAAATTTGCCAAACATATATACAAATATCGATAAAGGTACGATATTATATGTTGTACATGATACAGATAAAGTTATGGATAGAATTAGTAAAGAAAATTCTAAACATAAATGTTCACAAATAAAAATTAAATCTGTTGAAAATAGAGGTATAGAAGATTCATTTGCCAAAGGAAAAATTAATACAACATGTGTTGATTTAGAATCAAATCCATATAAAATTAGCCATTTTTTGATATTTGATCAACCGAATGAAAAAAATAAAGAATTTTCTATTAAACGAATTCATGGAGATGGTACATGGTATTTTGCCGGTATTTCAAAAAATGCTGTAATTGGTGCTATTAAATCAAAATATGCTGATCAAATTCGTGAAATTGATGATGAAATATCTAAATTAATGGAAAATATAAATGAATTAAATAAACAAAAAGAAAATCTAACAAAGAAATTAGTTGTTGAGTTAGAAGATTAAAAATATCTAAATTAAATATGAAAACATTAACTAATATTATAAATGAATCAACTCCAAAAGGTAAATGGTGTCTTTGGGATTATACCGAAAATAGAGTTCGTGAAATTCTAATTTGGAAAGGTAATGGCAAAGATCAATCAGATGTAACTGAAATCGATAAAGATGGCGTTGAAATAATGAATGTTGAATTTGATGAAATATCAAAATACTGTGAAGCTCATAAGAAAGATAAAATCGATAAATGGCATCTTGATTTTTCAAATTCTATTTTATCAAAAATACCAAGTATATTTTAATTATTATGAAAGATATAAAAACATATTTAACAGAATCATCTCAAGATGCTGATAATAAGATAATTTTTGATGCATGTATGGAGATGGATAATAATGAGACAATATATAAACAACAATATTGGCCATTAGTTCAAAATTTAATAAAGAAACACCAAAAGGGTATATTTGACATTGCAAAACTTGAATCATCTTCAGTTGTAGCTAAATTATGCCAAGCTATTCTTAAAGTAACTAAAGCAACAAATAAATTATCAAAAGAAGGAAGAAAACGTTTAGCTAAATTTGTTACTGGTAGTTTAATAGCCCGTGTTAGTGATCAAGAAACATTAACTAAAGAAGAGGAAGATTACATGATTGAGTGGGATTATGCTAATTCCGAAAAATGTGGTTGGTAAACAATGAAAAACATTACCGAATTTTTAAATAGAAATAATTTCGAGAATAAACTTGGTCGAATTATTTTTCAATTGGATGAATCATCTTTAGAATTACTTGATGATGAATTCCAACAATTTATATTAGAAGGTAATGATTGGCATCATACTAAAAGTGGAAATCGCGTCGTTTGGACATCTAATGATGGTGATGAATTAAGAATGGGAGATCATGCTACGCAACGTCAAGATCGACCAGTAGAAAAAGGTGGTGATGGTGGTAAGCGAATTGGTCAATACGAAATTGTTAATATGTTCCGATGGTCTTGGGATGACATAATGGAAATGAACTATGATGGCAAGTTTAAGCCATTTGAATATAAACAACGTAAAGTAGATGCATGGACAATAGAATGTCAATGCTGGTTAAATAATAACAAAGATAAAAATGGCGAAGTTGAATATTGCGGCGCTAGACCAAGAACCATGAATTTATGGGCAGTTTGGATGATAAAAGAAAATGGTACAAAGGTTGATATAATAATTAAAACAATTTTTAGAGGAGAAAGAATGAATCATACATCCGTTCAGGAACGTATTCGTATTAGAGCAAATGGTGATGTCGAACAAAGATATAAAAATATTGAATAATAAATAATGAAACATTTAATTGATTTTTTATTTGAATCAAAAGAAGATGGTAAATATTTAGATTTACCACAATCAATGAGTAAACCATTTTTCTATCCGGGCATGCCTAAAAATACAAAGGAAGAAATGAAGAATAAATATAAAGAATATGAAGAATCTGTAATTAAAATAAATACCGAGAATTTTGAAATTCTTGTAGATAAACTTAAAACAGCAATGAATTCTAAACAAGGTCATAATAATTTTATTCTTAATGCCCAAAATTGTACATTTGATAATTTCTATGGAAAAGATGAAAATGGCAATAAAGATTTCTTTGATTTTGTAGAAAAGGCAACAAAAGAAGCAAGAATTGCATTAGAAACAGATGATATTCAAGCTGCAAGTTTTACAAAAGCACGTCAACCAGAAAAAAGAAATTCATGGGATAAAGATGTTACATTATTCTGGTATGAATCAACAGGATTTACTTTTTCTATTTATCTTGCATTAAGTGTTATTGCCCAAGCTTATAATGTTAATATTCCAGAATTTAATGATAGATTTAACATTTTAAAAACTGATTCGGTAAATAGTAAATATCAAGAAATGTGGGATCAAACATCTCATTCAAGAAATGAAGAAGCCATGCGTAAAAAATCTAATAAAGTATGGCAAAAGGCTGAAGCTGAATATGAAAAAGATTCTAAGAAAATAAAGAAATTACGTGAAGCGTTTAAAAAATCAGATTTATATAAAGATATTATTTCTATATTAGATACAGTTGAAGATGACTTAGAAGCAACAGAACAAAACTATAAGAAATGGGAAAAGATATTTGCAGAAAAAATAAAGAAAGATGAAGAAGCTAAAAAATTAGCAGAAGCTATTGAAAAAGTTAAAGATGATGTTCAAAAGGTTTTGGAAAAATCATTCGGTAGTTATTCTAGTATATCTTGGGGTGTTGATAATCTTTATAAATTAGCTGCAAAAGCTTATTTAGAATCTGACAATAAAATGCCTGAAATTAAAGAATTATCACGTAATACCGGTAGTTGGCTTTCAGGAATGCATACAACATGTGAATTTGAAGTTATTGGCGCTAATGGAACATCTTATGGTAAAGTCAAATTACAAGATAAAGGATTAGATGGTGATGATGGCAAACCTGTAGATGGATTTGGTGCAATGGATTAAAAGATTTATAAAAAAATATTGAATAACGTCAATGAAAACATTAAAAGATAAAATTTTTGAATCATATTCTAATGGAGAATTGGATAAATCTATTAAAGCTCCAGAAAAGAAAAAAATTCAAAATGCCATCTATAAACAATTAGATAAAACTAAAACCACAGGTCATTATTATCACGATGATAATTGGGCTGGTGTTAAATTAGTTAGACAAGATATTGATGACGCTTTAAAAACTATAAAAAATCCTGAGCATGAATATGATGTTTCGGTAGCTCCAGATGATGGCGGATATCGTAAATCAAAGGATGGAATGTCTCAATGGAAACAATATAAAGTAGAAATATTTGTTAAAGGTTCTGAAAATCCATTTATGGTAGGAACACTTAATTGTCATGCTGCTGGTACAGTTGAAGATCCATTTAATACATATGACATGAGTTTATGTATTGGATATTAAATAAATATAATAGATAATGAAACAATTAATTGACTATATAAAAGAAAGTAAAGATGAAATAAAACATTATGTAGATGGAATATTAGTCAATAAAGATACTGACGAAATTCTTTTACTTAAAAGATCTAATTATGTAGATTTATTTAAAGGTAAATGGGGGTTTGTTGGAGGTTCAGTAAATGAATCAGATAAAACAACTAAAGATGCACTAATTAGAGAAATAAAAGAAGAAACTGGAATAACATTATCATTTAATGAAGAATATTCAATGAAATATTTTGGAAAACAGGAACATTTAGGACCTGGTAATGATGATAAAGTAGTTTCTTATACTGAATATTTTATTATAGAAATGGAATCTAAACCAGAAATAAAATTGTCGAAAGAACATACTGAATATAAATGGTTTGGCAAAGAATCAATAAAAGAAAATCAAGGGAAATATATATCAGATGTATTTCATTATATTCAAAAATATTATGATAAATAAATGAAAGAATTTTTATTAAAAATTATTGATAAAATATATAATTTTGTAGATTCAACTACTAAAGATGTATTTTTACATTCATATTGTTCAACATTAATTACTAATATATTATTTATAATTTTTTTAAGTTTTAAATTAAATCCTTATATAAGTTTAGGCATATCATTTGTTATAACAGTTTTAATAGGAATATTTAAAGAATATATTATTGATTTAAAATTACGTAAAACTAAAGTTGAATTTAAAGATATTGTAGCTGATATAATTGGTTCAGTTATAGGTACATTTATAAATATTTTAATGATTTTAGTATGCCAATAATTTATAAACCAGAACAAACAACATTAGGACATGTATTTAATCTAAAAGATTTAGATAGAAAAATATATAGTGAAGATGAGATTAAAGATTTTCACATTAATGAAGCTATTGATAATCATCCATTAGCTAAACGTCCAACTGTTATTCGTTCTAAATTAGCATATCAAGAATTATTAAAATTGAATAAACCAACAAAAAGATATCTTCTTCCTGGTCAAATTGTATTATTTCATTATTCTCAACCAAAATTTAAAGAAGAACTTGAATATTATGACGCTACTCCTTTAACATTATTTTGTGGAATAACAAGAACGGATGACGGTAATATTCGCGAAGTTGGTATTAATTTACATTATTATCCACCATTTACCAGAACAAGAATTATTGAAGCAGTTTATCAGCATTTTAAACCATTTTTTGATAAAAATTTCAATGAAGTTACTGGTAAACCAAATACATGGATATCTTATCAAGCAGTAAAACATTTAGCAAAAACAAATGCAAAAATTGGATTTGGCGTTAAAATGTATATTCCAGTTTTAAGAGGCGCTTCATATGTATTACCAACACGTTTAATTCCAACAGCGTGTTTTACTGAAGGGCACTTTTCAAAAGCTACACTCCAACAAATATTTCATTTTTGGAGACAATTTTAAATTTATAGTTATTTTTAATTACATAAACATAAATTATATAATAGTATAAAATATGAAAAAACTAACTCAATTATTGGTTGAACATTGTAAAACATCAGATACTAATCCAGGTAATGGTGTTATTGGAACAGGCGTAACTAATCATTATACACCTATTCAAAATATAATTACAAATGTTAAAAACTTATTTGCTGTACATCTTGGCGTAGTTGTTGGATTAGGTGAAGATGGTGTATCAATTAAACTTCATAGTTCAAAATTTGTAAATGAAGAATCAATAAATAATGTATTAAATGAACCTTTGTTTAATGATGGAAAAACTTTAGCTTCATATATAATTGAACAAGGATTAACAAAAATTACTAAGATTAATCTTGGTATGTATTATGTTGTTTATTTCTCTCCTGAAGATATTAAAACTGCTATAGCTCCAGTACAACAAGAACCTAATGCAGTATCAGTTTCTACGGGTTATGGAGAATGGGCTATTCCAGTTGAAACAAAAGAATCACTTTATGACGAATTTGAGGTAAGTTCTATAATTAAAGAAGATGACGCTGAAGAAGAAATGAAAGATGTTACTCTTGAAAAGGTTATGGAACTTATTAATATGAAAGATAAAGTTAAAGCAGCTAAACAACTTGAACTTCTTGTATCTCAACAAATAGAACTTCCTCGTGAATATTATTTTGCTGCTATTAAATTTAAAAATGGAGAAGAAGCCATTGCTCTTCGTTGGAAATATACTAAAAAACTTCCTACAGGACAATCTTCTGAAAATATACGTTCTCTTATGCATATATTTGCTGGTGATGATAAAAAAATATGGGTGCAAGACTTTGCTAAAGACTCTCTCGTAAAACTTCCAGATGAGGTTAAAAAACTTATTGAATCTGTACTTGATATGTTAGAAGCAGATAAAACAGATGATCCAGCAGTATTTAAATTAACTGGTGAGAAAAAATCACGCGAAGAAAAGAAGGACGACGAAGATAAAGAAAATAAAGATAAAGACGAAAATAAAGATAAATCAGAAAATGATAAATCAGAAAATGATAAATCTACAAAAGATGATTCCGATGATTCTGAGTCTGATGATGATAGAGGAGATGATTCTGATTTGTTATAAATAAATATATAGAAATATCATGAAGACTTTAAAAGAATTTATTTTAGAAGAACAATCTTCAGATGATGATGTTTATACTGTATATTTTAATGATGGTACTATGTATAATTTCTTTGAATCTGAAGATGAAGCTAATAAAATTAAAGAAAAGTTGAATGCCGAATGTGAAGATAATAAATGCACAGTTAAAAAAGAAAAAAAATCAAGTATTCAACAAAAACCAAAAAATAATGCTGAATAAGAATAATTTATTAATTTAAATTTATTTATATAAAGGTAGGAATTATTTCCTACCTTTTTTCTATTTTAATATAAATATATAATTGTATTTAATGAAAAATATTATTATATTTGGAGGTGCTGGTTTTATTGGAACAAATTTAACTAAAAAATTATTAAATCAAGGACATAAGATATTATGTATTGATAATTTTTATACAAGTAAAAAACAAAACGTAGATCAATTTTTAGGATTTTCTAATTATTATTTTTTTTATGGTGATGTTACTGTAAACATTTGGGATGAATTAAATAATATTATTAAAAATTTTTTAAATGACTATGTTGATGAAATTTATAATTTAGCTTGTCCGGCTTCTCCACCAAAATATCAAATCAATCCTTTATATACTGTTCATTGTTCTTTAGCTATTGAATATATATGTGATTTAACTATTAAATATAATGCAAAATTATTACATGCATCAACTTCTGAAGTTTATGGAGATCCTTTAGTACATCCACAAACTGAAGAATATAAAGGTAATGTTAATACTTTTGGCCCACGTGCTTGTTATGATGAAGGTAAACGTATTGCAGAAACTATTATATATGAATATTCAAAATGTGGATGCAAAGTAAAATTAATTAGAATATTCAATACATATGGACCTTATATGGATCCTAATGATGGTCGTGTTATTTCTAATTTTATTTGTCAAGCAATACAAAATAAACCAATAACTATTTATGGGGATGGTTCTCAAACTAGATCATTTCAATATATAGATGATTTATTAAATGGTATAGAAGCGATGATGAATACTGAAGATGAATTTACAGGACCGGTTAATATTGGGACTGATTTTGAATTCACAATATTAGAATTAGCAAAAATGGTAATTAAATATACTAATTCAAAGTCTAAACTTATATTTGAAGATTTACCTATAGATGATCCAATGCAACGTAAAGCAAATATTAATAAATTAAAAAATAAAACTGGATGGCAACCTAATATAACATTAGATTATGGATTAAAAGAAACAATATCTTATTTTAAAAATGAATTAATAATATAATTTGAATATGTATATAATAAATATCTATTTTGAATTAAGATATCTTTAATTAAATAAATTATGAATAAGCAATTTAAAGAATTCTATAAATTCGTACAATGTTTTAATCCATTTATTTGTAGTGTTTGGGAAGATTTTCATAATCGTCCAGATCCACAACATGGCGATAAATTTATTATTAGAAATAAATTAAATAGTTTAGAAGAAGAACCATATTTAGAAGCAACTTTTGATAAAATTTTATTAGATTCAGAATATAAAAATGGTGTTGCTTTCTATTATTTATTTAATACGAAAAATAATGATAAATTAAAAATTCATTCCATAAACGATATATATCAAACAGAAAATTTAACAATTAAAGAACAAGAAGATTTTTTAAAATTTTGGAAACAATGCATACCGATAAATAAATAATAAGAAATTTAACAAGTTATTTTAAAATAATTATGAAAGCTTATAGATTAATAAATACAACAAATGATGAAATTATTTTTGGTGTAGATAATTTTAATCATAATGCAATATTGACTAAACTTAATCATGGTACAAAGACAATACGTCCATATACACATGCAGTAGCATATTATAATGATGCCATGTTTGCATTTATTTCATTCAACGCTTTTAAATATTTTTTATTTAATATTTGTAAATTTGATTATGAAGATATTAAATTATTAGAATCACTTGGTTATAAAGTAGTTGAAGAAGAATTAGAGTGTTATAGTAAAGGTTTATCAAAGCTTTTCTGCATATACTTTGATAACGAAGTTGTTGAATTAAAAGAAATATCACTTACAAAGCTTTTTAATAATGCGGACTCTTGTGATTATTGCGATATAAATCAACCATATATCCCTAAAGAGATTATAAAAGAATGTAAAGATAGATATTATAAAAACATTAAATTTAAAAATTAATTCAAACATAAAGTAAATATGGAAAAATTTGATTTTACAACAAAACAATTAGTTAATTCATTTTGTTATACTACAATTGACAAAAATAGAGAGTCTTCAAAATATGTTAAAATAAATGGTCGTGATTACGAAAAATATGGTACTGAACAATCAGTAACTATTATAGGTAATCTTTATGAAGATCATCATAACAATCGTATTTTAGTGTGTGGCATAGCTAAGCAACATCCATGTGATACAAAATGTAATAAGCAAATATCATATGAAGTTGCACAAGAACATGCTTTGAATAATCCAGATATTATATTTAATAGTGTTCCAGATAATATTAATAATTATATATTTTCTGCTATGATGAATTGGTACATTGCAGGTATGAAATTAGAATTTATTAAGACACGTCAAGAAATTATGACAGCTGGACAAAATCTAAAAATTTATAACCGTTAAATATGCAACAACAAGGAAATTTACTTAAAAAAATGGGATACGCTGAACTTTATGAGTTTGCTAATCCTGAAGAAAATAAGCTTGGTCGATTTGTTGGGTTTGATAATGATAATCCTGGAAAAATATGTTTATTTAAACCAAATTCAAATAATATTATAGGAGTAACTACAGTTAATTCAGTTGAAATATCAGATTATTATACTGAATGGCCAAACAAATTTTTATGTAATGAATTTGGTGATACATACATGAAACATGAAAATTTAGCAGTTGGTATTAAACAATACGATGAAGTTAATGAACGACCATTTATTATGACTGCTAAATCATATAAATATGTACCATTACTAAATGAAAAATATGATCCATCAAAAGAATATGTACAACGTTTAGGTAGACCTGAATGGAATAGAGTTACATTGTGTGGAAAAGCTATTGTTATAGATAATGGTAAATGCACACCAGGTAAAATGTGTATGCCTTATAATGGTAAAGATGAAAATCTATTTGGAACAGCAATACCAGCTACAGCTAAAGCAAAATATAGTTATTATGTTATTGAAAGATTTTCGGAAAAGAGTATAATTATATTAGTTAAATAATATGTCAGAAAAACGAGATAAAGTAAGTATAATCACAACATATTATAATTGTGAAAAGTTTATTACTACAGCATTAAATAGTATAAGTCAACAAATAATTTCAGAAGATATTGATGTTGAATATATTATTGTAGATGATATGTCAACAGATAATTCTGCGCAAATAGTTAATGAATTTGTTAATTCACCTAATACATTTAAAAATGGTATTGAAGTTAAATTATTTCAACCTAATGAAAATTTAGGATGCGGCGGAGCTAGAAAATATGGTATTGACCAAGCTACTGGAGATTATTTTATGTTCTTAGATGCAGATGATTATTATGTTAATACAGATTTTATAAATAGAGCATATAATGATATTAAAACATATGAAGCAGATATTGTTGAATATGGTATTTATATTAATGACGCAACATCAGGTAAACAAATTAAAGCTGGAGCCCCAAGACAAATATTAATAGATAATGCTACTGTTGCGTTAATTGCATTATTTAAAGATGGTTTGCTTAGATTTAATGTATGGAATAAAATATATACTTCATATATAGTTCATTCATATCCTTATGATACAACTCGTACATATGAAGATATTAGAACAATCCCATTTTGGATTCAAAATGCTGCAAAAATTATTGTACAACCATCAATAGAAGTCAATTGGAGAGCTAATGCAAATTCTATTATTCGTTCAAATAATATTGAAACACGTTTAGGTACATGTACAGCATTAGCTGAATTATGTGAAAATTTCAAAAATTATCCAATAATTGTTAATTCATTGTATAGTAGAGCAATGATTGATTTTGAAGCAGTATTGTCAGGAAAAACTAGTGATGATCCTGGTTTTAATGAATTGTCAGCTCTTAATACAAAAATGCTAAAATATGTTTATCCGAATGATTGGGAGAAAATAACATATAATTTAGAAAATGATAAAGAATCAGGAAATTGAATTCCTGATTCTTTTTTTTCTATATTAATATAAATATATCTTAATTAAAATATGAAAATATATAATTCATTCGGTATAAAACCATCAAATTCATTTACATCAGCAGGATCAGATTATTATATTCCAAATTTAGATACACCAGAAAAAATTGAAAAGGCATTTAAAGCATTTGAAAAATCTTATAAACAAACATCTGAAGATATTAAAACATTAAATGAACAATTTAATATTGTAATAAATGAATTACATCCAGAAATTCCAACATATCAAATACCAAATATGATTCATTTGTTTTTAGCTCTTTATGATATATTTTTGGAAGAAAGAAAACAATATTCACAAATACAAGGAGTTTATTTATTTGTAGATGAATTTTTAGTTTACGATAAAAATAATGATAAAGTAGGCGTAAAAGTTCGTGTTAATGATACTTTATTCATTAATTCAGGTATTAAAATTGCATTAGATACTGTTTTACAAGAACACGGAAATGAAGAAGTTGATATTTTTAGAGCTCTTAATATAGGCGTTGCTGGTCTTTACGTTAATAAATCAGGTATGGGTAATAAAGGATGGGATGTTCGCGCATGTTTAGTAGATGAAGATTATTCAGGATTTGTACATTTATCTCAAGCATTCACAAAAGAAACACTTGAACATTCTACACAAAATATTATTTATTGTGGAGATAAATTAACTCAAATGATGTTAATTCCTGTATTCCATACATCATATAATGAAACAGATGAAAATGAATATAATAAAATAATGGCAGAATCAAATCGTGGAGATAACGGTTTTGGCAGTCAAGATGTTAAACATTGAATTATGTCAAAATTATTTTTATGAATAAAATGAATTTTAGAGAAATATTAATACATAAAATAAAAGGGGAAGTTTTAAAGCTTCCCCTTTGTTATTAAGTTATATTATAATTATTCTTCTTCAAAAGCAAAATCGAAATAATCCATGTTCATATATCCATTAGGAACAACATGACCCATAATATCAGAATCACCAATATATAAACCACAGTTATCTTCAGGTCCATCTATCTCATCAATATAATCGTCATCAACTTCTTCGCATTCTGATGAACTAAATCCCCAATAATCAGGAGATGATGTTTTACAAATGAATTTTTTTGATTTATTATTTTTTAACCACTCATCTAGTTCATCTGATTTTTCATCATAATATTCATCTGCACCATCTATATCACCATGATCTCCATTTATGATGTCATCAACAAAATCATAAACCTCTTGTGCTGACCACTTTTGTGATTCAGTTATTAAAAAATCTTTTAAATTTTTCATATTTTTATTATTTTACAATATATTTTTATAAATCAATTTCATTATCAGCTAAAACAATATCATTCAATGAAATGCTTTCAAGAACGATATCACGTTTTTTAGCTTCTGCCTCAATTTGCTTCATTTCGGCTTCATAACCAAGTTCTTTACAAACTTTATAATTCATTTTAAGTTTAGCGTCAGAACAATTTGAAAGATTTTGCTTACGAGTACCTTCATGCCATGCTTTCATCTTATCATAAGCTGCAGCATTGGCACCTTTACTCATTTTTGTATCTTTACCACGTTCCTTCTTTTCTTTTGGTTCTGGATTTTCAAGTGGTTTTTCTACTGGTTCTGCATCAGGTTCCATATCGCCTTCAACATAAACTTGTACTAATGCTAATGAATAATCAAATCTATTTTTTGAAATATTACTAAAATCATGATCCTTAACTATTTTTTCAAAATCTTGTTTAGCTTCTTCTTTAGCTTGTCCTTTTGTCTTTGAATGGTTACCATAAATATAACCACCAGCCGAATCATGATAAATCTTCTCCCAATGGTCTTTTACATATTCACTTTGTTTTCTTCCATTAGCCTTTTTCCATGCATCAGAAACTTTCTTGAATAACTCAAGCATTTTATCAGAAGCTCTATCTCTAAAGACAGCTATATTATCATTAAGCTGTAATTCAATATCACTATCAACTATTTTGTAGTTAACTTCATCTTTAAAAACAAATTCTTTTTTCTTTGTATCTATAGCAAGTCTTATATAACCAAAAGTTTTTCCTTTAGCAAGTTTATGTTCATATACAAATGAACCTGTTAAACCTGAAAGTGATTTCAAATCTTTAGTTTTAAATACTTTCTGTAATCTATCAATAAGTACTGGTTTTAGTACATCCATAATAGTTTCTTTTAGTTCTTTAGACTTTGCAGAAATTTCTTCTTTCATTTTTGCAAATTCTGGATTATCTTCCGCTTCCCAAGATTTTAAACGATTTTTACTGAGCCATTCAGAACGTTTATTTTCAAGTTCTTTTATGGAACCACTTGTAAGATTTAGATTATTAATGTTAAAATTACCATCAATAATTTCCCATGAAATTCTTTCCGGAATAGTGATGTATCTTGTATCAAATTCTACTTTTTTATTTTGGATTTTTTCTGCTTTTTGATCATCATAAGCTTTAGCATTCTTGTCTCCTTTTTCTGCTAATTCTTTGAACTTACCATCTTTATCATCCCAGTCATTCCAATATTTAGCAATATAATCTTCAAGATAGTGACCTGCTTTAATATCTTCTATACATCCTGTATTACTACCCTTTGACATAATAGCAATCCAACCATGAACATGGAAATCATCTGTACCATTAGCTTTCTTAATAGTTACATAATAGTCATGCGCACCGCCAGCAATGTAACCAGCATCTCCTGCTCTATCAGTTGCAACAACATCATATACGTGACCTTGTTTATCTTTTATATAACCATTACCTGAACCGTCAAAATATGAAAACTCATCATCATATCCTGGATCTTTTAAGTCATACATATCACTGCCCCTAAAATGAACAGTCTCTTTACGTTCTGTTCTTTTATATTTCTTAAGATCTGAAGGCTTACCAGAAGCTTCAAATATACATTGAGATATATTTTTCATAAATTTTTTAATATTATTTGAATTTTTATATGTATTATACTATATTCATATATATAAAAATAAAAAAATATGAATAACAAAATGACACTTGATGAAGAAATGAAGCTTTGGGAAGAACGTGCCAATGATGATTTTGGTAAGATTCTCAAGAAAATTAAGAAAGCCACTAAGGATTTGTTTTATTCTTGGGAGGAAATGGGAATTGAAATGAATCCTCTTTCCGAATATATCACAGGTTATTCTTTGGATGGTAATCGTAAGTATACAGCCAAGTGCATTAAAAATATTTTGGAGAATTATGATATTCTCAACAATCATCGTAATGTTAAGAATCTGGTAAATAACCTTTTTGAAGTTATTTAAGTTGAAATATTATGAACATAAAAGTTCCTGTAAAAGTTCTGAGAAATATAGTTGCTTGGTTGATTGAAAAGGATGATATGAAGTTTTCATATTCTAAGCAGCTTATTAATGAATTGAATAATCATAATCAGAATGAATATATTGTAGAAATTCCATCAATTATTATTGGAAAGCTTTGTGAGTATATTGAATACCTTGCCGCTTGGGATAAGCTTGGTAGATATGGAAATTTCTATTATGAAATAAAACGATTAACAAAATGAGCAGATCTATAAGAAATCGCCATAATAAAAATGGTGTAAAAATTAAATGGTGTGGAAATTCTAATAAAAAGGATAAGCGTTTGGCCAATCGTAAATTCCGCCGTCATGAACATATTAATGAAAAAGAAACTTTAATATCTAAAGAAGATGAGTTTAAAGTAAATGATATTAAAGATGTTTCCAATATTTATAATTTTAGATCTGATGGTAGTCCAAGTTATGTAGATTTTTCTAAATCAACAAGATGGAGAGGTCCTATTGAAAAGGATGAACAATATAAATATAAAAATAAATAAACAATATTAAATTTTTTAAATATTATTTCTATCTTATATTTGAAATGTAAAATAAATATTATGACAAAACCTCCTTTTAATTTGTATAAGAATAAATATACCAAGGGTAAGTATCTTCCTAAATGCCCAGTGATTAGGAATACCCCAGAAGTATGTCAATGGATTCATGATAATTATCAAAACAAATTGGATGAGTTTCCTAATTTTTGGGATGAATCTGAAGAATATATTATGTTTGGTATTAGCGCTTCATACGTAGGAAATATTTATTTTCATATCAATACACTTACCAAAGATGAATTAAGTCGTTATGACAATTCATGTATTAAAATTTTTGATTATGATTTTGAGGCATTTGTAAAATATTTGAATTGGGCATTACATATTCCTAATCATATTATTAATGGAAAATTTGACAAAAACTGATATTTATATGTTTACTATTTCTAAAATTTACACAAACACTTTTAATTGTGTTAATTCTTTTCTTTTGACGTATGATATTACGTATAAGATTAAAGTTAGTTATCCATTTTGGAAGTATTTTTCAGTTAGAAATATTTCTGTTGATGATATTGTACATTATCATATTGCTGCGGTATTTTCAAAAAGTGGACGTTTGAAGCAAAATCTAGCAAAAACATACAAAATTCAAGCAAAAAAATTGGAAAGGTCAATATTCAATTATATTAAATTCGATTTGAGAAAAAATGGAATTAATATTAACGAATTTGAAATTACAAATATTAAACCTTCATACGAAAATTGATTATGTTTTATAAGCATCACAATATTATGTTTGATCTTCCAACAAAGGATAATAAGAAGTTTTATTGTTATCTTGAATATGATGTAAAGTGGAATTTGAGATATCTTCGTAATGTATTGTTCGATAGTAATAAGCTAATTGTAGATAATGCAATTATTAGTTGTATAAGGGAATTTTTCAAGATATTTGTTAATATGGCTTGGATTTTTGAAGGTACAAATCCAAATAGACTAATAGATGAATGTAAATTGAAATTGATTAATTCACATATTAACACATTATTTGTTGGTGAATATTGCCCCCATAATTTTGTTGTAAAGAATATTAAAATAACGCATCTTATTATAAAAAATGGATAAGAATAGATTATATGGAAAGTTTTATCTAAATGATTGGAAAGACGATGATTTAGAAGATCCTTCAATGGAATGTGAAAAGTGTGATTTTACAGCAGAGCAATGTTTTGGGGGACAGTTAGATTGTCCATATTTCAAATCATTTATTAAAACTAGTAGAAAAGTTTGTGAAGAAAAATGCGAATTAGCAGATGATTGTGAAAGATTAGCAGATGATTTGAATGATATCACATATCGTATGTGTTGTTCAGAAGGAGTAATTAAAGACACTAAATATAAATTCAATCATCCTTTAGCATATTTTAAAGAAATTACATTAGAAAAAGATGAAAAATAATAATAGAGTTTCATATATTGATATATCTACACCAGAAGGTAAGACTATTGATACTATAGATAATGTAGATTTGTCATCATATCCTATTCCTCATACAGGAGATTCTGTAGACATTTCTTTACTTGGAGATAATGTTAAGCTATATAGTGGATATAAAGTACACTCTGTTTCATACTCATATCAGCATTGGAATTGTAGTAATCCTAATTATAATGGTAATTCGAGTGCCATATGTATTTTTATACGAATTTATCTTACTACAAATTTTGAAAAATTTTAAACAACATATCTATATTAAAAATGGTACGATAAAGTATCAAAAAATATTTTTTAACTTAATTTATTAAAATTTTAATTATGAGAAAATTTATTTTGATGTTGGCATTTGTATTTGCCACAATGTTTAGTGCTAATGCACAAATTGCGATTGAAAATCCTAAGTTGCTTGACAATACGTATATCACTATTAATGGTGGTTTTGGCATGCCCCTTAATTTTGATAACGTTACTCCTCTTAACCCAAGTGCAGGTATTGCAGTAGGTAAGTGGTTTACTCCTGTATGGGGTGCTGAATTGGAAGGTACTCTTTGGGGATTTGAATCAAATGGTGGAGGTTTTAATGTACCACAGAATGAAGATTTGAATTTTGGATTTATCCGTGGTCATTATGTAGGTGTAAACGGTTTGATTAATCTTTCAAATCTATTTGCAGGATATCGTGGAGCTCCACGCCTATTTGAAGTAAATACAGTTTTGGGTATGGGTTGGACTCATCGTTATCTTAAAGGTGATGACAATGATATTAATGGTCTTGGATTTAAGACTGGTCTTGATTTCGCCTTTAATCTTGGTAAGGCAAAGGCTCATACTTTGAGTATTCGTCCTGCTGTAGTTTGGAATGTTACTCCAACTGCTCCTAGACAACTCGCTATGAGTTCTGATTTTGCACAACTTTATCTTGGTCTTGGATATACATACCATTTCAAGACTTCAAATGGTACACATCATTTCAAGACATATGATATTGGTGCAATGAATGCTGAAATCGCCGCTTTGAATGAAGAGCTTGCTAAGAAGCCTAAGGAAGTTGAAGTAATTAAAGAAGTTATTGTTACTGACACAGTTGCAGTTAATACTACTCCTCAAACAACTTACATTTTCTTCGCATTTGATTCTGATGAGTTGACAGATGAAGCTAAGGCAACTCTTGATGAAATTAAAGATACAGTTTCTATTGTAGCTTATGCTTCTCCTGAAGGTGTAGAAAGATATAATCAAAACCTTTCACAACGTAGAGCTGATGCAGTTAAATCTTACCTTGAGAATAAGGGTGTAGTTGTAGAAAGCGCTGAAGGTAAGGGTGTAGCTGGTGATGCATCTGGTCGAGTAGCTATTGTTACTATTCAGTAATTAAATAATTAATTATTATTTTTATGAAAAGACTGACTTTTAAAAGTCAGTCTTTTTTATTTTTAATAAATATATAGAGTAATAATTATGAATTTATTTAAATATATAAATGATTACTTTACAAGAAATAATCCAAACCAAACATATGGGGATATCATTAATGGTAATAAAAATAATGTAGTAGATTCATTATCACCAAATGAAAAAGATATTTATAATTATTTTAAAAGTTATGATAAATATAAAGCAATACATAACGAAAACTCTAATTTAATAGATAATAGTAAATTTACCCAAAGAAATGTTAATGTTTCTGGAATTGGAGAAATTATGCAAATATGTTAACATGGATATTAAACAAGCAACAAATTATAGAACAAATGATTTTAAACAATATGAATTTCTAGGAGGTAATAAATATGATTATGCTCATTATGGAATTCTAAATAAAACATTGCCTAAAATTTTATTTAAAGGTAATTCTATACTTGTGACATTTTTACAACTTATAGATTTACGAATTATAATGCTGTTAAAATATATTGATAAAGTAAAACAATTTAAATGGATTTCATATTACGAATAATAAATATAATATGAAAAGAATAAATAATTATATAACGGAAAAATTGCAAATTGGATCTAATACTAAATTGGGTGATAAATATAGTTATCATCCAAAAACTAGTAATGAATTAGAAAAATTAATTAAACAACTTATAAAAGAACGTGGTAATGAAGCTGATTTAAATGATATAGATGTTAGTAAAATAACGGATATGAATGAATTATTTTATGATTCGGATTTTAATGGCGATATATCAAAATGGGATGTATCTAATGTAACTAATATGGGGGATATGTTTTATAATTCAGATTTTAATGGTGATATATCTGAATGGGATGTAAGTAATGTTATAGATATGAGTGAGATGTTTAAATATACTGAATTTAACCAGGATATATCTAAATGGGATGTAAGTAATGTAACTAATATGGAGGATATGTTTTATAATTCAGATTTTAATGGAAATATATCTGAATGGGATGTAAGTAATGTAACTAATATGTATGGAATGTTTATGAGTTCTGAATTTAATAAAGATATATCGGATTGGGATGTTAGTAATGTTATAGATATGAGGGAGATGTTTAATAATTCACCGTTAGAAAATAATCCACCTAAATGGTATAAAAAATAAAATAAAAAAATAATATATAAAAAGACTAACTTATGTTAGTCTTTTTCTTTTAATATAATAAAAATATTTAGATGTGTGTTTTATTTTTAATAAATTAGTATTTAAAATATCTTTAATAATAAATGGCTGAAGAAAAAAGAAAACATTTAGGCTTTGTTAGTCGTGTAAGACCAACTAATACACCAAGTGGAGATAAAAATACAGAAGAAGAATCATTAGGCGTATTAACTACACTTAATGGTCTTATTGCTGCATTAATTGGTGGACCAAATGCTGGTAATAAAATAATGAGTGGCAAAGATAAATCTGGTGCCGCAAAATCTATAATATCAGGTATTGGTAGTGATGGAGGATTTATTGGCTTATTACATGGTATATCTGAAATATCAAAAGCGATTAAAGATAATAAAGAAACTATTAATAAGCAAACAAATGATTTTCCAAAAATAAATAATACTAGTACATTATCTAATGATGTATATATAAATGGTGTAAAAAATCAATTAATAGAAAATAAAGCCAATATTATGGTGGCAATTTCTACAATTACAGGTGCTATTGAAAATAGTACTAGTTTTATATGTAATACTATTGAAGATTCTATTAAAGATATAAATAAAAATCCATTAAAATTAGAGATTAATGGTGATATAAGTAATATAAGTAAACTTATAAATAAAATAAATGATAATAATGAATTACCTATAACTGTTACATTTAATGGTAATAATGATAATATAATACAAATATTGGAATCATTATCACAAAACAAACCAACTATAACTGTTACATTTACAGGTGATACAAGTAATATAAAAACTTTTATAGATGAAATAAACGCTAATAAAGAGTTACCTATAACTGTTACATTTAATGGTAATGATGATAGTGTAAATAGCATATTATCTGTATTATCAAAAGAAAATCCAACTATAAATGTTACGTTTAATGGTAACGATGATAATGTAAAAAATATATTATCTGTATTATTACAAGAAAATCCAACTATAGACGTTAAGTTTACAGGTGATATAAATAATATAAATGAGCTTATAAATAGAATAAACACTAATAATGAATTACCTATAATTGTTACATTTAATGGTAACGATGATAGTGTAAATAGCATATTATCTGTATTATCACAAGAAAATCCAACTATAGATGTTAAGTTTACAGGTGATATAAATAATGTAAAAACTCTTATAGATGAAATAAACGCTAATAAAGAGTTACCTATAACTGTTACATTTAATGGTAATGATGATAGTGTAAAAAATATATTATCTGTATTATCAAAAGAAAATCCAACTATAGATGTTAAGTTTACAGGTAATATAAATAATATAAATGAGCTTATAAATAAAATAAACACTAATAATGAATTACCTATAACTGTTACATTTAATGGTAATGATGATAGTGTAAATAGCATATTATCTATATTATCAAAAGAAAATCCAACTATAAATGTTACATTTAATGGTAACGATGATAGTGTAAATAGCATATTATCTGTATTATCACAAGAAAATCCAACTATAGATGTTAAGTTTACAGGTGATATAAATAATGTAAAAACTCTTATAGATGAAATAAACGCTAATAAAGAGTTACCTATAACTGTTACATTTAATGGTAATGATGATAGTGTAAAAAATATATTATCTGTATTATCAAAAGAAAATCCAACTATAGATGTTAAGTTTACAGGTAATATAAATAATATAAATGAGCTTATAAATAAAATAAACACTAATAATGAATTACCTATAACTGTTACATTTAATGGTAATGATGATAGTGTAAAAAATATATTATCTGTATTATCACAAGAAAATCCAACTATAGACGTTAAGTTTACAGGTGATATAAATAATGTAAAAACTCTTATAGATGAAATAAACGCTAATAAAGAGTTACCTATAACTATTAAATTCAATATAGAAAATGGTGAAGATGTACAAGCTAAAGTAGCTAATATATTTAAAGGTATAAATAATATATTAAATCTTATAAATAATGAAATAAAAGGTAATAATGGTAAGAAGGGTAAAAAAAGTGAACAATCAAATATATTATATTTAGATGTATACACAGCAACACTTAATAAAATAAGTGAAAATATACGAAATTTTGTAACTTCTATACAAAGTATTAATAATAAAATTGATATGCAAACAATTGATAATATTAATAGTTATATTAGTGCGATTGAAAGCATACAAAAAAAACTTAATGATATTAAAACAGATATTGATACTAAAGCACAAGAAAGATTTAATACAATATTTACTAATGTAAATAATGTAATTAATACTATTAATCAAAATAAAGGAATTTTTGAAACTAAATTTCCTGATATTTCTACATTTAAAGAATCATTAAATGTATTTATTAATGATGTAAATAATAAAGATGAAATTACAAAATTTAATGACGAAAATATATTTACTTCATTAGAAACAGTATTTAGTAGTATATCTAATATTAGTTTACCTAATGAAAAAGAAATTGGCAAACTTACTGATCTATTTAAAGCAATACTAAAGATATTTAATGATATTACACTAGATGATAATATTATAAAAATAAAATATTTAACAGATACTGCTGTTAATGTAATTGGTTTAATTAAAACAATTTCTGAAATTAATAATGAAGAAAAAACATTAGATTTAGTAAAACGTAATTTACGTAAAATCAAAGATATTGTTACTAATGATAAAGATAAAGATAGTTTATTGGCATTGTGTAAATCAATGAATGCATTTAATAAAATTGAAATTAAAACTAATGATGTAAAAGATAAACTTGATTTAATTAATACTTTATTTGAAACACTAACTGAAGCGACAAATATTAATATTATAAAAACTAAATTTAATGTTTGGTTTATTAAACATTTCTTAATAGATGATGTAACTGAAATTATTAAATTATTAAATGAAAAAGCTAGTGAAATAACTAAAAATGAAATTGATTTTAAAATATTTTCTAATTTCATGACAGCATTATCAAATGTTGTTTCGTGGGATAGTAAACAACGAAGAAATGCATATCGTAATATACAATATATACATGATTATATTGTTAAATCTGTTGCTGAAATAATTTCTGCATTAAATGACGCTTCTAAAGATGCAAATGAAAATGGAGCAAAATTAATATCTAATTTATCTGAATTTTTTGAGTCAATTGGAAAAATTGCAGATATAAGTCTGTTTAAAATTGTTGTGACTATTCCAGTAAAAACTAGTCTTATAAATTTAATAGTTAATGATGCAATATCTTCTATATTAGATAACTTAAATGATTTATCAGAAAAGGTAAATAATGTTATTCCAATTTTAGATGTATTTGAGGATTTATTTAATTTTTATACTGAATTAAATGATAATATACCTGGAGTAGTAAAAACAACTAAAATGTGGTTAAAATTAGGAATTCTTAATTCTTTAATAAATGATGAATTAAATAACTTAATCATTAATATTAAAAAGATAGAATTAGGTCGTGCGGTAAATGCAAAAATTGAATCATTATTAAAGTTGTTACCTAAAATTGATACGTTAATTACCAATATTAATAATTTAAATATTGTAAATATTGTAAAATTAAAGTCATTATTAAAATCTATTGATGAATTAGAAAAAATTTCTAAACGATTACGTGTTATAGGTAATTTGAAATTTCCAACCGCTGGATTTGCTGTTTTAGATAAAGAAGCTGATACAATTAAAGGAATAATTGATAAATTAGGTAAAATTGATGAGAAACAATTAAAAAAATCAATTGATGTATTAAAATCATTTACATTAATATTAACTGCTTCTTCTCTTGTTCTTGTAACTGCTAGTATGGTTTCAGCATTAATAAATCCTATGGGTTTAATAACATTTACTGGGTGTTTATTTGGATTAATTGCTGGAGTTATGGGTATATTTGGCCTTAAATGGTTTAAAGATAGTTTAAAAGAATCATTAGACGGGGCTAAAGGTATGAGTCTACTTATTTTAACTGCTGGTGGAGTTCTTTTACTTGGTTCATTCATTATGAATTTTATAGATAAAAGTAATTTAGCAGAATTTACAATAGCATTAGGTACATTTTTAATAGGTATAATATTAGCAATACGTTCAGTGGGCAAAAATATTGAAAATGCATTAGATTCTGTAAAATCAATTTCAGATCTTGTAATGAAATCAGCAGCTATCCTTATTTTGGGAGCATTCATATATAAATATTTACCATTAGACGGTTTATTTGGATTTACAGTAACATTAGGAGTATTTGTTTTTGGATTATTATTTATATTTGCCCAAGCAAGTAAAAGTATAAATAAAGATTTATTTAATACAATTAATAGTTTAACAAAATTAGTAGCTATATCTGGAGCTCTTCTTATAGCTGGTTCTTTAATATTTAAATTTGTCAAATGGTATGATGTAGTATTATTTGTTGCTGCAGAATGTGTTTTTATTATTGGTTTATTGAGAATATGGATGTATGCAGGTGAAAAGTTAAAAGAATTAAATAACGACGGTAAATTTATACCTAATGAATTTTTAAAATTGATAGTTGTGTCTAGTTCTATTCTTATGTTAGGTTCATTAATAAGTTCAATTGTTGGTTGGGAAGATGTTGTAGCTTTTGGAGTAATGCTTTCTGTATTAATAGTTACTGTTGGAGGAGTTTATTATGTTCTAGCCAAAAAATCACAAGATATAAAAAATGCAGCTAAAGATTTTGCATTAATTGTTGGAATATCAGGTGCTATATTAATGGCTGGCGCAATAGTTATGAAATTAGCATCTCCTGCAAATGTTATTGGTTTTGCTGTTATATTGGGACTTTTCATTTGGGGAATAACTCATATATATACAGAATATGGAAAAGATATAAGAAATAATATTAATTACGCTATGCAATTAGGTGTATTGATATTATTGTCAAGTATAGCATTATTACCTGCTATATATATAATGAAGGATGGTTGGGCTCCTTTACAAATTATTGGATATGGATTTATATTAGCAGGTTTTATTTGGGGCATAACATTTATATATAAAAAATTAGGAAGAGAAATAATTCAATCAATTCCATCAGCTGTGGCATTAGGTATAATTGTAATGTTATCTTCATTGGCATTAAGTATTGGTATATTATTTATGGATAAATATCCAAATGGTGCCGAACATATAGTAGGTTTTACATTTGCTACTTTTGTATTAGTTGGTGGATTTGCTTTAATTGTATGGAGATTAAGTAAAATTGATAAAATTAAATTAATTCAAGGAATATTAGCATTACTTGCTATATCTGTTATATCTTTATTATGCGCAACAGTTATTGGTAAAATTGCAAAAATTGGTCAAGACTATGATTTAAAGAAAACATGGATGGTTTTACTTCAAATGGGTACAATTATTTTAGGAGTAACAGCATTAGCTATAGGATTAGGTGCATTAACATTAAGTGGTTTTGGTACTGCAGCTTTAATTGCTGGTATAGCTGCGCTTGGTGCTATAGTTGCAATAGTTTATTATGCTGGTAAAGCTATGAAGATGATAGCAGATTCTATGGTTGCAATGGAAAAGGTTAAGGGATTTAATCCTAAACCAATTATTAATGGAATTAAAGGATTTATGGAAATTGCATTTTCATTAAAATCTATTATTGGAATTTCACCAATAATATCTATAGCTTCTTATACTATTATTTCTTTAAGTAATGCATTAAGTAAAATTGCTAAATCTGTTAAAGATTATGCATCATTAAGAGTTCCAATATATGAAGGAACAAAAATTGTTGGTTATAGATCTCTTAAAACAGAAGATTTTAAAAATGCAAGTACAAATGTATCTATTGTAATTACTACATTAGGAAATGCTGTATTAAATACTTATAATAAAAATCCAAAATTATTTAAAGGATTTAAATTTGCGATGATCGTAACATCAATATCTACATTAGGAAATTTATTATCTAAAATTGCACGTTCAGTTAAAAATTATGCAAGTTTAGTTGTACCTGAATATAATGGTACAAAAATAGTTAAATATAATAAATTAGATAAAACAGATTTTGAAAACGCCGCAAAAAATATAGGAATTGTTATAACAACATTAAGTAAAGCTGTTGTATCTGTATATGATAATAATCCTGAAATGTTTGAAACTAATTGGTATGGCAGATCTAAATTTGCTAAAGTTACTATGGCATTAAGTAAATTAGGTTCATTAATATCTAGAATATCAAGTGGTATTAAAGATTATGCGAATTTTACAGCACCTATATATGATGAAAAAACTGGTCAATTAATAGGTAAAGAAAGCATTGGTGAATCACATTTTACAAAAGCTTCTACATGTATATCAACAATAATTTCTGTGCTTGGTAATGCTATTATAGATGCATATAAAGCACATCCAGATTATTACGAAACAACTGGAGGTATATTTGGATTTGGTGGTTCATCACCATTTACTAGAACTATTAGTGCTAATATGAAATTAGCATCATTAATATCAACTATAGCGCGTGCAGTTAAAGATTATGCTAATTTTACTGTACCAAAATATAATGAAAAAGGCGAATTAGTAGGTAAAGAAAGACTTAGTGAATCACATTTTAAAGAAGCTTCTGCATGTATAACATCAATAATTACTATGCTTGGTGGTGCTATTATAAAAGCATATGAATTACATCCAGATTATTATGAAACAACTGGAGGTATATTTGGATTTGGCGGTTCATCACCATTTACTAGAACTATTAGTGCTAATATGAAATTAGCATCATTAATATCAACTATAGCACGTGCAGTTAAAGATTATGCTAATTTTACTGTACCTATATATGACGAAAAAACTGGCCAATTAAAAGGTAATAGAACACTTGATAGTTCTGATTTTATTAAAGCATCAAATAATATTAAGTTAATATTATCTACATTAGGTGCATCTATTATAGCCACATATAATTCAAATAAAGATATGTATGATGAAAAAGGCTTAATTGGTGGTAATTCTCCATTTACTAATACAATTAATGCTAATACAAAATTGGCTAATCTAATTTCAAAAATTGCGTCAGGAATTAAAGATTTTTCAAATTTAACTATGCCTATATATGACGAAAAAACTGGTCAGTTAAAAGGTAATAGAACACTTTCTAATAAAGATTTTATAAATGCTTCAAAAAATATTAGTACAGTTATAAGTATTTTAGGAAATACAATAATTAGTGTTAGTAAAGAACATAAAGATTGGTTTGAAGATGGAAAAGATTCCGTTTTTGCTCAAACATGTGATTCACTTTCAAATATGGGTAATATGATTTCAAATATTGCTAATGGTGTTAAATTATATTCAGAATTAAAATTCCCGGTTTATGATCCAAATACTAAAGCCATTAAAGAAAATGAATATAAAATGCTTGATAAAAAAGATTTTGAAAATGCAGCAGATAATATTGCTCTTATAATTTCTACTTTAGGTAAAAGTATTATACAAGTATTTAATGAAAACACTGATTGGTTTGAAGATGGAAATGACTCATTATTTAAAAAGGTAAGTGAATCTGTTTTAGGTATGGGTCAAATGATTGGTTCAATTGCAAGTGGTTTAAAAGAATATTCAATGCTTAATATACCTCTTAGATGGAATCCTGATGGTACTATTGCTGAATATACTAAAATGAAAGACCCAGATTTTACTGCTGCTGCTGATAATATTAAAAAAATTATTAGAGTAATTGGTGGAGCTATATTGGATTTATCTAATGACCCTAGAGCAGCTGAAATGTTTGATATACCTGGACCAAAAAGTTTAAAAGGACTCATTTTTGGCGAAGATTCTGATAATAAATTTATTAGAATTGTTCAATCATGTATGGCTATGGGCAATATGATTTCTGTTATAGCTGAATCAGTTAAAGATTTTGCATCTATGCAAGTTCCAGAATATGACAGTAATGGTTATCCAACAGGTAAAATTGTACGTTTAGATAAAAGTGATTTTACAAATGCAGGAACAAATATTAGCACAATTATTGATACTATTGGTAATGCTTTAATGACAACATTTGAGAAACATAAAGATTGGTTTGATGGAAAAGAAAATACTAATTTTGACAACATTATAAAAGGTGCTGCATCGATGGGTAGAGTAATTAATAATATTGCTCAAAGTATTAAAAATTATGCTAATTTAACAGTTCCATTATATGACGAAACTGGTAAAAAAATATCAGATAATGTTACATTAAATAAATTTGATTTTGAAACAGCAGCAAATAATATTGGAAAAATTATTACAACATTAGGTAATTCTATTGCTGGAATAGATTCAGATTTATTAAAAAATGATAATTTACCAAATATTATAGATTCAATAATATCAATTAGTAAAGTAATTGGTATAATTAGTAAAGGAATCAGCGATTATTCTAAATTAGCTATGCCTATATCATTTGACGATAAAGGTAATCCAACAGCTTATAGACAATTAACAGAACAAGATTTTACAAATGCAGGTAATAATATTGGAAATGTTCTTATGATAATTGGAAATAAAATATTAGAAATTTCAGAACATCCAGCATTTACAAAATTTGCACCAGTTGCTAAGAATATATCATTATTATATAAGAATATTGGAAGTTCTTTAGCATCAATTGTTGGAACAATAAAATTATTTGCTTCAGAAAAATATATAGATGAAAATGGTAATGTTATATCTATAAATAGTACAGTAATTGACGGAGCAATTGATCGTATTCAAAAAATAATTACTGCAATTGGTAGAGGTATTGTTGATGCTATTGGTGATAATGCAGATTTATTTGGAAAACAAGGATTTTGGGATTGGGCAGTAGGAAAAAAATCTTCTGAATCAAATATACCTGCATTAGTAGCTGCAAAAGCTATTAGTATGATGGTTTCACCAATTGCTGAAATAGCTAAAATACTTTCAATTTATGCTAATGGAAATATTGTTGATGAAAATGGAAAAACAATAAATTTAGATATAGATGCAGCTAGAAAAAATATAGTTAAGTTATTAAGTTCATTAATATCTGTAATTAGTGGACAAGCTAGTATAGGAAAAGAAAAAATAGATTTATCCAATTTTGAATTAGATAAAAATGGAAAATCATTAGCTAATTCAGTGATAGAAGGAATAACTAATATAGTTGGAATTATTAATAATATTGCTGAAGAAATTAAAGTATTTAATGAAATTGACCAAGAAAACAATATATCAAATAATATAGATACCATTATACAAAATATTAAAAATATTATATATGGTAGTGATACAAAAGGTGGCATTTTAAGTTTATCATCCATATTTGATAAAAATGATAATTTCACTAAATTTAATAATTTAAATGTAAATGAAATAAATAAAATGAATACAATATTTAGCAGTATTGTATCAGCATCAGAAAATTCGATTGAAAATCTTAAACAACTTAATGATGAAATTATAGATTTTGTACCAACCATTAAAATTGAACAACACGTGTTAAATATATTTGAAAGAATTAATAATATTTTAAATGGATTTATTGATAACATATATAATAATTTTAATAAAACTAATATAGATGTTGATGCTATTAATTCAACTTATCAAACTATAAATACCATGTTTAAAAGTATTATTAGTATTAATAATTTATATGAAGAAAATAATGAAAAAATTAATGGCGCAAAATCTAATATTGATAAAATTAAAAAATTTGTATTAAATTGTGTTAATATATATAGCATTATACATAATGTATTATCTGCAAATAATTTTAATAAAAAAGTTATAGAACTTAATAACGTTAAAACTGACATTAATATTTTTAATGCTTTAATTAATTTTATTAATAGAGTAAATCAAATAGTTAGTAAATATAATGCTGAAAATGATGATAATAATAAATTTAGTAAAATAACTAAATTATTTGAAGATTATAAATCACTTAATAACATTATTAATAATCAATTAATTTCAGCAGATAAACAATATGTTAATAAATTAGATAAAATAAAAGAACAATTCGAAAATAATAAAGAAATTATTGATGGTTTAGTTATTTCAATGAAGACTATCATTAATTCATTTGAAAATACAACAGATTTTGGCGAAAATGGTGATAATAATATATTTAGTAAAATAACTAAATTATTTACTGATTATAATAATCTTAGTAGTATAATTAATAATGGATTAAATTCATTTACAAGTAAATTATTTAAAAACAAATTTAATAATAATTTAACTGAACAATTTACACATGATGAAGCAATAATTAAACAATTACTTATCTCAATTGAAAATATAAAACAATCATTTATAGGAGCAGTTGACTTTAGTAAGAATGGAGAATTATTTAAAACAATAAGTGATTTTATTACATTTATATATACAGTTAAGAAACAAATAGCAGAAAAGGAAAATTCTGAAGATGAAAACAATTTATTTACAAATTATTTACAAACAATAAATGACTTCATATCATTATCAGAATACGCTAAAAATATAGGTACAGATGGTTATGATAATATTTCAGAAGGTATAGACGATGTTTATACATCTACAAATAATATTGGAAATAATAAAAATTTTAAAGAACATGTAGAAGCATTATCTAAATATGTACGTTCTATAAATTCTCTTAATACAAGTAAGATTGACAAGATTACACATATGGCTAATTCTATGAATGCATTAGCTACTAAATTTGGAGATTTAGATACTTTTGCTAAAAATTTCGAAGCTAATTTATCTAAAATACTTGATAAACTTACAGAAGAATTAGCTCTTTCTAAAGATACAATTGACAAAGCGGAATCTATTCAAACTAAACGTCATCAATTAATTTCAGAATCAATTACAAAAATTCAAACTATAATGAAAGATCCACTTCAAATAAATATTGTTAAAGTAGATGATACATCATCTCTTACTAATGATGGAGGAAATGGAAATGGAAATAGTCAAACACCACAAGGTGGAGGTGGAAACAATGCATCATCTAAACCAAGTTCTAATGACACTAATTCAAGTTTAAGTTCAAGTGGTGGAACAATGCCTAAAGCATCTGACGATAATGCAACATCAACTAAAGGAAATAGTAGTTCAGAAAGTAAAAATAAGAAAGATTCACAAAAAACTTCATCTAATGATACTGTAGAAAATAAATTTAAAACTATTTTAAATAGAATGGATCAATTAATAACAAAATCGTCAAGTATTGAAACTAGTATAACTAAATTAAAAAATGATTTATCAGGACAAATATAATGACTTATTATAATTTATATTCAGATAGTGGTTTGCTCAATAGTAAACCACTATCACCAGAAGAAGTAGTAAAAATAATGGAAAATGAACATGTATGGAAGAAAAATCGTTATAATCAACAAATGACTAAAATTTCCACTAAAGATATAAGAGTAGTTAAAACCATTATTGTTTAAATATATATAGAGTAAAATATGTTCGCATTAAAAGGAAGAAGAGATGCGTTTAAGATAACGTTACCTAAAGAGTTTATATGCCCAGAAATTGAAGAAAAATATGAAACTATTTTAAAATCTAAAAATAGTTTTTATCATAAACCAATTGATTTTTTAAATGAAACAATTCAAACTGTGCAAGTATTTGGATTTGAAAATGGTACTTTTCAACAACAACAATCTAGTTCAGGTATTAAACCTTTATTAAATACTAATCGTTATGCAGAAAATGCATTTCAATATCCACATAGTGATTATTCATATCGTGCCCCTGATTCTCCAATTAACATTATAGACAAAACATTGAATATAACATTTAGACATACATTAGGTTATTTAAATTATTTTTTATTATTTGAAAATTTCTTTTATCAATTTACTCGTGATAGATATTATAAGGAATTAATACCTAAAATTGTTATTGATATATTTAATGAAAAAGGTTCTATATATTCTAGAATACTTTTAGATTCTCCATTAGTAAATAGTATGGATATGCTTGACTTTGATTATTCACAACCAGTTGCACAATCAGATACTTTTAAAGTAGAATTTAAATATTCTAATTTTGATTTTGAATTTTTGGAAATTGATCCAGAAATTAAAAGTGAAGTTCAAATAGAAACAGGAAACTAATTTAAACCTATTATACGTTTATTCTCATTCATTCTCGTTCACTTAAATATGAATTTAATAAAACTATATATGTATTAAATTTAAGTGAACGAGAATGAAATTAAATTGCGGTTGAGCACCTTTTCACAAAGGTGCTCATTTTTGAAATTTTTATCTTTATATTATCTATATTATTATGTTAAATTTATAAATATATTAATATGATAAAAAACATAACTGGTTATTCATATAATGATCTCACTATTATACCTTCAGTAATTTCTAAGATATCTTCTCGTTCAGAGTGTAATCCATTTATTAATGAGAATAATCTATTACCAATTTTTACAGCACCTATGGCAAGTGTTGTTAATGAAAAGAATTTAGATAATTTTAATAGTAATGGTATTATTCCTATTTTACCAAGAAATATTAGTTTAGAAGTTCGTAAAAAAATAATGAATGATAAACAATGGGTAGCATTATCATTAAAAGAATTTGAAGATTTATTTATAAATAATTATATAGATAGAATTAATAACTCTGATGTTCATTATTATATTTGTGTAGATATTGCCAATGGTCACATGGAGTCATTGTATTCTAAATGTTATGAAGCCAAAAAATTGGCTATAGAAAATAATTATGAATTAACTATAATGACAGGTAATATTGCAAATCCAGAAACTTATGCATGGATATGTAATTTTAACCGACTATGTGGAGATACAATTATTGATTATATAAGAGTTGGGGTCGGGGGCGGTTCTGGATGTATCACTACGTCAAATGTCTCAATTCATTATCCACAAGCATCACTTATTGATGAATGTTATAAAGTAAAACGTTCACTATTAACATTACATGATAACTTAGGTGAACCTAAATATAATAAAGCTTTATTACCTAAAATTGTTGCCGATGGAGGTATTCGTAATTATGATCATGTAATTAAAGCTCTTGCTCTTGGTGCAGATTATGTGATGATAGGTAGTTTATTTGCACAATGTATAGAATCCGCTGGAGAGAAATTTGTAGAAGATGGTAAAACTCCAATTAAAATAGATGAATATGAAAATTTTGTATGTTGTAATGGAGAATCATGGAAAGGAATATTAAATGAAATAACTTTAAAAAATAAGTATTTACAAATATTTAATGGAAATAATAAAAATTTAGATAAAAATATAAATATTTTTAAAAAAAATTATGGTGAAGATATATTGGGAAAGATTTACGTTAAATTTTTTGGAATGGCTTCATCAGATGGACAAAAATCAATTTCTGGCGAAAAAACAAAAACAGCAGAAGGAATTACAAAATATTTACCAGTAAAATATACTCTTAAAGGCTGGGTAGATAATATGATTAGTTATTTACGTTCTGCTATGTCATATACAAATTGTTCTACATTAGATGAATTTATTGGAACGCCTGATTTAATTATAAATAGTATATCTGAAATTCACGCAGTAAATAAATAATATATACAATTTAATTTTATATAATCATAAACATTTTATAGATATGCATAATGTTCTATGTTTATAAATGATGATGTAAAAGTGAAAATTAAATTTAACATGAATATAGAAAGAGGTTATACAACCTCTTTCTTTTTTATCATAATTTTTATATATTGTTTGAATTTTTCCCATAACGTTTCTATATTAAATATGTAAATCAAAACAAACAATAATATGAAGAATTTTATCCCTGTTGATCATTACAAAAAGGTTGAATCTGTAACTTTTGGTAATCTCACAGATTATAGTACAGAAAATCACACATATTATATGGGATTTGATGATCCTAAGGATATTATTCTGGAATCTATAAATAGTGATAATGTAACATTTTATGACCGAGTTACAACTCTTTGCGAAATAAATGGTTCTATATTGCCTATGATGAAAATGATTGGTTCCTATAAAGGTAGTATTTTTGATAATTGCCCCAACGTGGATGAGTTCGGTTTTGTAATGATTGAAACAAAATTTTAACAATATAAATATAATACAGATTAAAATGATTAAATAATATGACACTTAATGATTTCATAAATAAATTAATTGAAATCAGAGATACTAAAAATATCGGTGATTATATGGTTTGTAATTCAGAATTGGTATATGATGTCATGTGCGGATAAATTCAAGAAGTAACTCTTTCTGAAATTCCTTTAAAAGAAGATGATCTTTATATTTGTGATAAAAATAAAACTATTTGGATTGAAGCAATAAATAATTAAATCATATGAATAAAGTCGTTAAGATTTTAATGAAGCGAGATAATATGACTCGTGAAGATGCTGAAGATTTAGTAAAAGAAACTCGTGATTTGCTTTTAAAGTTGAAGAATCCTTGTGAAGCAGATTATGTTATTCAGGATCAACTTGATCTTGAACCTGATTATTTGTTTGACATTTTGGATATTTAAAAATATGAAAAACGAATATTATTGCGGAAGTTTAAGACATAATGGACATATAAAAAATGAGTATTTAGATGATACTGATTTTGAATTTGTCGTAAATGAAATGCTAGAATATTTCAAAGATAATAATTATGAAGTTGAGGATATAGAAGAAGATAGTAGTGATGCATTTGAAATGATTGAATATTGCATTCGACAAATTGTTGAAGAATTAGCTTGTACAGATTTTGGATGGAAATATGGTAGTTGGACACAGATAGCAATTGATAGTATTATTGAAAGCGTTGCTGAAGAAATTAGAAATAGATATTAAAATTATGGAAGACTATTTTGATAGAATTGGTAATCCACTTAAGGTAGGAGATATGGTTTTGATTCTTGTACCTAAAACTGATGCATCATATCGAAAGGGATTTATTAAAGATTTTCGAAATCCTCGTTGGAATTATAAAGATCATTTTTATTGTGAAGTTTTAGTTGAATATGATGATGGTCGTTTGTATTGTAATAAGAAATATTATGAACAGGATAAAGAAGATACATTAATCTTCTCATCAAAACCAACCAAAGCTTGGAGAAGTAATTCAGATATTGTTAAATTTAAATCAGAATATATTTTGTCATGAAATTTGGAAATGTAGCATTGTATTGTAAGGGATGGTATCAAATGCGTCCCGGGCTGATGAAGAATATGTGGATGGACATGCTCCATTGCATAAATGCAGATGGTTGGTCACTTTGGTCAAAGAATGATGTTGTTACTTGGTGCATGCATCGTATGGATGATATGCGTAATGATGAGAATTTTCCAAATAAACATCAACTTGATTTATCATATTTTTGGAATGAAGTAAATGAAATAAAGCGTAGAGATGAGTGGTATTATCATGAAGGTATTGATTTTGAGGATGCAATCATTCTTCATTATCGCAATATTATCTCAAATATTGAAATAAAATATTTCAATGAACTTCTTGTAAAACCCAATGAAAATGTTCTTCCTCTTCATTATGGTGAGGCATATTACTGCGATGGTAAATATAGCTTTAATCATGAGCCAAGTTTCACTTTTGCAGAAATGCATTGTGATGTAATAGAACGTATCAATAAGTCATTTGCCAATTTCAAGGATCAAAATATAAAAGATAATGAATTTGAAGAAACTGAAAGATGGATTCGTGATAAGAAATGGGAAGATGTATTTGTAATCACAGGTACTGATAGCCTTCTTGATTGCGAAGAAGTAGAAGTATCAGGTGAAGTATTGTGTAATCCTGGATATGTTAGATATAAAGATGATGATTTTCTTGATCTTAATATCTATGAACATTGTGTAAACTTTGACAAAACAAAGAAATATCTTTGCCGAGTTAAGCATGAAATTGAACATTGGAATTGGGGTGACACAGATAAATATAAGTTAATGTCAATTTTAAAAGAAATTTAATAAAAAAGTAATATGAAAGAATTTTTATTTGGATGTGTTATTGCTATTATATTTATTGCATTAATGGCAATATTTGAAGGATGGATATTTATGTTACTCTGGAATTGGTTGACTCCTATGTTTTGGACATCTGCTCCAATACTAACAATTTGGCAATCAATTGGAATACTATTCCTTGTTAATATTATTGTCAGAATATTATTTGGTAGTAAATCAAATTAATATGGAAAAAGACATTTGGAGATATTATGGTATTACTTAATAGTTTTAATAATGAGTAAATAATTAATAAAATGGATATAAAAGAAGCAATCAAAGTAATGGAAGAGTATATGGATGGAATACTTGAATATCCTGATCCATATCGTGATCCAGATATAGAGGCATTAGATTCATTAATAGAATTTGCAAAATCAAAACTTTAAATATGACTAAAATCATAGGTAATTTAGATAATTGTGAATTTGTAAAGACTTGTCCAAATTGTGATAAAGAAATAAAATTTTAAATTATGTACACATTAAAAGGTAAATACACATCAGCATTAGTTACTAATGATAATATTGAACAAGAAGCTGTTCAACAAATTCATAGTATTGTTAATTGTAAAGCTTATGAGGGCTGTAAAATTGTAATTCAACCAGATTCTCATTGTGGAAAGGGTTCAGTCATTGGTTTTTGTTCAACTTTTGGAAAGTACATTGATCCTCGCACTGTGGGGGTCGACATAGGCTGTGAAATCTCTATGCATCTTTATGATAGACCAATCCCTGAAGATAAGTATGCAGAATTAAACCATAAGATTCTTAAGGAATGCGGTTGGGGATTCAATTTGTCTCCTAAGAAGATGTATGAAGATAAAGAGCTTTATAAGTTTATGTCAACTGAGTTTAGAAAAGCAAAGTCAAGACATCCAGAAATTTTCTCTGCGCTCCCAGACACAGTAACTGAGAAATGGATAATGGATATGCTTAATCGTCTTGGAATGGATCCTAAGACTTGGTATTACTCAATTAATAGTTTTGGGGGAGGTAATCATTATTGCGAATATGATGTCAATGAAGAGAACAATCTTTATGGTATAACTGTTCATTGCGGTTCTCGAAATTTTGGAGTAAAGGTTTGTAAGTATTGGGAAAACAAGTCTAAGGGTGCTGCTCTTTCAAAAGCTGAAATGAAGGAGTATACAAATGAGTTTAAGAAAGCATATATTGAAGAACATGGAAGAAAAAACATGGAAGGCTTTAAGGATGCTCTTAAGAAGTATTTGGATTCAAAGACTGAAGGACATATTGAAGGTTTCTTAACCGGAGATAAGATGAATGGATATTTCTGCGATATGTTTACTGCAAGAACATATGCTCGATTCAATCATATTATTCTTCATCGTACAATTGATAATATAGTTGCTAAGTATGGTTGTAAAGTAACTAAGGAAATTATATCTACACATAACTATATTGATTTTGATGAAGAGATACCTATTATTCGTAAGGGTGCAATCCGAGCTTATATAGGTGAAGAAATGCTTGTTCCTTTTAATATGAGAGATGGTGTAGCTATTTGTGAAGGTCTTTCAAATCCTGAGTGGCTTAATTCATGTGCCCATGGAGCAGGTCGTAAGATGTCACGCTCAAAGGCTAAGGAAAAAGTTTCTATGAAGGAATTTGAAGAGTCAATGAAGAATGTTTACTCTACAACAGTTTGTCAGGGAACAATTGACGAATCACCTATGGCTTATAAGGACACCAATGAGATTAAAGATTTAATCCAGGAAACTTGTAAGATTAAATTCATGATGATACCTAAAATTAATATTAAGGCGGCAGATGGAGGAGATTAATTATGTGTAATAATCCTTGTAAAATATTTAAAGAATGGCAAGATACAATATATAATGAAGGCTTAGAAGAAAGTCCTGTGCCTTGTATTTTTTGCTATAGAAATTATTTTGAAGATTAATTATATATATTCACACAAATCCAGATGATTATACTTGGGATGACTAAATATTGATAAAATGGTGAAGGAAGAAAAGTAAAGGCTCTACATTACTTTCGTGGTCAACTTGCTTAGCAACACATAAGAAAGAAAATGAACGCCTTCACCATTTTATTATTATTTTATTATTTTTATTAAATAAAATATAGCTTATTATAAAATGAAAAAACTTATAAATTATATTTACGAGTCATCATTATCATATGATGCAGAAATACCAGCAAATATTAATAATATTCTTAATGCACTTACAAAAGATTTAGATTTTGGTAAATTAAAAGATACTAATGATCAAGATCCTAATAGATTTGATATATCTAAAATAAATGAACAATTGTTTATAGATAGTTTTACTAAGAACAATAATGAATATAAAGCTATTAGTACTCAACAATATTACGAATTAACAAGTGAAAACAAAAAATGGGAAAACTTATCAGATAAAGAAAAGAGTACATTTGATACTAAAAACGGTGATATAATCATTGTTGATGAAGATAATAAACCTATTTGTTTTATAGACATTAAAATTTCTAAAGATTATATTGGGGCTATTTCACTTGGTTCATTAGCAAACTTTAATGAAAACGGTTATTATATTTGCGTTTGTAAAAATAAAAAGAAAGTTAAATTCGTATCACACAAAGCTGTTGTAAAAGCAGTGAAAGAAAATGAAGATCTTCTTAATCCAGTTATGAGAGGAAAATACGAAGGTTATCCTGTAAAATGGGAAGGAAAAGATTTAACTTCTGAATATTTTGTAAAAGGTCAAACTATAGATCAGATATTTAAATAAAATATATAAATATTATTTACGAAGAGGAATAAGAAATTATTCCTCTTTTTTTATGATGTTATAAAAAAATTAAATATTATTTGAAATAAATACTAAAGTTTACTATATTTATAATTGTAATTAAAAAATTAAATATTATGCCTGTTATTTATCCTGCAAAAATTCGTAGAAAGTTTAGTTCACTTAATCTTGACAAGGTTAAAGAGAGTTTGACTAATAAGGGTTATTCTTTTATTAGAGATGGTGGATTTTCTCCTGAAGATGAACCTTTTATGTTTAGTAACTATCTTTTTTATAGGCATCCTAAAACTCAGGTCGCAATTAGAGTTGGATATAATTATCCTATTATTGGCAAAAAGAATGTAATTTTTGAAATTTGCTATGCTAAGCCTGATATGACATGCTGGCGAGATGTAACTCCCGATTTTCGTAGACCTGAGTGGAGAGAGGTAAGTGATTTATATAATAAATAAAAATATGTCTATTGAAGAAAATATTTTAAAAGAAAAAATTCGGATGAGATCTGATTTTAAGGAAGCAGTGTTTGCCAGGACAAATGGTAAGTGTTGCGTTCCAGGGTGTAATTGTGCCGCTGAAGATGCTCATCATATATTGGATAGACATCTTTGGAATAATGGTGGATATATTCTTTCTAATGGTGCTGCGCTATGTGCTAAGCATCATATTGATGCAGAGAATGGTACAATTACTCCACGTCAATGTATTGAATATATGCATATATCACCTGTAAGTATTAAGAAGCCAGATAAGATTAAGGATTTATCTTTTGGTGAATATTACGAATTGTTAATGAATGATAAAATAAATAAATGGGGAAAATAAATATGGAAGATATAGATGCATTAATTCGTGATGGGTATAAAAAAGATTTATTAACTGAAGAGCAGTTTAATGAAATGAAATCATTATCAAAACCTGCAGCACTTAAATATATAAAGATCCATACTAATTTAGGATTAAAAGAATGCGCAATATATTATGATTTTTATCATAATGAAAAATATAATGATTAAATTATGGAAATCGATTTTAAAATATTTAACCTTGACCATCCAGATAAGAATGGCGTAGTTTTTACTAAAGAATGTATAGAAAATGCTATTAAAGAATGGAAAGAAAATGGCAAACAATTCGGTGAGCTTGCTCCTGATTACGGGACAGATCCAATGATAATTCATACTGGAAAAATTACGCATAAAGTAAACAACATTTATATAAATGATAATCAAGTTTGCGCAAATGTAGAATTACTTGAAACACCATCTGGTAATGTTGTTAAACAATTGTTGGATGCTGGACGTGAATTAAATTTTGCACCTAGAATGTTGGGTGAATTTGAAGAAGAATGTGAAATTGATGAAAATGGAAATAAAATACCAAAATTAGATGAAAATGGTAATCCAATTATGGTAGTGAAGAATCCTAAAATCATCACAGTAGATATTGTTTAATTAGTTAAGATATGGACGAGTTAAGAATTTCTGCTTCTCATAAGGTTGGGGTATTTAGGTATATGGTAGGTCATCTTAAAAATACTCACGAACCAGCACCTATGGAAGTTTATGTTGAAGAATGCCAATTGAATATTACAAAGGGATATGATGAATATGATGATGGTATGCCTATGAGTGATGTATGGCATGTTGAAACTAAATATAAAGTAAATAGAAGAGGTCATGCTTGGTGGGTTAAATCAGATGAAATATATGATACTAAAGAAGATGTTTTGAAATATATTGAATATCAAAATGAAAAGAATAATAAAGTATAAAGCTATTGACCCATTATATTCTGACATAACTCAAACTTATATTGGAACGACTGCTGAAGAAATTGACAATATTCAAGATGAAACCGAACAATATATGAAAGGGTCTCATTTCTCATTAAGTTCTATTTATGAAAGAGAATGGTTATTAGATGAATCAAATCCTGAATTTAATGAAGTTCTTCAAAGTTGTCATGAAAGTGAGAAATGGTTGGAAAATTATAATAAAAGTAATGAATTATTGGAAAAGCTAAATAAAATATTAGAAGCATGAAAACTGATTATAATAAGCAAACTAAATATTTTAAACAATTTTTCAATAAAGAAACATTGGAATTTGATTTGAAAGAAATTCCACTTAGTAAAGATACTTGGTGGTATGTACAGGTTGATGCATCAATTCGTTATGCATTTAGTAAATATAATATACCTATTCCCAAATATGTTGTTGTTGAAGAACTTAGCCATTATATAACATTTAAGATTTTTAGAGAAAACATTAAAAATCCAAAGGATTTACAAGAATGGAATAAAAAATGGATTTGTGTATTTGATGAATTGAAACATCAAGCAGAATGTAACTCAAATTTAGATGAAGAAGATGCATATTGGGTAAAATATGAATTTAAATTGTTATAAATATGTCTGAATATTCGGAACGTCGAAGTAAAGAAATTGAAGAAGATGTCAAATTAAAATGTCAGGAAGCACGTAGAGCTGCTGATTGGTGGGCTGCACATTGTGAAGAAATAAAATCTGAAGCAGAAATTATAAAAGAAGCAGAAAATCGTTATTTGTCATTTTTTGAACGACATCATTTTATAATAGAAGCTGAAGAAATATTTATGTATAAATTAAGTAAAAATGAGTTTAGTAGCAAATCTTAAAATAGAAGATAATGGAGAAATGTGGGCATGGTGTCCTGCATGTGGAAAACAAGTAGAAGTGTGGGAAGATGAATATTATCAAACATTAGATGATGGTAATAAAGAATATGATGTCACATGTAGTTGTGGTGAATCTTTTTATGCTTCTGAATCATATTAAAATTAAATAAATAATTATGACTAACGAAAATTTTGAAGTATTACTTGATGAGTTAGATAAAAATTCTAAATACTTTCATGAAAATTCATGTTCAGCAACTTTTGTAAATGCCGATGGTGCAACTAGTAATTCACTTACAGATTCAATAACATTTGAAGATGCAGATTTAGGTACAAAAATGCAATTAAATATAGGTGATGCTGCATATATATTTGATATATTTTTGGATTTGTGTCCTGAAGCTATTGAGTTCTTTAATAAGTTTATTGAATATAGAGGAATGGAAATTGTAAGTTGTGAATGCGACGAACTTGCAAGGAAATAAATTCAAATTATATTTAATTTCTAACAAATCATTACTATATTTATACATAATAGAAATATAGGGATATGAAAAGATGTAACTCACTTGAAGAATATACAAATGCATTTAGAGAGCATTTTAAAGATAATTGGGAGACAGTAGTCAAACAATGTCAAAATTGGCTTAATGGTGAACGAAGTTATTTTAAGGTTGGCACATTGCATGATTGTCAAGATGAGAATTATATTTATAAACGATTAGATTATGCCAATAAAATGTTAGCTGAAATTGATTATCATGTTCAGCGATATTCATACACTTATAAGAAGCCTCAAAGACGAAAAGATAATGATTTAAGTTTTATTGACACTGGTACTGATTGGTCGTGGAGTCCTCAGATTAGAGTTCCTAAGCTTAAACGTAAAACGGCTTGGAAAAGATTTTATAAGATGTTTCCTGATTTGAAGGGAATGAAAACTATTACAGGTAGATCTCGTTGTTGGGCACGCGATGAAAAGGGAGAAATGTGCCAAATAATACAGAATGCTAGTACAATCAAATTAAAGAAAATAAAATGAAATACCCAAGAACATATCATTTACCATATTCACCTGGAGCTACTAAGGATGATAAGAAGCTTCAGGGTAATTGGTTTAATAATTTCAAAGGTCAAGAGATTGTTATAACCGAAAAAATGGACGGTGAGAATACGTGTTTTACTTTTCAAGATGTTTATGCCCGTTCTCATGGTGCACCTACACGTTCCCCCTGGTCTCGTAATTTATGGGATCCTTCTGATGGTTTGTATTGGAGAATTAAGCCTTTATTAGCTGACGATGAAATGATATTTGGTGAAAATTTGTATGGTGAACACTCTATTCATTATGATAAGTTACATGCATATTGGTTTATATTTGCCGGATACGATAGTGATATAAATTATTGGATGAGTTGGGATGAAGTAAACGAGTTTGCCAAGATTCTTAATGTCCCAACAGTTCCTGAATTATGGAGAGGAAAGATAGAATCAGAAGAACAACTTAAAAATCTTGTTGAAAAATTTACAAGCGAACCATCATTATACGGGCCTCAACGAGAAGGTGTTGTTATAAGATTAACAAAGACTTTTGAAGATAAATACTTTCCATATTATGTTTGTAAGTGGGTCAGACCCGGGCACGTACAAACTGACGAACATTGGACAAAGAATTGGAAGAAAGCCGAATTAATAACTATATAAATATGAAAGAATATAAATTATCTTTAGAGGAAGCCGCTAAAATTATTGAAAATTTAGGTTTAGTAATTGATGAGGGTGTAGATCCTAATTGGGAAGGAAATGAAGAGTCCACTGATGATATATTTATTTGGTTGGCTGTTGATTCTAATGGTAATGAACGTATGACTACTTTGAAAAATGGATTTCAAAGATTTTCTCCCAAGTTATGGCATAGTCAATATTCATTAGATCCGGAAATTCGTAAGAAATCATTTGATGAAAAAAACAAAATTTGTTCATATGATGACACACAAATGAAAGATGACCATTGGGTAGAAATACCGGAAGATATCGATATGGCTAAATGGGGTGCTTATCCTCATTGGTGTTATTTACCAAAAGGAACAATTAAAAAACTAATTGGAAGAGAATTAACATGGGATGATGAACCAGTAAAATATGAAGGATAATTATGGATAATGTAGTGATGACTTATTTCTGGTATTGGTTTATACCAGCAATTTTATGTATTATTTGTTGTATTTTGTGGAATGAGATTTTTTCTGATCAACGCAAACCTATATACAGAATAGATGCAAATGGTTATGTACAATTCTATTATAGAAAGTTTTCATGTTGGGAATATTTTCCAATTTGGAATGATAATGATGATCATCGAGTAGTTGAGGTATGCGATACAATTAGAAATTTAAATTATGATTTATCATATTTTGGACCTGGAAGAGTAAGACTAAAGCTTAAATTTGATGATGATGCATTTCCAGTTACTCAAGAATTTATAACTGATCATGTACGTAAGTTATATCCTGAGTATAAAAATTCTGAACAACTTTGGCAACTGCATAAATTATATGTAGACAAGGAAAATATAGTTTTACAAAGAACTCTGAAGAATAAAATTATTTCATAGAAATTTCATTAAAAATTACTATATTAAATTTGAAATTTATATATTAAGATATAAAGATATTTAATTATGAAAGTAACTATTGACAATATTAAGAATATTAAATATATAGATGGTTATGCTTTAGATTATGGTAAACGTCATCTTAAAGCGATATTAAAAGATGTGGATGAACTTAATGATTTACTCAAAGACAAAGGTGAATCATATCGACAAATTTATATTAATTATGAAGATGAGCATACTGAATATTCACCAGAACGAGTAGATCCATGTCCTGATTATTATGGGATGTTTACGTTGAGATTTGAAAAAAATCAATATGAAACAATAGGGGAGGTAATGTCTTTGGATGAATTAGATAATGCAATATGTATTTTAATTAACTTTACAGAATTTAAACTATCATGACAAAAGAAGAAAGAAGAATAATTGCTGAAAAGCATTTCGATGAGATGGAAAATGATACTTTTGTATCACGAATTACTAAAAACTCACGAGTAAATTCAGTTATATATGATAAAAATCATTATCCAAAATTTACTTATGATAATAGTATTGAAGTAATTGATTCCACTACCGAAAATGCAATTGCAAAATACGCGCAACCGTTTAAACAATTATGTGTATTGAATTTTGCCAGTTTTACACGTCCTGGTGGAGGATTTATTAAAGGTGCTATTGCACAAGAAGAAGCATTATGTCATGTTAGTAATCTTTATAATGTATTGATAGCATTTAAAGATAAATATGATGAAAATTTCTATAAGCGTTCATTTGAGACAGGACTTTATGAAGATTGGGGTATATTTTCTCCTTCTATCTATTTTAAATTTGGTGAAAATTCAGATTTACTAGTAAATGTAATTACATGTCCTGCACCAAATTATAATGTATATAAAAAATACTATTCTGATGAAAATCTTTATCTTAAAACACTTGAATCAAGAATAAAGTTTGTATTAGATATGGCGAAAGTACATGACCAGGAAATATTAATTCTTGGTGCATTTGGTTGCGGAGTATTTGGTAATGACCCAACATTGGTTGCATCAATTTTCAAAGAATTTCTTAAAGATTATAAATTTGAAAAAGTTATTTTTGCAATTCCTGATAATGGTAATGGAAATTATGTAGCATTCAAAAAAGTTTTCAGTTAACAAATATATAATTTATTATGGAAAATAATAAAGAAAAATTGAGGCAAAAAGAGTTAAAAAATATTTGGGAAAAATTTTCATTAGAAGAACTCTTGACGGCTGGGCTTGAAAATGATAAAATTTCTAGTTCTGATATTATTGATGCAGTTGATATATATAAAGATCCGAATCGTATATGTGAAGATGCTGATATAGATTTTGTAGTAGAAAATGCTCCAATTGATGATATAGTAGATAAACTTGACCGTAAATATGGTACTGAAGATATTCTTGATTGCTTAGATAAATATTATATACTTAACTATTTATCTGATGAAGATATGTTAGATCATCTTGAAGGAAGTTGGGTATTGGATGATCATGATAGTACTATTAGGGAATTTTATCAAAGTGAAGTATTAGATGATATTGAAGACAAAATATTGGAACAGAGGGGTACATATCTTGAATCAATAAATCAATTTAACTATGATCAATTAAGACAATTTTTCTGTAAATTATTTGGAATAAGTAATTATGATGAAGATGGATTATTTGTAGGATTTAATTATTTAATTGATAAACTAAATAAATCAACATATAAAAATAAGAATGATAATAAATGGCAACTTATAAGAGAATAATTATTATATTATGTGCAATTTTATTTATAGGTTGTGGAAATAATATAAAAACAATTAATATAACAAATAAATATAAAACCGAGATAAATGTTCATTATTCTACTTATCATGTAGAAACTTATATATTTTATACTGATAATATTACCGAGGTATGTTCATTTAATGGAACAAATTATTTAATTGAAAAGGAAAGAGAAGAAGAGTTATTGTCTACAACTGCACCAATAGAAATTATTAAAAAATCAAAATTTGATAAAAATGGAACAGAATTAGAACTTGAAACCAACTACTATAAAAGATCCAATTAAAGAAAAATAAATATAGTATAATATTTTTTAAATATTATTGAAAAAAAGTGCTCGAAAATTTGAATTTTTTCGAGCATTTTCTATATTATATATGTAAATCAAACAAACAAAAAACTACTAAAGATGAAAACAACAACAATTAACATTTCAAATCCGAGAATTGTCAACGTTAAACGTTTCATTATTGCTACAAACAAGAATGAATATCTTAAAAATCTTAATGGTGAGTTGACAGAAAATCCTACAGAGGCTTATCAATTTAAGAATAAAGCTCGTACTAAGTTTTATGGTAAGAAATTTAATTTGTCTAAGATTTGTACTTGTAATGTTGAACAGCTTCGTGAGGCAAATTATAAATTAGAAGTTTTTCATTAATTTTTTATATATTATTTGAATTTTCATAAAACAATTTCTATATTATATATGTAAATCAAACAAACAAACAAAAATGAAAATCTATCAGATTACAATTCAGAGTTTCTTCACTGCTAATAATACTGATTATGCAATGGCAATTGATAGAGCTAATGATATTCTTCTTTTTACTGATATAAGGAAAGCTGAAGAAACTTTTAATAATTTGATTGATGAATATAATGCTAAGTATTATGAAGTAAATGGTCATAAAACTAATGAATTTATTTGCTATGGTGCAAATAATACCACGGTAATTTATCATAATAAACAGAAGACAGTAAGAACATATATTTCACTTGATCCTAAAGAAACCCTTTAAATTTTAAAATTATGGAAGTACGACCTCCGCCCTAATTAAAATTAATGATATAGAAATAGATGATAATTTGTAAGATATATTAGAAGAATTTAAAATTAGATAATATGATACGAGATTGACCTTAATAAATAATTAAACTTGATAAGATGATAATTTGTAAGATATTAGTAGAATTTTGAAATTATATAATATGATACGAGATCGACCCTAATAAATAATTAAACTTGATAAAATGATAATTAATATAATATAAATTAGTAGAACTTTTAAATTATAAGTAAGATGATTAGAGATCGACCCTAAAATAAAGATATAATTTTTACATATAAGATATAATTTAATAAAATATAAAAATCCCAATCTAGAGTTTAATAGGATAAAGTTCGGTAACGTTACAAAAACTCCCAAGGTTCAAAAAATCAATACTAGACATTCTGCATGGCGATATAGTATTCAAGTTGATTGAGAATCATATAAGCAAAAGAAGAAATAAATCTTCTTCCGCTTTTAATTTTTATACATTATATTCTATTTTAATATTAAGTATTAAAAGTTTAATTAATGGATAAAAAAGAATTAGATATTTATAATTATAGAGAAGAAATTTCTTATACCGATGAAGATATTGTTACATATATAAAAGATTGGGTTAATAATAAAATTAGTAAAACATTTGAATTTAGACCTCATCAGTTAGAAACTATTGTTACAATTATTCAAAATATTTTAACACATAAATATCGTAATTATGTAGTTGAAGCGCCAACAGGATCTGGTAAATCACTTATAAATATGATAGCTGCTGGTGTATTAGCTGAATATTTTGATATTACTTCATATATATTAGTATCTGATTTGTTTCTTTGGGAGCAATACGAAAATTTTTTAAAAAAACATAAGAAGACAGGTATTGCAACACTTAAAGGACAAACAGGTAATTATGTTTGTAAATTAAATGGTGAAGACATGAAGAACGCTGATTGTAAAATGGCGGGTCTTTCATGGGCTGCTATGTTTAATTGGCAAACATGCAAAAAATATGGGTATGAATGTGCTGCAACATGTGAATATGTACGAGCAAGAAAAAAGGCTGTAAAAGCTAAAGTTTGTATAATGACTTATCAATTATTCTTATTTATAATGAATAATCCTCAGTTTAATTGTGATAGTCATGGTTCGCCAATATTTGTTCCTCATCAAGTATTATTTTGTGATGAATGTCATAACATACCAGAAATAGTACAATTACAATATGCTCCCACAATTGTTGAAAGCGATTTTGAAAAATTAGAATCTTTATATAATGGTACTACAGATCCACAAATATCATTATTTGATGAGTTTAAGTTGAATGATGCGGAAAATATAGTTTATACTAAATATCCTAATGTAACTGTATTTAAAGAAGAGTTACAAAAATTCTGGAAAACATGGACAACACCAGAATCCCGTAAAGATGAAGACATAAATGATTTAAAAAAGTATTTTGAAATACTAACTGCTTTTACAAAACGTTGTGAAGATATTAAAAGCAGAATTTCAAGTAAAAAAATGAATCATGAGCATTTATCAAAAGATGATATAGCTATGTTTAAAATAGCTTCATGGCATGAAAATTATTTATGTCATTGGAATGATTTTATTACAGCGATTGATGTTACTGGTGTAGATTATTTATTAAAAGATATTACAATAGCGAATGATGATAAGCATATATCTGTGGCATTTAAGTGTACTAAAGAAGATTATATAGTTTGGTATTTCTTATTACGTAAAGCTCCATATAAAGTTATGTTGTCAGCCACTGTAGGAACTAAAGCAGCATTTGATGAACGTATGGGATTTCATTATGAAGAAAAAGATGAATATGATCATGAAAATTCTATTGTTGACAAATCATTTATGACAGTTATTCCTTCAACATTTGATTTTAATGAATCCCCTATATATTTCTTTAATAAATTTAAGATGTCTTTTAATGAACGAGAAATATCATTTAGACATTTAAAAACAGTTATTTATTCCATTTGTTCAACTAAATTTAAAGAACAAAAAGGAATGATACAAACTGGTTCATATGAATTTGCTAAACGCTTATATAATGATGCTCCATTAGAAATTAAACAACGTATGCTAGTATATAATGGTTCTCGTGAAAAAATTACAATGGTAAAATTACATCAAATGTCACAAGATACCATATTAGTTGGTCCTACTCTTAATACAGGTATCGATTTACCTGGAGATGATTGCAGATTTATTATAATACTTAAAGTACCATATCCAACTCTTATGGATAAACTTGTAAACGCCCGTAATAAATTATATCCTTTATGGTATAATTCACATACATCAAATGAAATTATTCAGGGTATTGGTCGTGGTGTTCGTTATGATGGAGATTGGTGCGTAACATATATATTAGATGCATGTTTTAAAACATTATATAATAGTACAAAAAATCAATATCCAATAGAATTACAAGATCGTATTAAAATAATATAAATATTAAAAGTATGTCATTAGTTATAAAAATTATATTAATTATATTAATTGTAAGATTATGCGTATATCAAATTATACATTTGTTAGAAATATTTAATAATAGTGTAAATCAAATGGCTGTTGATCAAATATTAGACGATCCAAATAAGTATGTTAGATATCGTGAAATGATTAAATTTATGTATAATTGTATTTGGTTTGTACTATTTATTAAATTATTAATTATGGTCTTTAATGAAAATTTAGAAATTACATTTATTAAATAATTATAGGATTGTATGGAAATTGATTGGAAAAAAGAAAGATTAAAGAATAAAAAGGAGATCTATTTTATTCTTGATACATTTGAATATAAATTTATATCACTACCTACTATTGATTGTTATTCATATCTTGACACAGAAGAGGCAATCAAAAATGGTTGTAAGCGAATTCGTACTTATGATCTTCTTCATTTGTCATTCGATTTACTTGAACTTGGGTATCGTATATATTTAGTTAAAGATGCAAGAGTTTTAGAAGTATATCCTGGAATGTATAATTATTCTAATAAAGACATTAGATTTGCTCATAATCTTCGTCGTCTTTTACTTGGAGGATTTTTTAATACTGCACTTAATATAAACAATAATAAATTTTATTATGATCATTCTTTATCTACTCATGAATTAATGGAGGATGAAAAGGCACGTCAACAAACACCACTTGCTTTTCGTGTTGCTCAGAATACAATTGGTTTTTATATAAAAGGTATTAAAGCAATGAGTAATGAAGAATCATATGAATGGCATAAGAAACATTCAAGAATTGATCCAAAAACAGGTGATATGATAATAAGTGATGATGAAATAGGTGATGGCACATTTGAGAAAAAATATCCAAAACTACAATAAAATAATAAATATATGAGTTGGTTTAAAAGTTTATTTTGTGAGCATGAATATGAATTTGTTCGTAATATATATGGCGATCAAATAAATTACTGTAATGGTAAACGTTCTATTTGGAAATGTAAAAAATGTGGAAAAATAGAATATAAAGATAAATTATATCCTAATAAATCCTATAAATTATGTGATGAATTGGATAAACTTTATAATGAATGTTATGATAAAAAATATAAAGATTGGCAATTGTTAAAAAGCGAGACATTAAATGTAATGCAAAAAACCATGAGAGACATTGCATATAATGGGCAATGCTGGGCAGATTTCATATTAATATGTGAAGAAAAAAGCAATGATAAAAATTATTATGAAAAATGGTTAACTGATAATGGTTTGAAAGTTGAGATAAATTTATATAATCAAAAAGAGGTGTGTAATGAAACAAATACTTATGAATTTCATGTACGTTGGCATTATAAATATTAGTTATAATTATGGTTATACGAAGTGATAATGTAGATGGTGCATGTCTTAAAATATTCACTAATCCAACAGGTGATGATTATTTTATTGCTACTTATTGGGAAAAGGATGGATATAATGGATTTGGACCTGTGGTTAAAATTTGTGGACCAGGCGCAGGTGGTAATTTAGATGTACCAGAAGATATACGTTTAGATTTATTGAAAGTATTAAATAGATTAAGTAAAGATAAATAATTAAAAAATATAAAAATGAGTAATTCAAAATTTCAAACTGTTTATGGTGTTAGGATATATCCTATTGATTATTTGAAAAATGAAGAATATACTGAATCTGATTTAAATTGTTTATGTGACACTAATAGTCTTATTTATTCTTTAATTATAGGGATGTTTAGAAAAATAAATAGTAAGAAAAAAAATTCTGATATTATAAAAACAATTAGAAAAGAAAATTGGGTAAATTATTATAGTTGGACAAAAACAGAATTTTATGAATATGAAGATGATGTAGTGAAGATTTTTAGAAATTTATATCAATGTGGTGAAATTGAAGCAAAGTCAAAAGCTCAATGGTTTATGATTAAATACGCATTAACAGTAAAACCTTAAAAAATATATATTATGAATATACGTGAAATATTATATTGGGATAGATCCATCAATTAATAGTACTGGTATATGTATACAAAAATTTGATGGTGACGTAAAAATTAAAGAAGATTTTATTATATTAAAACCAGCTGATTATAATAAATTAGAATCAAAATGGTTAAATAAAAAAGAAAAAGAAGCTGAAAACGCAATTGAGCATTTTCAATATTGTTTTTATGAAAAAAGAGATTTAAGTATTTATAAAGATTATTCTCATTTTCAAGAATATTGGAAAAGTTGGAATATGTGTACATGCGCAAAAACAATTTATAATTTAATAAAAGATTGGACAAAAGATAATCCAGAAGGTATATATATTGTTATTGAAGGTATATCATATGGTTCTGCACAGCGAACAAAATCTATATTTGATTTAGCTGGATTAAATTATCTTATAAGAGATAAATTTATTGAAAAGGAAGGATATACTTTTATTATTACACCTCCATCAGAAATTAAAAAATTTGCTTCAGGTAATGGTAATTGTAATAAAGATATAATGATAAATATATTTACAATAAATCACCCAGAATTTAAAATTGTTCCTAAAGTTGATGATATATCTGATGCATGGTTTATGAGTAATTTTTCAAAATATTTTATAGAAAATAATATAGATAAAGGAGAGAATTAATTCTCTCCTTTGTACTGTATTAAATAAATTTAAACTATCATTTTTATGGGCTCTTCTTCACTCTCCTGTATTGAATATTATTTTTTGATAAACTATACATTTAATATATTTGAGTGAACGAGAATGAAAACTAGCCACAGTTTTTATAAAATACAATTTGTTGTATAAATATTATTATGAGTTAATATATATAATGATATTAATATTTCAATATGATAAGAATAGCATCTCCATACATTACATTGCGCATTTAAACCATATTTGGTTTTTGGATTATTTATTTCATTAAATGCATGTGGCTGCATATATAAAATTTTTGATGGAGTATAATTTTCTGGTTTTAAATTTCTATAATGAGGAATTATTCTATTAATAAAATGTTTATAATAATCATCAACTATGTTTAATGAATATTTTTTTATTATAAACTCATAATAACCGCAAACAAATTTCATCATATCAATCCATCTATTCCATATACAGGTATACATTTCACGAGTAATAAAATTATAATCATTAGTTGAAGTTATATTTATTATATTTTCAATAGGAACTATATTTTGCGTTGTTAAATATTCTATAAAATCATTGTACATAAATTCTGGTTGATTCATTTTAGATACAATTTCATAATAAATATTTCTAAATTCTCTATGTGGTACTTCTTCTATTTTAGGTATTTTGTTACCTAAATAATCATATTCATTTGTCATATTAGTTTTAACTATATAATAACATTGAATTATATCTTTGTCCAAAATTTCATTTTCTTTAATTTTAGTTGCCTGAATAATTCTTGTGTCATGACAAAATGATATTACTTTAGAATATATGTTATTCTTATAAACATAATATTGACAAACAAATTCACTCCAAAATCTGTTTAATTTATTTATATTATGTTTAGAATATTCTTCTTTAGGGTTAAAACAATTATATGTTAAATTTTTATTAAACTGTCTTGGAATATTAAATCCACATATCCATACTTTATTTTCTTTTGAAATCATATTATATTGCTCATTAATTTTTTCTTTTTGTACATTATAACTTTTAACGTGATGTATAATACAGCCTAATGGATAACCATCATTTATGCCTATTTTATTATTATTTGGGTGTGGTGAATTAGACCCATCATTAATTTTTCTATATGGCGTATAAGTAAATAATTGCGAATAATTTTCTGTTGAAAATGTATTATGTAATGTACATATACGATAATTATTTTTGTTAGCAAATGTTAATATACCCCATTCAAAATAAAATTTATGCCAATCATTACTTTTACTAAAATGTTTCAAAAAATTATTAGAAAATCTACATATAGTTAAAAATCCAAAAGTAATATCTTTTTCATTTATAAAATTACTGTTAAAATGATATAAACGTTTTAACATATTATAATTATAAAGTAATACATAATTATGATTAGTTATATAAGTATTAATATGGTCAGCTATAACATCTGCAGTTTGTTCATATCTATATGTATTATAATATCTAAATAATTGTTCAAATGGATTATAATCATTTGAATTTATAGTTACATCATATTCAATCATCCAATAATATTCATACATATTATATTTATTATAAATATCAACAAATAAATATGAATTATTTGGTAAATTTTTATTATTTGGATCCCTATAATTTACTGGAGGATTAAATTTGTATGTTTTAATTATTTTATTATGATTAAAAAAATTTGGAGGTGGATTTCCAGTATAACACCATATCAACTCCTGATTTTCTAATAATGAATATTTTATATCATTATATCTATCAACAGTAAACTCATTAAAAATATGTGAAATAAATATTACTAATTCTGTCCTCATATATTAAAAATATAAAAAAATGGAAACTAATTAAATAGTTTCCATTCTAAATTTTTTTATTTTATAAAAATAATTATTTTGCGTTTTCAAGAATAGCAAGATCTTTAGCTACTTTACTAAGAAGAGCAATTTTTACAGGATCATTTTTGTATTGTTCTGCAAGCATTGCAATCTTTTTCTTACGAATTGCATATTGAGCCTCTTTATTAGCTTCAAGTTGTTCTTTAATTTCTTGCGCTTGAGGATCTAATTTCTTCATATCTTCATTGATTCTTTCTTCAAACATATTCTTTAAATCAATACCTGTAAGTTTAACTACATTATTAAGAGCTTCAACCATATATTGATAGTTATTTGAAGATTTACCTGCATTATAAGAACGGAATACTGTTAAATTAACATTATTATTACCTTCAACAATTGCAAGAACTGTACCTTGGTTTGTTGTCATTAATTTAACAGAATCACATGATGTAATGTTATCAATATTTTCAAATACTTCAGAAACAATAGCAGCAGTTTGTGTGAAACGTAATTTTTCGTTTACATTCATTACACGAGCAACTTTGTTTACATATTCATTAAAATCAACTGCATTTTCGAATGATTCAGTAATATTACCTTTTGTGAAAATAAGTTTATTTTCATTAATTTCAAATTTAGCAGGTTCATTATAAATGCTTGTGTATTCTAATTCTAATACATCATTATGACGTACGAAGTTTTCAAGAAGAGCATTAACTCTGTTAAATTTAACATCATCACAAACAGCTTCAGAAATTTCGCCATTAGTATTTTTAAATGTCTTATCTAATACTTTAAAATAAAATTCTTTATTTTCACCATTTTCAGCAACTAAAACGTAACTAACAGGATTAACAATAGTATAATTAATTGCTTGTTGTTCATTAATGGTTGATTTATAAACTTCTTTACAAATTTGACGGAATTCAGGAACATATTGAATGCTCTTTAAAGAACCAGCTTTAATATAGCTAACAATATCTGATTCATTCATTTCAAGAAGTTTTTCAACTTGTGCTACACCAAATTTATTAATGTAATTGTAAGTTGAATTGTTATTAGAAATACTTTCACATGCAGAAGCTAATTTCCAACCAATGTTGTTTTCATTAATAAAGTTATTAACAGATTCTAATATACTTGTCAAACCTGTATCAAAGCTTAATTTAGAAGCTTCTAAAACAAAGCCATTAACAATACCGCAAGTTGCTGGATTTGAATAACAATATGCGCGGTATTTATTCAAAACATCTTTACCTGCCTCTGTGATAGCTTCTGTAGAATTGATCTTTTCAGCAAAGTTCAGGTCTTTAAGTAATTTTATGCTCATACGTATATTTTTGTTATATTTTTATCAGTTTTATAATGAATATACATTAAATATATTCATTTATTAAATAATAATAATCATTTATCAGAATTTGTGATATAATTTTTAATTAATGTTTTAATTTTTGTAATTTCTTCACCACATTTTTTATTTTCTCGTCGAATTAGTTGATTATCATTATTCTTAATTCTATAAAATACTAATTTATCAGGAATAAAACCTATATATAAATTGTTTTTTAAAACATCAAAATAAAAATAATAATCATTACAAACAATATAATTAATATTATATCTTATATTATGTTTATTTATATCAGATAATTTATAAAATATTGTAGGGTGACATATACAATTTTGAGGTAATAATGTGTTTACATCATTTGTTATATTTTGATTATTATATAATTCTAATATTCTAACTATACCATTATACCAACCTACTACATTAGTTGTATTACTTGTACATAATGTTATATTAGAATGTTCTTCCATATAATCATATTGAACAGTTAATCGATTAAATTCCATAGTATCATCAGAATCCATATAACATACATACTTACAATTACAATTATCTAATAAAATATTTATAGATGTAGCATATCCTTTATTTATTTCTCCATTTATTATAGTAATAATATCTGAATATTTGTTTTTATATTCTGTTAATACAGATAATGTTTCTTCATTATCAGAACCATCATTATAAATTAATATATTAACTTTATCATATTCAGCATTAAATTTATTAAAATATTCATTATTAAAATATTCTACAGCTTTAATTGTTGAATCAAAATATTCTTTAAAATAATTATGTTGTGTATTATAAACTGGAGTTATTACTGTTATAATATTTTGACGTCTCATATATGTATTATTTATTTAAATTTTCCAACCCATAGTAGCTCCTATAGAACCCATAACAAGTTTAGAAGTTAATAATGTACCGAAAGTACCTTTAATATCTACACCTAAAGCTTTACATATTGCATTTCCTAATTTAGGACCTACTGAAGCACCTAATATAGCTCCACCAATAGCGCCAAAAATACCTTCATCAATAGGTACATTATTTTCTTTAGCTTCTTGTAATTTTTGTATTATGCTATCATATGTTAAATCTTCAGTAATTTGTGTATCTGTAACAATTTCTTCTAAATTTTTCATATATAATTATTTAATTTATTTTTCCTTATACCATTTAGGTGGATTTTTTTCTAATGGAGAATCATTAAAGATATAAGTCGTATTAGTAACATTACTTACATCCCATTTAGATATATCTCCATTAAAATCAGAATAATTAAACATAGCATGCATATTTTTTACTTTACTAACATCCCATTTAGATATATCACTATTAAATTGAGATCCACAAAACATACTGTCCATATTTGTTACACTACTAACATCCCAATTTTTTATATCTCCATTAAATTTAGAATTAAAAAACATAAATGACATATTAGTAACATTAGAAACATCCCATTTAGATATATCTCCATTAAAATCTAATTCGTAAAATAATGTACTCATATTAGTAATTTCATTAACATAAATGTCATTTAAATTAGCTTTATTACCACGTTCTTCAATTAATTTACGCACTAAATTATATAATTCTTCTTTAGTTTCAGGATAATAGTTAAACATTGATCCTAATTTAGTTTTAGAACCTATTTGAAGTTTTTCTAATATATAATTATTTAATTGTTTCATATTTCAATTTTATTTTCTTTACAATTATATACTATTTGATCAGATAATATAGAAGCAAGATAATCATGGTTTTTTACTTTACATACTTCTATATCATCCCCATATTTTTGACGCAATATTTCTAAATGTTTAATAAGTTCTTTAATATTCATTATGCAATTTTTGACCAGATCTTTTCAAAAGTTTCTTTATCCATAATAGGAATAAAGCATCTATCAATAAATACGCCAAGAATATATTGATCATTTGGTGTAGTTTCTCCTGATATATATTCTTTTAAGAAGCCATCAAATAATTTATAATTTGTTCCTCCATCAATATGACCTTCATTGTCTCCAAGTTCTATTTGAAGATTTTCTACAGTTGACCATGATAAAGTTTGTCTGTTCCAGTCACATAAGAACATTGGTTCACGAGAATGTTTACCATTATTAGCATCCCATTTTTCAATTCTTTTCGCAATCATTGAAAGAATAGAATCATCACCATTTTTAAATAGTGAAAATATTGTATTATTATTTTGACTTTCAGTTATCATAGTTTTAAGTGATTTCATAATATTAGTATTTACCTTTATTTCCTTTGCCCGAAATTCGTGAGGCTTGAAGTTTCATTTGTTCTTTAATCATTGATTTTGCATCGTCATCAGAGAAATTAATATCACCAGAACATGCTTCAAATATTTTTGCACATATACCAAATGTACGTATTGAAATTTCCATTTCTGCACCTTCTTCTGATAATTCTACTAAATAATTATATGCTTTTGTTTTTGATTCTTGACTTAGTGTTTCAGGTTCAATTTTTGGCATAAGATTTTTAATTATTTGCAATACTTGTTCAGTAGTGAAATTAATATCTTGAATATATGAACGACCTCTAAGAGCAGTATCAAGTTTACCGGCATTCCAATTAGTAATTACAATAACTCCACCATTATAGTAAAATCTCTTTGGTACTTCATTACCGTCATCATCTAAAAGTTTTCCAGAAATACCATACGATATAAGACGACCTTCATCATCTGAAGTACTATCAAGCGCAGCTTTAAGAATATTTATACATTCTTCAGGAGCACCAGGACCAACTAAACCATCAGCATCATCAATTAAAAGAATTTGTCCTTTGTTTTGATACTCATAAAGAGCTAAATATAATCTACGTGGAGTACATTTACCTTTTATTGTAAACATATTTTCTCCTTCTTTATAATTATTAGCTTTTAATTGTTGTTTAATTCTATAAGTTTTACCTACACCAGGAGCACCGCAAAGAATAACAGATGGATTAATTCCTGTAATTACCATCTTTACATAACCTTGCATTTTTTTAAATGTTTGTTCTGGATCTTCAGATTGCCCCTTCAATTGACTTTCGAAAGACTTCATTTCTTCAGATATTTCTGCAATAAGATTAACATTACGTTTAATAGCTAATTTAAGTTCTTTAAGATCACTTGCCCCACCTTTAATTGCAGAATTTATTTCTGAAAATTCATCTGCTAATTTATTGGCTTTTTTTTCATCTTTATCTGCGTATGCTTGTAATGCATCTCTACGTTTTTTATCTGCATATTCATTTAATTTTGGATCTACCGCTTCATTAATTGTTTTCTTAAAAATATCGAAAACTGTTTTATTATTTAATGATTCAAATACATGATAAGGTAATGCTCCAATATAATATAATGATTCTTTTATTTCAGCGTTTTTAAAATATGAACGACCAATTTCAATAGCTTTCTTTTCAGAAAGATTATAATTTTGTGAAGTAACTATTGTCCAAATAATAGGTAAGAAATATATAATAGAACTTCCTAATGTATAGATACTTAAGTCAGATTTACCTTCACCAGTAAATAAATAATTTACATCTTTAAAAAAGTCAATAGAATACGCATAAACATCATTTTTTGATTCTAACCAGTTAATTTGAAACATTGATGATTTACTTGGAGATTTAGAATCAACAATAATATATTGTGATGATAAAAAATTTTGTTTTTCTATTGTAGTTTTTTGATAACCCACTAATGGTACTAAACCATCAATATGTTTTAACAAAATACTATTTATTTTTTCTGTAACAAAATCGATATTCTTGGTATTAAATGCTTCATATACTTGCATTTCTTTTCGTTCTTGTATAAAATCTAAAAATGTATACATATGTTTTAAAGTAATATAATTTGATAATTAAAAATAATTAAATTTTAAATAAAGTATATTTGTACAGCTTCTGTAGTTATACTATTATTTATTCCATCTAATGATGTTTTATCTGGATAATAATTAAATCCTCCCATAAGTATAGGAATTTCAAGTTTAGAATCTACTTGTATGTTTCCATAACCATCAAGACCAGCCATATTATCTGGCTCATAAATTACTCGTTTAGTTACATATTTATAAACCGAGTTGTTATAAATTAATTCATATTTATAGTAATAACCATTTTTAAATGCATCTTCATTTAATTGAGAAATAAAATCGATGTCTATAGATATAACTGAATCAATTTCATTATGTATTTTTTTAATTATTTCTGATTTTGAAATGAATTGTGTATCTTCTAATGAATTATAAAAATATTCAGCTAATATATGTTTAATTTGTGTTTTTACTAAATCTTTATCATAATTATTTTTTATTTTAACGTAACAAATTGCAGCATATTTACGAATAATTGGATCTTGAAATTTAACAGTAATACCCGCAAAAGATTTTTTAGAATTTTCAAGAGTATTTTGTATCATTATTTTTTGATCATTATTTAATAAGAAATCATTTGATGTCAATTTAAAATATTCATCTACATCTTTAATTTCTTTTGAAAAATTTCTTAAACATGTAACATTAATTATCATTGAATTTGATTCAGACCAACAATTAACGTACCCAATAAATGAAAATCTTTTAAAGAATAATTTAAAGTTTTCCTCAGATACTAATACTGAAGATCTTGAATTTGCACCAATCATTTTTCTAATAAATCCAATACTATCTGAATTTGTTCCTCCAGATATACAATTATCCATTTTTAATTCTATAAAATTATTAATATTAATTTCATTACCAAGTGTGTCAAATCCTGAATCATTAAATTTAAAGCGTGCTTCTTCACCAGGTAATACATTACCAATAACACCACTATGTTTTAAATATTCAATTTCTATAGTTTGACCTTCAGTTAATTGTTTACCATATATTCCATTACCAAAAGTTATTTCAAAACCATTATCAAATCCAATATTTAAAATATATTGTTCGCCATTTTCTGCCATATCATATAAATTACCAACTCTTTCATATTCTTTACCGTCAACTTTAACAATTATATGATTACCATCAAATAATTCTCCAACAGATACATGTACACTTTCTAATTTAATTCCTTTTGTCACATAATTATTTTGTACATAAATTCCTTGAATTACAGTAAACATATGAGTAATTAAAGGCTTACTAATATCAATTACATAATAATCTGTAGGCAAACTTAATGAATAAATAAGCCCATTATTTTTATTAGTTATTTTACAATGGTTTTTTATATATATTTTATCAGAATTACTATTTAATCCATTATTTATATGCATAGAACCAATAATAGTACCAGTTGCGCTGTTACCATAACTTGGTTCATATCCAGATATTTTAGCTAATGAATATACTGATTGTTTACGAGAAGCAGTATATATGTTTTGCTCATTCATAGCATCTTCAATATAAAACATAATATTTTGCATGATACCTTTCATACCATCAAATATCACACCAAAAATCTGTGAATGAGTATATTGTAATCCTAAATTATTAAAAGTTTTGGCTAAATAATTTCTTACTGTATTATCGAAATTATCAAAAGCCGTTTGCATTACAGTAAATAATTTCATCATTAAATTATTATAAATTTATCTAAATTCGTATTCACGTATTCCATTACGACCAAATTCATCAGTTACACTTATTTGAACAAAATATATTAATCTGAAATCTCCTTTAAGTATTTCTACATTAATATCGTAATCCATACTACTTAAAAAATATGTATTAGTAATTTGTTCACTAATATATTTTTTTAATTGCTCTTCAGATGGATTTAAAACCCATAAAAATTGTTCGAAATTAGTACCATATTGAACATTATTTATAAGCTCAGTTTTTTCGGTATTAAATAACATATCTAACTCTTGCAAAGCAGCATCAACTGTATTATCTATAAAAATCTTTCCATCTAATGCTAAATCTATCATAAATATATATGAATATTTTTAAACTAATGTCCAACCACCAGATGATATATATTCGTCATCTTGATTAACAATATCGTATTTTCCAGAATAACTTGTAATTTTTTTTCCATCTATATTAAATATAACATACATATCATTACGAGCTGATTCTATAATTTCTTCATTGTTTATAATTAATTTAAATGCATTGACTTTAGTCATATAATCAGCTAAATTAATTCCAATATTTTGTTTAACTGTTTGACGTATTTGAATATTTTGCAAGTTTTGAACTTTATAAAAAATTGGTTTAAAGACTATTTTTTGAAAATCAGATATTTTTTTACTATTAATATCTATATTATTTTCCTCTTTTTTTATTATACATTTAATATTATTTATAAAATTAAATTTAGTATCATCGTTTAATATTATTTCTTGCATATTATTATCATATTGTATTTTATTAATTAAGTTAGGAATATTATGACGTATTATATATTTAAACCATTCTTTAGTTATAACAACAAAATTACTTACTATTTTTATACCTAAATATTTATCAATAAACATGCAGCGACATATTAATGATTGTGGTTTTTGATTCCAATCATCAAAAATTCCATCAATAGCAAAATTAAATTTATTGGGTAAAGATATTAATTTAATTGTTTTTTCATTATAATATATTAAATCATTAAAATTATTATCTGTAGCAATTTCAATTCTAAATCCAATAAAAGTTGGATCTAAACCAAGCTCATCAGCATATTCATCCTTTAATTGCTCTTCTAATAATCTTTTATATTCCTCTAATATTGTTTCTTCATTTATTTGTTTATTTGCTATTTTTAAATTTTGTGTTACTACATCTAATTCTAATTCTGATATATCTGAATAATTTATATCTTCTAATCGATTATCAATATTCTCATAAAAATCATCATAATCTGATATTGATATATTATTTAAATCTAAATATGCATCTTTGAATGTTTTGTATTTATCAAAATTAGGATATATAAATTCTGAATTAATTGATATTTTACCTTCTTCATTAAAACCTAATTTAGATGATAATGTTATTTTACATTCAGAAGTTATTGTAATTTGTGCTATTGATAAATTATCTGCTAATTGATATATATCATTAATATTTTCATTATATGGAAATATACTGAATATAAATGGATATGTTAATAATCTATTTTCTATACGATATTTAATATTAACATATTCTTTAATATGCATATTTTCTCCTTCTATATTCTTTAATACAATTTTATAAGGTTGAATAATTAAATTTAAAGGAATATATTGTGTTTCATTATTTATAAAGTTTACATTTTCATTAGTTTGACCATTGATAAAATCGTCAACAATATTTACAATATTAAGATTTTCTATATAATATGTATTAAAATTAGTATTATTTATTCCAACACTTGCGTTTTTATTAATATCAAATAAATCTTCTATATTAGGAAATTCAATTTTAATATATTCAGAATAATTATTATTTTCTAAACGTATTTCATCATTTGAATATGTTGTATACTCATTAATTTTATTACATAAGAAATAAACATTAATATTATTTATTATGCTTTTAATACAAATTATTCCATTTAATGTTATTTGCGTTGTTGGATGATATAATTTTATGATATTGTTCTTTACATATTTTTCATTATGTTCATTATCATATAATAAATATACATATTGATTAGTATTAATATTATTATTTTCATCAATTATATCAAATAAATCATTATTGTATAATGATCCATTAAATGAAGTTATATTGTTAGAATAACCAGTTAATTTAGAATTATTAATTGGAAATACTTGTATATCATTTGTTTTACCAGATTTTAAATTATTGATATAATTTATAAATACTCGTTTATCAATAAAAATTAAATCTTTATCTATAATTATATCATTAACTACATCAAAATTACGAATCATAATATATTGAGATATAGTATATGATGAAGAATTATCATATACTACATTTGTATAGTCAATTAGATATTTATGATCATTAATATTTAATGTATGTCTTTCCACTATATTAAATTTAAATATTTAATTAAAAATAAATAGTTAATTCATATTTCTTAATTTTTTTATTTTTATTTTTGAAATAATATTTAGTTTTATCTATATTTAATTACAAATATAATGATATGAGACCTAGATTAAATAAAACTTTTGGTATAATTACTTTTAAAGAACTAAATAAATATTTAGTTAGTAATATGGTATATGGATTCACTGTAAAAAGAAATGATACAGATTTTATTTACAGTTATCATATTATGTTTCGTAATAACAAAAGACGTCCAGAGGTATTATATATTAAAGTATCTAGAACATCAAAATTAGTTATTGGTGCTTGGACAAATTGGGATAAGAAGTTTGATAGTATTTATAGTTTAAAAAATTATATTGAGAAATGAAGATAATTAGTAAATATAAAGATTTTTATGATTATTTGGTTCAAGATCATGATGCCGATTTGACATATGTACGTAGTGCAGTGATTGTAAACGAGTATTTCGATGAATTGTTTAAAAGAAATGGTAATTCAGTTACATATTATTCCAAATATCATGGATATTTTGGGCATCAATATTATACTAATACATGTGCAAATAATGGAGATATTTCTTTTGACAATCTTATTTTCGGAATATACCCATTTGTATTTTCACAACCAATTATGAAAATACATTATATATGTAAAGGATATAAATCTCGTGAATATGTATTTATTATCTTAGGTAGAGAATTGGTAGATAAAATCTTAAATGGATCAACTACAGAATCTAAAGAAGCAATTGATAATATATTAATTCCGATGGCTCAAAAAGAATTTGATAAAATAGCCGATAAAGGTATTTGTGGATATACTAAAATTAAATTTTCGACTGATAAAGTAGAAAAAATTAAAAGTGAATTGAAATCTTATGTTTGGAAAGTAGATTGTCCTGATGTTTTTTACAAGATCCAATCACCGGTATTTGTAAAATATTATTATGATTTATTTATTAATGGAGTTTATTGGGAAAATTGGCGTAACATACCAAAGATAGGAACATCTGAATATATACATTATGTAACCAATATATCATTTCAAAAATTAAATTACAATATACTTAAATATTGGTATAATGATTTGTTTGATTTAAATACATACATTAATATTGAAAATTTCTTATGGAGTATTAAACAAGAGCCAGAGTCAAATCCTGATAATAAAACTAAAATTCTTGCACATGGGTTTGATTTGAAAACTTCATTTAGAAAAATGTAATTATTATTAATAAACATATAAATAATTATGAAAGATTTAAAACAATTTATATTAGAAGGTAAGAAACATGTAGATCAAGCTACTGTTGGTGATTTTGCCAAATGGGCATGTCTTGGCGAGATGCCTGATGGAAAACCAGGAAAAGTAGAACCTGAAAATTGTCAAGGATTACTTGATAATGGTTGGTTTGATAATTTTGATGATTCAGATCCTAAAAAAGCTTGTAAAGAAATTGCAAAATTTTTAAATGATAACTGGGATGAAAACATTAAAGTAACTTCTATAGAAACATCAAATGATTGGGAAGTCTCTTTTAGCTTGAATAATAAAACTTACACTGCAACGTTTGTTTCATATTTTGGGGATGAAATAGAATATTAATTAATAGTAAAAATAAATATATAATATAAAAAATATGAAAGATATTAAAACTTTTATTTTAGAATCAAATTCTAAATTAGATCAATTTAAAAAACTTGTTTTAAAATATGGGTGCACATTACAAGGCCCTGATAGTACTGGTATTGCATATTTAGTTAAAGGAACTGAAGAAGATGAATTTCCTTCAATATGTTTAGAATTAAATTATAATTCTTCAACATTTAATTTTTATGATGCAAATGATGGAGATGAAGATTATATTATTATTCAAACCGATGAAGAAGATTCTACAGAAGTTAATTGTAATTCTATTAAATTAACAAAATCAGGAAAAGAATATGCGATGAATGATAATAATGCAAAATTATTATGTGATTTATTGAAATAATTGTTAAACTTTATTAAAACTATATATAAAATCCCTAAATTTTTAATAAAGTTTAGGGATTTACTATTTTAATAAAGAATTAAAAAACACATTAATTATTAAATTTATAAAATTATGGAAAAGACAGTAGGTACCGTAGATTTTAAGAAGTTTACTGGTGAAAAGCTTTTAAGTGTTTCAGATTATGTTAAGCAGTATGTTGCTGAGCATTCTAAGAATGGTGGTATTGACATAATCATTGGAACCGACTCACAAAACAAGGGTAGACACACAACTTATTCAACAGTTATTGCATTATATACTCCAGGCCACGGTGCACATTGTATCTTTAGACGTTGGAGAACTGCTAAGGAGACAGTACGTCAAGTTCGTTTGCTTAAAGAGGTAGAGGAATCTCTTAACCTTGCTAATGAACTTACTGAAGCAGGTTGTCCTAGACCTAAGTATATCGATATCGATATTAACCCAAATCCTCAGTTTAAGTCAAATGAGGTGTTCCAAACAGCTAAAGGTTGGGTAGAGTCAATGGGTTATGAAGTACGATTTAAGACTATCGCACCTCTTGCAACATCTGCTGCCGACTGGCTTGTAAGAATGTAAATTATCATTAAACATCAAATAAGCAAAGCCTCTGCAAATTTCAAATAATATTTGAATTTTTGTAGAGGTTTTTCTATATTTTATATATAATTAAAAAATAATTTTAACAAATTTTTTTAATATGATTACAGTATCAGAATTTCGTGATATGGTTTTGAGTTGCCCTCCTACTTGGAATATTTTATTTAGGAAGTGGGAGCATGGATCTAAAGAAGATTTTATGAAATGTAATCATTATCCTATGCCTAATCTCGTAAGTGTGAAGATTCAACATATATTTACTAAGCTAAATGACGAAGGTCATTACGTTTGTACATATGTATTAGAAGATGATTTCGATAATGATCTTATGATGACTCCTATCGATGTACTTTATGACATTATTAATGATTTGGGAGATGACGATTTGTTAAATTTTGTTTTGTATACTGAAGATACTCCAGGTTATTACAATTATATTCCTCTTAATGTTGAGGTTGGGGATAAGGGATATAGTGATAGGGTAATGCAAATAAATTTTGAAGAAAATAAATAATTGTGAATTTTCATTTTGCTTCAAAAAATGGATTATCTTTTAATAATTCTATTCTATACTCACATTCTAAACAATTTTTTCTAAAATTAACAACTTGTTCTAATGTTAAATTAAACCATTCATTTTTAACTTTAGAAATATTATATTTTATGTGCATTAATTGTTCAACTTTATATGGATAATCAGTTTCATAATAAGATGTAATATAAATCTCTTTAGGATTACCCGTTTGTAATTCAGATATTCTTTTATGAATATCTTTTTGTTTAGTCATTCCTATTTTGAAATTTTCTCCATCGCATAATAAATATACAAAACCTTTCATATAAAATTAAATATTATTTGAATTTTTATTTAATTGTTACTATATTTAAATATCAAATAAAAATAACAAAAAATAAACTATTATGGGTAAGTTATCACAAAAAGATGAAGAAATGATTATTTTTGCAAGAAAATATTTGCATGATGCTTTAGAATGTATCGATTATGGTGATAGTGATTCTAAAGAAAGAATTAAGAAATGCATGGAATGGTTGACAGAACTTAAAACCCGTCTTTCATAATTATGAAAAAGATTTTGTTTTTATTTGTTGGGTGCATGGTATTGAGTGGTTGTTATTCAAATGACACAGAACCTGTTAATTCAGATGGAATTTCTTATGCTCTCGTTGCTAAAAGATTTACATATGATGGCCATGTATTTATAGAATTTAAAGATGGTGGATTGTATGGGCATGGTTTTACGCATGATCCCAAATGTTTGATGAAGGATATTGATTCAATTGTTAATAAAAAAAATAGAAGTGATTATGAATATTAATAAGGTGAAATATTGGAAGGTAGTTAAGTCTGATCTTAAACTTCATGATGCTCTTAATATGCTTAAAGCGCAGGCAATTAATGGCACACTTTATACAAATTTAGCTATTCGTTTGGGTGATAAAATTATTTTGCCTCATACTAATGCTAATGAGCTTTTATTTTCTATTAAGGAAATGGAGTCAAATTATTGGGAAGCTATTATTCCTGATGATGGAATGGAAGAGTTGTTATATAAAACCCGTGAATTAGTTAAAAATGAGCATTTTCTTCCAAATAGTCATGCTAGTATTGATAATATGAGTATGAATGATATTTTTCGCGCAATCTATTATCATTTGAACGCACTTAATGACCAGGCAAAATATAGAATTATTAAACATGTTATTGAAAATAAATTGTATAAAAAATCATGATTAATATAATTATTTTTTTAGTTACGTTTTTTATTTTGGCATATCGTATAATTACTAATGAGTATTTTAATTGGATCACAGGAGTATTTGCTTTTTTATGTGGCGCATTTTTAGCTCAGTCAATTATATGGATATGTGGAGGTGAAACATTATTTTTTAGTTAACAAATGGGAAACTCATTAATGAGTTTCCCATTTCAATTATACAATTTTATATCGTTTAAATTTTTTTCTTCTTTTATACATTTTACCTGTTTTAATATCTATACACATAGGTTGAGGAATATCTCCAGAACCAGGCGTTGTTTCTGTAGGAGCTGTTATACCTCCCATCCCTATAGTATTTGCTGGCGTTGCAAATAAATCTTCTAAATATTGTTTAAGTTGTTTCATTATTGTGTTTTATACCATGTTGGTTTATTTTTTAATGATTTACATCCACCAAATGTATGCCTCATATCTTTAACATTACTTACATCCCAATTATCTAAATTTTGATTAAATGTTTTACAATCATAAAACATTATAAACATATTAGTAACATTACTTACATCCCATTCAGATATATTCTGATTAAATTTAGATATATTAAACATTCCCTCCATATCTGTAACATTACTTACATCCCATTTAGATATATCTCCATTAAAAATAGAATTGGAAAACATATATTCCATATTGGTTACATTACTAACATTCCATTGGGAAATATCTCCATTAAATTTAGAAAAATTAAACATACAATTCATATCTGTAACATTACTTACATCCCATTTCGATATATCTGTATTAAATTTAGAATCATAAAACATACCACTCATATCAGTAACTTTACTAACGTCCCATTCTGATATATTTCCATTAAATTTAGATTCTTCAAATAAATCAGACATATCAGTTATTTCTGATGTGTCAATATCATTTAAATTAGCTTCATTACCACGTTCTTTAATTAGTTTATATAATAATTCTTTTAATTCTTCTTTAGTTTTAGGATGATAATTATAATTGTCGCCCAATTTAGTGGTAGAACCTATTTGAAGTTTTTCTAATATATAATTATTTATCTTCTTCATAAATTAAAATATATTTTTACACCATTTATCATTTGGCATAGTATATAATTTTTTATTTTTAGGTACAATTATATTACATGCGCTCAAATCATTAAATAATGTCACATAACTTGTTGTTTTTAAATTCATTTTTCGTAATACATCTCCTTTAGACATAGGTCCAAATTCTTCAATTATTTGATAAACATCCCACCACATAAGATTTGAACCATTATGTTTGGTTTTTCTTTTATTTTGTTCAAATAAATTTTTAGGTATAATTTTTAATATTTTATCTCTATCATTAAGTTTAGAAAACATATGTGATACATTACATTTATCATTTATTTTCCAATTAGATATATCACTATTAAATGGACAACCATCAAACATATTTTCCATATCTTTAACTTTACTAACATCCCATTTAGATACATCACCATTAAACTTTGATTTATAAAACATAAAGTGCATATATTGGACATTTCTTACATCCCAATCTTTTATATTACCATTAAATTCAGAATTACCAAATAAATTCCCCATATCAATTACATTACTGACATCCCAATCTTTTATATCGCCATTAAATTTAGACTTATAAAATGTAGCAATCATTTTAGTTACATTACTAACATTCCATTTGGATATATCACCATTAAATTCAGAACTGTTAAATGTTTCATTCATAATTTCTAAATTACTAACATCCCAATTTGATATATCTCCATTAAATTTAGCATATTTAAATGTTGCCCACATATTTTTTACTTTACTTACATCCCATTTAGATATATCACCATTAAATTCAGATTCTTCAAATAATTCACTCATATCAGTTATTTTTGAAGTATCTATATCATTTAAATCCGCATTATTACCACGTTCTTTAATTAATTTATTAACCAACTCTTTTAATTCATTTAAATCTTTTGGATGATAATAATTGTCACCCAATTTAGTATTAGAACCTATTTGTAATTTTTCAAATATATAATTGCTTATATTCTTCATGTATTATTTTTTAGAATTTTCTTTATTTTGTTCTTCTGTTTCTTTAGCTTTCTTTTCTGCTTCTTCTTTAAAAGAATATGCTAAATCATCTTCAAGAATATGTTTTTTAGCAGGATTAATTTGATAAGCCATACGAGACATTACATCACGATTAATTAATACCTTTTGTTTCTTATTACGATTGTCAACTAATGCAAATTCTACATCGAGAAGTTTACGTGAACCAACTTGTATACATGGAATAATTACAGTTGTACGAGGTTCAGTTACTTGTCCAACTATAGCTCTTGATTCACCAGCTTTTTTAAATTGATATTTCTTACCTTCAATAGTAGCTATAACAAGATTTCCTTTATAATCGACAGAGTCACATCCTATTGTAGAAGCTTTAGCACCATTACCTGTATCGAATTTAGCTTCAAATTCAAATTCATCATCATTATCCATAGTAAATTTAACATTTTCAAGATAACCGATAGCTTTAGGTGCAAGTACTAACTCATTAACATCATTGATTTCATTAAGTAATATTTCCATAAAGTTTTCTTCCATTACTTCAGAAATACCATCTGTGCCAGGAGATGCATTATATTCAAGTACTACGTTATCACCAATTTCAGGATTTGAACCTTTAACAAGTGGCATAATATCAACAGCACACCATGGCATACCAGAAATCTTAGCAACTTTAAGAGCAATTTCTTCTTGTTCGGGAGTTAATGTAACCTTTTCCGCAGTTGCACCAAGTGATACATTTGAACGGAAGTCTCCACCAAGTTTTTTACGTTTCATTTGAGCAAGAATTTTTTGATGAGTACGCATTGTCAAAACATGAACACGAATATCTCCACCATCAGCTTCTTCTTTCTTTTGCACTAATAATTCACGTTCTTCATCTACAGCAAATACCATTTGTAACATTGAAAGTAATGTTTTACCAGTTTGCATTGTTACACCAGTACCACCATGTCCATCAAGAATTTTAACTACATATTCATTTTCTTTATCTTTCTCTTCATCTTTACCGATGTCAGGATAAATATTTTTAAGTTTTTTAACAAGAGATTCTTCACCTTTAGTAATATCATTTTTAGATACTAATGTAAAACGAGGTTGAGGAATTTCATATCTTTCAAGTAAAACTGAAGATTGATATTTATTAGATGCTTTTTTAGCTGATTGTATTGGATTGATAACAAAAAATCCCCAATCTTGAAGTTCTTTAATAAGTTCCATACATTCTTCAGACTCTTGAACGCCAAGACGAGTAATTACAATAGTATCAACATTTGATTGTTCATCAATTTTATATTTATTTTTATTATCACTCCATTCTATTTTATCATCAGTAGCTTTATAATTTATTTCTTCAGCAACAAATGGAAATATTTCTACACCTTTATCTTTAATTGCCTTTTCTAAATTTTTTAATGTTTTATTAGATTCAGAATCTCTATCATTAGTAAAGAAAAGAATATTTTTAAAGAAAAATTTTGAAGACTCTTTTTTATTATGTTTAACATCTTCGTCTTCTTTAATTAATTCTTCATGAGTAGAAAAATTGTTTTCTTTATTTTTCCTTTGTTCACGAAGTTTTTCTACTGTTTCAAATACTTTAGCTACAGTAGTAGGATCATTATAATTTATGTATTCTTGCTTCATTAGATTTAATTAAAATATTTATAAATGAATATGAATATAAATCATATTTATTAAAAATAAATATTCTCTAATTTCTATATTAAATTATGAAGATGAATATAAGAATTTATTTAGAATAAAAATACAGATTTTTCTAAAAATTAATTAAAAATGTTCTATATTCATAATAGAAATATATGTTATAGAATTTAATGAAATTAATTATTGTTGAAGGTCCTGATAATTGTGGAAAAAACACACTCATAAATAAATTAGGAGAAAATTTTTTAACTGTTACTAATATTCATTATACAAAACCTGAAAATAAATATATTCAAAATACAATTTTCAGAGGTTATGCATATTCTATTGTAAACAAAGTTTATGATACTGATGCAGTTATATTAAATAGAAGTCATTATGGAGAATATGTCTATGGATGTTTATATAGAGGTATATCTGATAATGATGCTTTAGATATTATTAATGAAATTGATGAAATATATTTAAAACATAATATTGATGTTTATTATATTCAATTATTATGTAATTCTGATAAGCTTTTATTTAATAATGACGATGGTAAATCTTTATCAAAAAACAAAATAGAATACATTCATAAGGAAGTAGACCGTTTTAAAAAAATTTTTGATAAATCTATTTTACCTAAAAAACAACTTATATATATTAATGATGGTGATCAATTTAGATTACCTAAAGAAATATATGATGACGCATGGAAATTTATAAATGAATAATATGAATACAAGAGATATATTCAATATTTTTATTAACAAATATGAAAAAAATGAGTTTCGTATAATTGGTAATGCAGTTCAACAATCAAAAACATTGGAAATTCAAAATGCGCATTTTGAAGTTGATAAATGTTGGATTGTTCGTGAACCTAATTATGATTATTACGATAGAGAAAAGGCATGGTATTTATCACAATCATTAAATGTGAATGACATACCGGGAGGTGCTCCAAAAATGTGGAAAGTGTGTGCAACACCATTGGGTTATATCAATTCAAATTATGGTTGGTGTATATTTTCAAAAGATAATGGGTACCAATTTGATAATTGCGCACAACATTTGTTAAATGATCCACATACTCGTGAAGCAATAATGATTTATAATCGTCCATCTATGCAACAAGATTATAATAAAGATGGAATGCATGATTTTATGTGTTGCCAAAATGTTCAGTATTTTATAAATGAATATGATGACAAAAATGACTATATAGATTGCATTGTTAATTTTAGGTCAAATGATGCAGTATTTGGTTTTAACAATGATGCGCTATGGATGTGGGATGTATTAGTTAAATTAACTGATAATTTACATAATCGTTATTTTGAAAAATATGGTAAGAATTTAATAGAAGGTAATATGTATTGGAATGCCGGTTCATTGCATATTTATGAAAGACATTTTGACATCCTAACAAGTTTTGAGACAAAGCAAAATGTTTATAATTACTATCAACAGTTAAATGAACAATCAAATAAAATTAAAAAATCATGAAACAGATATCAGCATCAATAATGTGTACACCAAATTTAATGAATTTGGCACATGACATAGAAGAGTTAGAAAAGTTAGGTATAGATATGCTGCATTTAGATGCAATGGATGGACATTTTGTGAATAATATTACATTTGGTCCTGACATATTAAATGCAATTCATCGTGTAACAAAATTGCCATGTGATTATCATTTAATGGTAGACAATCCGTTGATGTTTATTGAAAGATTGGAATTGTCAGAAGGCGATATTGTTACTATACATGCTGAAATAGACAATAAAAATTTTAATGAAGCATTCGAATATTTAGTATCACTTAAGAAACGTGGCGTAAAAATTGGAATAGCTATCAATCCTGAAACATCTATTGAAGGTTTTAGTGATTATAATTTGACACATACTGATATGATATTGGTTATGTTGATTAATCCTGGATTTGCTGGTCAACCAATTATTAGAGGTATATTGAATAAGCCTTTATATGTTAGAAATTATTTAGATTCAATTGGATATAATAATATTGCAGTATCAGTTGATGGAGGAGTATCTGTTGATAGAGCAAAGAAATTATCAAAAGATGGTGTTGACATATTTGTTGGCGGAACATCAGGTTTGTTTAGAAAAGATCAACCATTGGAAAAAAGTGTAGAAGAATTACGTAATGCAATAAAAATTAATAATTAATATTTAAAGTAATATGAAAGTATTTATAACAACTTCCGGTATTGGTTCAAGATTACTTGAACTTACCAAATATACAAATAAGTCAATGATTAAGATTGGCAAGCGTCCAGTTATTTCTTATATTATTGACTCATATCCTGAAGATACGGAATTTGTAATTTCATTAGGTTATTTTGGTGATCATGTAAGACAATATCTTTCATTAGCATATCCTAATAAGAATATTACATTAGTTGAAGTTGATAAATATGATGGTCCTGGATCTTCTCAAGTTTATTCACAATTACAAGCTGAGAAATATTTACAAGAACCATTTATTTATCATGATTGCGATACTATAGTTGATAATCTTCAAGAACAAATTCCTATGAAGTTTGATTATAACTTCTTAGTAGGATATGAAACCCTTAATTCTGAATTATATGATGCGTTTGACTATGATGTAAATACAAGACTTAAAGGTAAATATGAGTCTTATAAATTGATTAAGACTTATATGAAGCCTGATTCTTTGGCAGGTATGTTATCATTTATTGGTATTTGCGGTATATATGATTATAAGACATTCTGGGAATACATGCATAAAGCTCTTGAAAATGAAAAGACTCCTTATGATTTCTTGGTTTATCATAAGTATGGTATGTTCAAAAATAATTTAAGAGCAATTAAAGTTGATAACTGGACAGATACTGGTAATATTGCAGGCGTAAAGAATGCTCGTAAAGCTTGTAAAGATCAATTTTTTATTCTTGATAAAAACGATCAAGCAATTTTTATTATCAATAATAAAGTAATTAAGTTCTTTGCGAAAGATGGTGTAGTTGATGATTTGATTGGTCATTATGAAGTGATTAAAGATTTTTGTCAACCTATAACAGAATACACTAAAAACTTTTTATGTTATGATTATATTGATGCAGAAAATGCTATCGATAAAATGAATCCTGTACGTTTTAAGAAATTAATGAATTATCTTAAGGATAATGATTTTTGGAAGGATAAAACTGAAGAGGTTGATGATAACATTTTTTTTTCCTCTATGGAGAAATTCTATATTAAGAAAAATATAGATAGAGTAAATCAATTTAAAGATTTTTATAAAGTTGATGAAGATCATGACATATATGTAAATGATATTCTTATTCCCAAAGAGTGGACAATAGAAAGAATGCTTAAAGAAATGATGAATTTACCTGAGTGGAAAAATTCATGTCCAACTGGATGGCATGGCGATTTTGTTTTAGATAACATGTTATATGACAGAAAGAATGATAAGTATATCTTATTAGACTGGCGTCCTAACTTTATTGAAATCGTAAAATATGGAGATAAGAATTATGACTTTGGTAAAATGAATCATAATATTACATTTAATTTTAATAGTGCATATAATGATTTATTTTACATTGATGAGTCAGATCCAAATGATATATATATAAATATTCTTTGCAATAATTATGTATATGATTGTAAACAAGTGTTAAAAGAATTTGTAGAATATAACTATGGTGTAAGATTTCCATATATTGAAATGATAACAGGTGCATGTTGGGTAAGTATGTCTCCATTGTACTTCCTAAATCCAGTATCTAAATTTTTATTCTATATGGGCAAGTTGACATTATATGTAAATTTAATGAAATTATTAGGAAAAGAAAATTCAATAAAAACAAAATAATTTAATATGGAAACAGTATTTGAAATTAATCGTAAAGCAGAAAAAAACATTTTAATCGGTAAAATTGGTAAATCAATAAAATTTAAAAATCTTGATATTCGTACAGGTGGTGACGCATGTATGATTTTTTATTCATCAATTGCTCGTATGAACCCAGAATATAATTTCTTCTGGGTTGGTCCTAATCAGATGAATAAGCTTAGTGATGAGGAATATGATTATATTTTCCCAAATCATAATGTACATTCAGCATATGGAGCAGACTATGAAGCAGAAGGTAAACATCCATTTGCTCCTATTCTTCAATATTTTGTAGATAATGATATTAAGATAGATTTTGCACTTCTTATGTCAGGTATGTGTTCAGTTATAAATATACCTAACTTTATTAAGAGTGATAAGACTGGTGAGTATGTAAAAGTTTTGAACGCATTTAAAAATTATGTAGGTCCATATATTTACACACTTAACCAAACTGGAGTTCCATTCTATCTTATTTCAGAAGACGCGCGTTATATTACAACAAATGCTGCTGACTTATATAATCGTGAGCGTATTATCTTTACGCAAACAAATGGTTATTATGAGCCAATAGAACACATCAAGTCTGAAACAGATTGGTCAAAGACCACAGAGAAAATTAAGTGTATTTATGGATATGTTGAACGTATCTTTATGATGGGTCTTGATAAGAATTGGAAAGAGAATATTGATATTGATCGTAAGTTAAATACTAAGGGTGAACATCTTATTGTAATTTCTAATGGATGTGGTCAAAAAAATCCAAATAGAGCAAATGGTGGTAAGAGTTCACGTCTTCCTGGTTATAAAAAATATATAATTGATAATCTTAAGGGAACAGAATTTGAAGGTACAAAGATTTATGGAACATGGGATGACAAGACATATGAGAAATATCCACAAATTGTTGACAAGCCATTAGTTGAGCTTGATAATGAAGTGGCAGACGCTCGTTATTCATTAGTTTATTCTATTCTTCCTGGTTTTGTTACAGTTAAGGCATGGGAAATGATCATTAAGGGATTGATTCCATTTATTCACCCTGATTATGATAAAGATCGTCTTCTTGGACTTCCAGAATATTGTTACCTTAAGGATGAGAAAGACTTTTTAAATAAGATGAGAGAATTGGATGCCGACAAGGATAAGTATCTAAATCTTTTAAATGAATGTTTTGCTTGTATTGATGAAGATGATTTGACAGGTAAAAGAATGAATAATTTTATCTTTAATACTATTGCAAAAGATCTTGGATTTGACTATATTAATAAAGAAGGATGTGAATCAATATTTGACCACTTCTCTAAGAATGTGTTTGATCCTAATAAAGTTTAATTATGAACAATAGAATTGTAGTAATAAGCGATGTAGATGGTTGTCTTACTGATGGAGGTATGTATTATACCTCCAATGGTAAGGTAATGAAGAAATTTGGTGTAGGCGATCACGAAGGTGTAAAACTTCTCAAAAAGAACGATATTGATGTTATATTTGTGACTGCTGACAAAACTGGACTTCCTATTGTACAGAAGCGTTTGGCTGACATGTCAAATAGCAGATTAGAGGTATATAGTGAAGTTGAACGTCGTAAATTTGTAGAATCATTAAGAAATGATTACGATACTATTGTTTTCTTTGGCGATGGTATCGGTGATTTAAAAATAGCTGAAAATGGTTTATGTGACATATTTGTTTGTCCAAAACAATCACGTAAAGAAGTTAAAGAAGTTGCCAATTATGTAACAGAGTTTGATGGTGGACAGGGCGCATATTTAGACATGGCTATTTGGGTAGCAAAGAAACTAAAAAAAGATTTATATAGAGAATTATATGAGTAAAATTAAATGGGCGGCTATACAACCATTAACAGGCGGAATGTATCTTGGTGCAGAAGAAGCATTTGGATATCCTGCCGAATGGATATTGACGTATAATGGTTTAGACGAAATTAAAAAGAATAAAGAAGGTAATATTACTTCTGTATCAAATGAAGCTTATTTGCTTAACTATCTTAAGAAGGTAAATCGTGAAGTGCCTTATTATAAGATGAATAGAGCAATGTTTGAGTGTAATTTGGATGATATGGATCCTGAAATTACGCTTAATGGTGAGCCAGCAAAGCCAAATTATGATGTAGATGTAGTTGTTGCAGTACCTGTATGTTCAGGTTTGTCTATGGTTACATCTGCAAAAGACGATACAAAAAATGAACGTAATTGTAATATGCTATATTTAGTTAAATTAGCGTTGACTAAAATTCGTCCTAAAGTTTATCTTTTCGAAAATGCACCAACTCTTATGGGATTTAGAGGCGATACATTACGTAAGCAATTTGAGAAAATCGCAGCTGAAAATGGATATGTAGTAGTTTATTATAAGACAGATACATGGAAACATTACAATTGTCAAAAACGTCCAAGAACATTTGTTATGTTTATACAAAAAATTGATGGAGAAAATAAAGTACCCACATTAGATTTTGTAGACAATAAAATGACAATTGAAGAATTCTTTGCTAACATTCCAGAAGGTCTTAGTAATCAAGATGAATGTGAAACAATGCCCTATAATTATTTAGTAATAGATTTCTTCAAATACAAATATGGGGATAAATGGATTGATAATACAGATTGCTGTCTTATGAAAAATATTGTACGTCGTAATCTTATTAATGAGCTTTTAACATTTATGGAATCTTATGATAAGATGACGCCAGAAATAAAAGAAAAGACACGTAATTATATTGAACATATTCGTAATAAAACTTCTAAAGGATTAGGATGGTACGGTTCAGATTGTTGTTATTATAAAGAACATTTCCCAGCAATTCAATTTAGAAGTATTACAACATCAATACATCCAAGTGGTGAACGTATGTGCAATATACGTGAATATCTTGAACTTATGGGTATGCCACATGATTTTGACTGGTTTGGTGATAAAAGTAATTTGCCTAAGATTGGTCAAAATGTTCCAGTAAAAACGGCAAAATTTCTTACTGAACAAGCAATTAAAGTTATTCAAAATTGGAATAATGAATCTCGTCAAGATGGTTCAGTAATATTCTTTGATAATACGACTAATCATATTAAGAAAGTAGCATAATATTTAAATATTATAAACAAAAATGAACCAGTTTAAACTGGTTCATTTTTTATATAAGGATTTTTATTATCTTTCCAATTTATTACTTGTTTAACAATTACTTTAAATCTTTCAAAATAATCTTTTTCATTTTCTGGTTCAACTTCATTATCAATAAAATTTACAAATTCTTCTAAATCTTTTTCTAAAGTTGTATTTTTTAAATATTCTTTAATTTTAGGTGTTTGTATAATTTTATCTTTTATGCATTTAATAACAATCTCAATAAATTCAGATTTTTGAGTTTCATTTCTTTCAAACCATTTGTCTAATAGCCAAAATATATCTACGTCTAATTCTTCTAATATAAATTGTTTAAGCCTTTTCATCTTTCTTTTTCTTTAAAGTTAAACTCATATATTTGTCAAGTCCTTCAATTTTTTTAAAACCATACTTTTCAAATACTTTAGACAAATCATCATTTTCTAATTTAATTGTCAAACCATCTGCTTTAACTTCTTTACAAGCTTTTTTAAGTGATTCTAAATAAATTTCAAATAATCCTTGTTTAGCATATTGTGGATCAGTCTGAACTGCAAAAATATTTATATATTTTTTAAATTCAGACCCTATGTTTTTTATTTCTTCTGTTTTTCCTTTTTTAGCAACTACTTCCCAATATTTTAATGAGAAGCCTAACATTCCGTAAAAATTTGGTTTTTCATTTGGGTTATCTTCTGAACCTGGATCCATAAATATAACATAATTTGGATAATAAGGAGCTTTATTAAGTTTTTTAAATTCTGGATCTTCTTTAAATAATTGTTGAAATATATAGAAACCTTTACCACCTTCTTTAGTCATTTTAGGTTTTGATTTATCAACTACCATTTGAAGATGTTCAGCTGTATCTATTTGCATAGGTTGTACTTTTGATTTATCAAATTTATCTTCAGATTCCATTAATGATTCTTTAGCAGATGTCATAGATAAAGATGCATCAATATCCTTTTCTCCTATAGCCCAATCCCAAAAGTTACCAGCATATTTAGTAATTTTTCTACCTAATTTAATACCGAAATGCAATGCACATGCTCCACATAATACAGCAATAAAAGCTATACCAGCAGTAAGCATTTCATTAATGCTAACTATATTATTTTCTTTTAAATATTCGTTTATTTGTTTCATAATTTATATGTTAATATATCTTTATTATCTTTAAATGTAATAAATCCAAGTTTTAATAATGTGGCTTTCATTTTTGGATGAGTTGGTTTAGCGGTTATACCTGAATATTGATGTTCTTTAGATATGTTTTTAATAACCTGTTTTAACATCTCCTTTAATACTGGAGAAGATTTTTCTACAATTAATGATGTTTCAATAGCTACTAAATTTATAAAATTATCTATATGTGATACATTTTTATCAAACATTGCTAAACCTATAAAATACATATTTTCTCCTTGTTGATATGAAAATGGCCAACAATCAGGTGTTAATTCTTTATTGTTATCTGTCAAATATTTTTTAGGTATTTTTAACATTTGATTAATAACGGTGAATCCAAATAAATTATTATCTATAATAGAACGTATAGTTTTATCATTACAAAAATCATTAAATAAAAATGGTTTATCAGGACAACCGATATTATTTATATCAACATCAATTTGCTGTATTTTATTATCTTTTACTAATGCATTATTAGTTGCAAGTATTTGTTTAAAATATTTTATATATTTTGCTTCTAATGATTCCGATATTAATGCAGATAACAATTTCATATATAACTTGAATTGAATTTTACAAATAACTATTTTATTAAAAATAATAAAAAAATATATTGTAAAGATTGAATTTATAAGTATTAAGTGATAATGAAAGCAATAAGTTTTATTTTTATGATTTTTTGGAGATTATTTTATATTCCAATTTTTGTTGGATTGACGTGTATTGAAGTAATTAGATTTTGTATTTGGTGGTGTTGGATTCCATTTTCACTAATACTATTTGGACGTTACCCTAATGATTTTTTTAAAAGTGTAGGTACATATATTTGTGATTTTTTATTTGATAATTATTGGAATATTGGAGATAATATAGCTAGTGATATAAATGAGAAAAAGATTGATTTGTCTGTTTTGTTTACTACTAATTTTTGGAAGTAATATGGGTGATTATGCACAAGATAATATAGAACGCGAATTTTGTGAAGCCTGTTATGATTATGACAATGGTGATTATGATGCGTTTAATAATATTCCTACTATTTACACAGGTACATTAGTTAAAGATATTAGATATAATATTGATTATGAAAATATTGTTAAAATTGATATTAAAGAAAATGATGACTGGCTATTACGTATAGGTAATCATTTATATTGTAAACTTAATAAAGTTGTTCGTATTGTTAAAATAACGGATAAAGCTATATTATTTGAATTTATAGAAGATTGGACAAATACACAAAAAATACATATGAAAGGTAAACAGTTTTGGTTACCTAAATCTATTATTTTTCATTACAAAGATCATATAAAAGTGTTATATATTCCACAATGGTCAAAAATAAATATTCTTAATTAAATTTAATTAAATATTCATCATATAATTTTTCGTATAGTGTAGATTTTCCATTTATTTTTTCAAACACATCTAAATTTAAATAATTATCTTTTACATATTTTTGCTGATCTTCATTTTTAAAACATGACCATCCTCTTTTTATTTTATATTTAACATATTCTTCTAAAGATTTTGTTGCAAAGTGTTTAATATAGGCATCGTCATGATTTATTTTTTCATTTACTTGTGACCAATTTGGCCAATAATCTTTATCTTTAATTTCTTTACCTCTATTATCGCAATATTTTATATTAGGATAATATTTTTCAGTAGAATGAACACTTGGCAATAATTTTGCACCTGTTTTGTAAAATGATTTAACAGTATTATTCATATAAATAATATGTTCTTTATTATCATTATCAGAGATATTACCAATAACATAATTATTTCCTTCTTTTTTAAATCTTTCTAATACTGGTTTATTTATATAAATAACATAACCATCATTAGACATTATTTTTTGGTTAATTTTAATAACATCAAATTTATCAAATTTTTTTTGTGATAAATAATCATTAACATAATAAAAATTATTTAATACTAAAAATTCATCTATATCATAAAATAATACCCAATCAAATCGTCCAACTAAGTTATTAAATGCCATTTTATAAAAATCTATTTGTGTAATATAAAAATCTTTTATATCTATAATAGTAACAAGTCCTTTTATTACGTAATCATTTAATATTTCTCTTATATTTTCTTGATTATCATCATTATTATCACCAATAAAGATATGATTAAATCCAATATTAAGATTATATTCTACCCATTCTCTAATATAATCTCCTTCATATTTAGCTATAGCAACTACGCAACTTTTCATAATTTAATATTATATTTTTCCATTAATTGATTAGCCAATTCTATTTTTTCTGGTGTTTTTTCATTTATATCAAAAAAGAAATTCATATTGAGATATGATTCAATAAATTCTTTGTTATTACAATTTATTATTGGCCAACCCTTTTGACATTTTTTAGAAATGTATTCTTCAATAGTTTTAGTTCTAAAATGTTTTATATGAGCAAGAGTATAATCTATTTCATCAATACAAGTATCATCAATATATTTTATATCTAATTCACTCCCTTTATTATCACATATTTTTAATGTAATATCATTAAAATCTTTAGGAATAAGTTGTGGCGCGGTGTCCCACATTGTATTAGGAATATTTGGACGCACAAAACTTTTAACAAAACAATTCATGGTTATTTTTCTATTTGGATCTTTTTTCCAAACCATTGGCGGATTTTTTCCTTCTTCAGTTAATCTTTCTAATACAGGTAATCCGGTATTAATTAACTGATTACTATCACCCATTATTTTCCAATGTATTTTAATACTATTGAAATTATTAAATTCTTGTCTATTTAAATAATCATGAACATTATTATCTTTTTCTAAAAACAAAAATTCATCAATATCTAAAAACATTATCCAATCATAATCTTTAGCAAAATTATCATAAATATATTGATATAATAATACTTGCGTTATTTCTGGATTTCTGCAATCTAACACGTCAACAAAATTATGATAAACAAAATCTTTAATTGGATCTACTAAAGATTCTCCATTACTATCATTATTATCTCCTAAAATAATTTTATCAAACCCAAGTTTTAAATGATATTCACACCATTCTCTTATATAATCGTTTTCTAATTTAGCAATTCCTGCTAATAATACTTTCATATAAAATATTTTATTCATATATTTATTTTAATATAGAAAAATATAATAAAGATTACTATTTTTTTATAAATATCTAACTTAAATTAATAAAAATGGAAAAACTAAAGAAAAACTGGAAAATCATTTTAATTAGCTTACTTGTTGTATTTAGTTTGAATAAATGTACGGTTGCATGTAATCGCGGAACAAAAGTAAATAAGCAACAAGCAGAATTAGCACAAAAGGATTCATTAATTAAAATACAAAAGGATTCATTAAATATTCTAAAAATTCGTTGGGATGATTCACAACGTAGTCAAAGTACATATCAAGAAATTGCTATAGGAAATCAAAACGAATTGGTAAATATAATTATAGAATTAAAAAATGAAATTTCTATAAAAGATGCACATATAAATTCTTTAACTAAAGAAAATAATAAATTAAAAAAGGAAAATTTAAATTTAAAAAAGCAAATAAATAAATGAGTAAACAAAATGTAATTTCTATGACAGGTATTGTTGTTGAAGCATTAGCTAATTCAATGTTTAGGGTTCAATTAGAAAATGGTTTAGATGTATTATGTCATATTTCTGGTAAAATCAGAATTAATAATATTCGAATAATGGTTGGAGATAAAGTTAAATTATCAATGAGTCCTTATGATTTAACTAAGGGAAGAATTGAAATGAGATTAAAATAATTAAATAATATAAAAATTATGTGGTACGATTTATATACTTTTATTGATTTTCTTAATGAAAACATTGAAAACTATCCTACTAAAGCTGAATTTAGAATAAAAATGGATAAAGATCTTTACAATTTTTTTACTAGTGTAAATTTTATAAAAAATGGTAGCATTCCATTTAAAGGAAGAATATTTACTGTTATTGAATAATATGAAACATGAATCACATATATTAACTGGAGCTATTGCGATGACATTAATAACAATAGCATTATTTATTGGACAAATTTATTGGATAACCATTAATTGGAATAATTGGGGATTATTAGTTAAAATTTTATATCTAATATTTCAATTGATATTTACTGGAATTATTGCAATATGTACTTTGCATGTATGGCTTATGTATAGAAATATAAAATTTCATAATTAATAAATAAATTAAAATTATATGAAAGTTAAAGATTTTATTGGATTAAATCCAGAAGCAGAAATTGTGGTGGTATTTGAAGATGGTAGTCCATATGAAGGTAAATTATCATATGGATGGGATTCTGCAGATTGTGGATCTGAAGTAGATACTAAATTAAATGCAAAAGAGGTTTGCATTTTCTTAGGTAATAATGAAGAAAAATAAAATAAATAAATATGAATAAAAATACAATTGTTGTTAATTTATATGGAGGACCAGGCGCTGGAAAATCTACATTTATGGCAAATTTATTTTATAAATTAAAGTGTAGAGGTCTTGAAGTAGAAATGGCACCAGAATATGCGAAAGACGTTATATGGGAAGAACGTAATCAATATTTTGATGAACAAATTTATATATTTGCAAAACAACTTCATCGCATAAATAGAGTTATAGGTAAAGTAGATGTTTGTATATGTGATTCTCCTTTACAAAATTCATATATTTATCTTAAAGAAGATTATCCTGAACTCAAAGCACTTATTGATAAAGAATTTTCAAAATTTAATAATATAAATTTTTATATTCAGCGTGGTAACAAATACATGGAAAGTGGTCGTTATCAAACTGAAGAACAAGCAAAAAAGGTTGATGAAAAAATTGAAAAGGTATTACAAAATATCCCTCATAAAGTAATTAGCCATAGTACTGATATTAATTCAATAGTGAGCTATATAGAACATTTAGTAGAGTCTTCAAATTTACATTTAAACATAAAATGAAGATAACAATTAATACAAATATATAAAATATAATATAATGAAAATAGAGTTAAAATTTGTTTGTGACCAATTAACCGAATTATTAAATCTTTCAGGTACTCGTAAAGTTTCAGCGGTAATTGATGAAGAATATGATAATGAATTTCTTGGATGGTGTTTAGTTAGAGAAGCAGAAGATGGAACTCTTATTCCACAATTGGGCACAAGAGTTAGTACAATTAAAGAATTATACGATAGTTTTAATGAAAATAACGATTGACACAGAAACAGGTCTTCTAAAATATGGTAGTAAGACTTTCAATGAACTTGACGAAGTTAATAAAAATACAATTGAAATTACTTTACGTGATTTCCTTTGTAATAATACTCAGTTGACTGATTATGAAGAAGATTGTATGTGGATGTCATATCGTTATTGTATAGGACGTCATACAATTGCTTCAAGTATGCATGCTTATGATATATGGAAAAATTGTAAAGGCCGTATGTCAAAAGAACGTCAACTTTTTACAGCTTATGATATTAATAGAGAAATTGAAAATTGTTTAAGATTTAGAGCACCGTATTTTTATTTCCCTATTACATCATTAAATAGAATATATACTACTGCGGTTGATATTGTATGTGAATTTATAGATGAATATAATATTAAATCTAAAGAAGATTTTCTTAAATATAGAGATATTCACATTAAGTTAGCTGATAATGATAGAGGTTATTCATTAGAGACAATAACTTGGGAAGAATGGTTACGACCACAAGTTTTAAAGATCTGTCAAAGATTTTATAATAATGATTGCATGTCTGAAGATTTTGCATGGAAATTATTTAAAAGATGGCAGAATAAAGAAGATTTAGGAAATGATGTTGTTCCTAATAAGTTTAAAGAATTAACTAAGGACATGCCAAATATTGAACATTTTTACATGCATGATTTTGAAGATTTGTTTGTATGGAATGATTTAGTACATTGTTTTGATTATGAACATCATCATAAGTCTATTCTTAAAGATGGAACTGAATGTGAATGGTTTTGGTCATGGAAAGAAAATCTGGAAAAACATGAAGATGGAAAATATTACAAAACATTTGGTTATAAGAAAATAAGAGTACCTATAGATAAATGGAGAGGAGATAGTTTTACTACATGGATTCCAGATGAATCTATAGAAAAAGATCTTTATTAAAATGATGTTAAACAACAATTATGAATAAATATGGTGAATTCAATACATTAAAACCTGGTGATATTATATATGCTGTATATAATGTAAACTATGATGGATTTAGTTATACTAATAAATTTAATATTGAATATGCTATTTCTAAAATTACGGTATTATCAAATAATCAACGTGAAATTAAAACTCGTGATTATGAACGTAAGATAGTAATAAAATATGAAAATGTATTGATAATAAATTTTAATTCAAAAGAATATTCACGAAGATATAATTCATATTATTTAGGAAAATCTCATATGACTATATCTTCAACAGATCCTACATGTCCTACATTAGAAATTTTTATAAATAAAGATAAAGCTATTGAATATGTTAAAGATATGTGCAATTCTGGAATATCATATATGGAAAGTGAAATAGAAAAACGTAAACAACAAATTAATTATTATAAACAGACTATTGAAAAATGTGAAAATTAATACTATATTTAAATATGGAAAATAAAGATATGTTATTAGGTGCAGGAATACCAAATATAGGTGGACCAAAAATTGATCCACGAGATTATAAAACAATAAAATGCAGTAAATGCGGTGGAATAGTATTTGAAGCAGGATATATACTTAAGGAAATTCCTGGAACATTAGTTGGTCAAAGTGGAGAATCTATTATATATCCATTACAGATATTAAAATGCGCTGATTGTGGAACAATTATTGAATCTGATATAAAAGCTTATAAATTAGAAAATGATATTAATGAAATAACATCATCAAGTAAAACAATAGTTAAAGAAAACAAAGGAAATATATTTATATCATGACAGATAAAATTAAACTTTATAATAGAGATGGTGCAGATTTATGTCTTGTAAATTATGACACTAATCTCTGGAAATTACAAGTAGATGATCATCATAAATATGTACTTGATTATATGCGTATTGGATATGAAAATGATAATATTACAATTAGTTTTGTAGATCCATCTGGTGGACCATATTTATGTAGAGGTCAACGACTTAATAAGAAGTATATTATTAATTTAATTGCCGAGATTGATGGTGAATTTATATTTCATCTAGTTGAAGAAAAACTGTAATTTATTATATATTATATAAGATTATGTATTTTAAAGATTTTATTCTTAAATTAAAGAGATGCTATGATATTGCATCAAAAGAACAAAAAGAAGCACAATATGCTTTAAATGAAGTAACTATAATGCGTGATAAAATATTTGATATATTTGGTGATTTAAAAGATATTCGTAAAAACCTTGATAATCTATATTTGTATTTTGATGTCGAATCAAGAAAAAGTATTGTTCAAGCATTTTTGGATATGTTAGATTATGGAAGTACATTCGCTAAAATTCCTGCAAAAGAATTTGAAATTCCCATAATACAACAAATTTTATCACAGCATAAAGAGATTGGTATAATTCATTGTTATGAAGATTTATATTATACATTTAATGATTATTTAGAGCAAATGAAATTAAATTATAATGCTCACAATTTTAATAAAGTTGTGGAATCTTATCATGAGTTACTTAATATTCAAGAAGAATTTAAAACTAAACATAATATAAAAAATAATTCATTTTAAGTCATAAATTTATATAATATTTGAATTTTAATTAAAGCATTTCTATATTTAATTACTATAAATAATTGATATAATGGAAATACTTTTAATTCTTATTTTTGGCTTTATATTATTTATAATATTTGGCATAGCTGGATGGTTTTTGAAATTATTTGGCTATGTATTTGATTTTTTATTAGAAGGATTTTTTACATCTTTAGGATGTATGTTTTGGGTAGTATTGATTATAATAATTTGTTTAGCTATTTAAACAATGATAAATTTTGGAAATAACTTAGAGGAATTCATTAATAACTTCAAAGAGAAAGTAGTTAATAAGGTATACTGGAGATACCCAAAGGAATATCGTAAAAGTGACGAATATTATTCTCAAGATTTAGATGAGAAATTCGAAGAAGCATTAAATAGTTATTATGGAAAGCAAGCTATATTGAATGCTATTGAAGAGTATTACGTCACTATAAAAGAATATGAAGAAATTTTAGGATATTAAACTATGGATAAAATGTTTACTGAAAATGGTAAAATTAGTTATAAGAATTATTACCTTGTACTTAATAATTCAACATCAGAAGAAATTGATGAAATTCCGGTAGATTGTATCAATTCTATTACTCCGGCTATTGATAAAAATGGAAATGCTGGATTACTAATTTCTTTTTATGATGAAGAGTTTTGTTACAATAGGACAATATCATGCGATAGCATTGACTCAGTTAGAATAGAAGAAATTATAATGTGAAATGTATAAACAAATAGAAGAAAAGGATATTCAATTTAACACTGAATATTGGGTTATAGTTTGGAATCAAAAAAACGATAGGTATCTTCCCAAACTATGTAAACGAATATATTCATCAAAAAAGAATATTATGTTTAAAGATAGCTTTGGTGAAATATATTCAGTTAATGATATATATTGTGATACAAGGTTAAAAGATAAAAATGGAAAATCAATTAATCTTGTAAACACTTGGGATGATTACAAAAGTTGTTTAAACTATTGTATATTTGATTGGGAACAAAGAAATATATATTGTGAAAAATAAATGAAAAAATTAAATTCTTATATACAAGAACAAGAAATTATTGAGTCAAATGTTGATGAAAGCATATTGGCTCATTTGGCGATTTCATATAAAGAAAACAATTTATATTCACGTAGTAGAATTGTTTTAGAAAAATATGGGATATATGAAGGATGTGAAGAATTAGCACAATATGTTTATGAAAGAGTAAAGAAGGATGGGATGGATAATCAATATACTTTCACATCTGATGAATTAAAATCTTTTAAAAACATATTTTTCAAAACTCTTATTGTTGATATAGATACTTCAGAGAATGCTGGTGGTCAATATTTAGATAATGAAGAATTAAATGGTGATTTATTATTTGATGAAGTTAATATCAATATTTATTTATATGAAAATAGATTAAGTGAAGTTAAAGAAATACTTATGCATGAATTAACCCATGCATATAATAATTATATAATGTGTCTTAAAGGTGATAATGGATATATTAATGCGGCAAAATCATTAATGTATAAAAATATTCAAAAGAATTCTTCAAATGATAATGAATTTTTAATAAAGAAAGCATTATATCTTTTACTGGGATATGAGAAAAATGCATTTTTTGCACAAATAAAAGCTGAATTAGAAAATCATAAAGAAAAAATTAAAAATCCTTATGATGCATTAAAAGTATTGAAAAAATCAAAAATATATATTGCATATAATAAATTAAATAATGAAATAAATTCTTATTTTGATAATACTTTAGAAAATAAAAATATTGATGAAATAGAAAAAGCATATTTAGAAATAACTGGAGAGAAAAAAACAGCAGATCAAATTTTTAAAACACTACGCAGTTTATCTAGAAAAACATTAAAAAAACTTGATACAGTATTACCTAAATTATGTATTGAAAATTTAAATAATGTTATTATACATGATGATAAAAAAATGTTTCAATATTTAAATAATTAGTTATGAAGAGAATAATCATAGGAGATCCACATGGACGTTGGGAATTTGTCAGAAATATATATTATAAAGAACATCCTGACGAAGTAATTATATTGGGGGATTATTTTGATTCTTTCGCTATAGATGCTTATACCCAGAGGGATGCCTATGAACATATAATAGAACTTCGTAAAGAGCATATTAAGAAATATGGGAGAGGATTCCATATGCTTATCGGTAACCATGATATGCACTATATGGATGAAAATTTCGGTAGATGCTCTGGGTGGAATCCTTTATCAGCCTCTATTGCTGGATATCCTTTATGCAGAGATTGGGATAAGGAAATACTTAAAATTTGCTACATTGATGAAATAAATAAAACTATTTATTCTCATGCTGGGGTATCAATGAATTGGTTTAATCAATGGATAAAATCAGGATCATTAGCTGATATAAATACAATTGAAACAAAGGCATTTTGTTTTACATATAGAGATGGTGGGGATTATTATGGAAGTTCATCTTGGAATAGTCCATTATGGATTAGACCAGAAGGATTAAAGAAATCCCCATACACCGAATGGATTGGGAATGATGGAATAGTTTGGTCACAAGTATTTGGACATACGGAACCAGATACACCTATATATTGGAAAGATTGCGAAGCAGAATTTTGGGGAATTGATTGTATTTATAAAAATTATCTAGTTGAAGAATTAGATGAAGATGGGAAATTGATTAGCCGAAAACTTGGTAATACATAACAAAAGAGGAACTCTTAAGAGTTCCTCTTTCTATTTGAATTTATAAAATGTTATTGTATTATTAATTTAGCGAGCTAACCAAGGAATAACTATGTGGTCTTTGGCGTTTTTATATGTGGTGAAAACACCGCCACTGTCTAATGTAATATAATAAACATCATTGGCATCATACTCAGTAGAAGACCAATAAGGGTTATTCTGTAATGAGCTTATTGAATCATTTGGATATTCTCCATTAATACTGCCCAATATAATATTTATTGCTGCATTATCTGCTACTATAAATACTAATTCACCTAAAGCTGGAAGATACCATTCTCCTGCATTAGTTCCAGTAGTTGAATATTGCAAACATGCTTTAACTGCCGGATATCTATCTAAACCACTACCAGTACCTGCATCTAAACCAATACGTGCTGTATTAAATTGACCATCTATATCACCTAATGCCATACCAGTAGCAAAAGTATTTTATAATCGCAATATATATTAATAACTATAAGAATATGAGTAACCATATGAATAGCTCTCTAATGCTTCAATTCTTGCAAAAGCAATATCAAGTAATTCATACATTACCGCAATATATTTACCCAAATTACATTCAATATGGTTTGCATATTCACGTATATAATTTGATTTACAATAACTTTGATTATAATTCATAATTTTATCTAAAGCGTATTCCAATGAATTCGTATTAATTATTATATTATTCATATATGCATAATCAACTCCCATACCACCAAAACTATCTATATATGCATATGCCATTTTTCCTAAATTTACTATTAAATGACCATCAGGAGTTGTATATATAGAGTTAGTTATACATGGTAATTGATCTGACAGATGTCCATGATATATATCACTTGCAGTATAATCTGAAGAATTAGACAAATCTTTTATCTCATTTACTACATCATAAATATTTTTCGTATTTAGGTTATTAGATAAACCTAATTGAGGTCTTATTCCACCCAAAAAATTAGATTCATATCCTCCAGCAATTCTTAATCCATCGCTAACAATTTGTGATGCTGTGACAATATCTGTTGTTGTCCCATTAATTGTTTTTGCTAGTTTCTTATTTGTTGTATCATAAGTTACATTTGATACAGCAGAAGTTTTATCGGCTTTATTTGTTAATCCTGAACGGGCTGTATCGTCACTTATCTCATAATTAGTACCTTTAATATTAAGTTTTGAAATTTCTGCCATAAATATATATTTAATTATTTTCTAATTAAAAATAAAAAAGAGACTCCAAATAAGAGTCTCTTTTATTAAAAAATTTATCATATTATTTATGCAGGTGCAACGCCAATATTTAATGTTTTAGTAGTAGAATTATACCATACATTATCAAGTCTTACATATTCACTATGCTTGTGTGATAAACTTTGGTGAGCTGTCAAATATTGAGTGTGCGAGTGAGCTAAACTTGTTAAATAATTACTGTGTGAGTGACCTAACTCTAATGCTACATATGCCAAATTGTTTTTATCTACATTAACACCGTAGAAAGTACCACCATCACCAACAGTAGTTACTGCTGTAGTACCAACAGCTTTAACTTTAATACCACCAATTTCAGTAGTTGTTGCAGCTTTTAAATTAAGTGTTTGACCGCTTTTACTTAAACCAGTGCCATTAGTTGTTATATATTGAGTGTGCGAGTGATCAGTAGTTGAATATTGGGTGTGGGAGTGTGCTAATGATTGATGAGCTGTCAAATATTGACTATGTGAGTGACCTAAACTTGTCAAATATTGACTGTGCGAGTGACTTGTTAATGAAAAATCAGGTAATGTTACATATGCTAAATTGTTTTTATCTAAACTAACTCCATATTCAACAGATGAACCAGTAACATCTGCTATATTAGCTGTATTATTAGCAGTAGTAAAAGATACTTTAATACCACCAATTTCAGTAGTTGATGCTGTTTTTAAACTAAGTGTTTGACCATTTTTACTTAAACCAGTACCATTAGTTGTTATATATTCTGTGTGCGAGTGAGATAAACTTGTTAAATATTGTGTGTGTGAGTGTGCTAATGATTTTATACCTCCACCATCTGTAACAATTGTAGCAGCAGTTACAACATCTGTTGTTGTACCATTAATTGTTTTTGTGATTTTCTTATTAGTTGTATCGTAAGTTATTGTAGATACAGTTGCAGATTTATTAGCTTTATTAGTTTCCAAACTACTAATTCTTTTCAATAAACCTGTACTTACGTCATTATCTTCTAATATCTTTTCAATTTCCGCAGATGTTGATGAAATCGCACTTAAATCAGCACCAATAATATCACTCATCCATTGTACTAATGTATAAGCACCCCATAATTTACCTGTGTTATCTGTTGATGATGTGGCACCAGTTAAATTTGCTAAAGTACCAGTACCAAATGCATATTGAGAGTGTGAGTGTGCTAATGATTGGTGGGCTGTCAAATAATTGCTATGTGAATGAGCTAAATTTTGGTGAGCTGTCAAATAATTGCTATGAGAGTGACTTGTAGTTGCATATTGACTATGCGAGTGAGCTAAACTTGTCAAATATTGACTGTGCGAGTGACTTGTTAATGAAAAATCAGGTAATCCTACGAATGCAAGACCATTTGCATCTACTGTTATACCATAATTGTCATTAGCACTACTATCAGGTGTTATATTTTGAATATAATTTGTCATATCAAAATTATATGCATTATATGGTAAAATACCACCTAATACGCGAGGAGATGATGAATCAGAATCAATAGCTGCTTTATTTAAACTAATTGATTGACCACTTTTAGTTAAACCAGTACCTACAGTTGTTATATATTGTAAGTGAGAGTGACTTGTATTTGCATATTGACTATGTGAGTGAGCTAAACTTTGGTGAGCTGTCAAATATTGAGTGTGTGAGTGATCATGTGTATGACTTGGTAAATCACTAGCTGTTACAGCAGCAGTTGCACTTACGTGACCACCGCCGTCTACAGTTATTTTATAAAGGCCACTACTTTTAGCAGTATATGTTGGCGCTTCATATATTTTACTACGAGCATACTCATCGACTATATCAAAGACTGTGCCTTTAATATTAAGTTTAGAAATTTGTTGATTGTCTGCCATTATATATTTTATTTATATTTTTATCCTAAATAAAGAATTTGATTTTCTACTTTCATTTCTGATTTCTTTAAACCATCACCATCTGTAACAATTTGAGACGCTGATACTACTTCTGTAAAAGATGATCCATTGCTATCAGTTGTTGTTTTAAGTTTGCCACCACTATAATTTACTGATTCTAATTTACCACCTAAATACGCTAATTGAGGTATATTTACAAATGCCTTACCGGTACTATCTGATTGTAAACCAAAATGATATTGATAATGAGAGTCAAGCATCTCACTACTATCACTTTCTGCATGAACATCATGTATATTATCTAATGCTGAAGTATAATTATAAGAAACTTTCACACCACCTAATACTGATGCTGTAGCTTGTGGTAATGTATATAATGTATCAGTCCAAGGTACATTTACAAATGCTTTATTATTTGAATCTAATTGTACTTGATAGTAACGATTAGCTGCTGTAGAAGCGGTTTGAGGTTCAATTGCTGTACTACCTTTTGCACTATAAAGTTTGATTCCACCTAATGTTGTAGTTGAGGCAGCAGTTACGTGAGTATCAGTCCAAGGTACATTTACATATGCTAAACCTGATTGGTCAATTATTACACCATAATATCTATCGCTCTGTGAAAAATCTACAGTTGATTCATATGATGTTCCTTTAATACCACCTAATGTTTCACCTGTTGCTATTTGTAAACCATCAGTAACTAAAGTTTGCGCATTTACTAAAGAATCCCATGTAGCATTCTCATCTGATGGATCATCTTTTGTATAAGATAAAGTATATGATTCATTATCATATTTTATACCTTTAACAGTTTTAGATAATGTTGTTTTAGCAGTATCAAGGAATGAGTTAAAACCATTTTCATTATCAGGATTTTGTAATTCTGCTTTAATTTGATTAATAGTTGCAAGTGTTGTTGAATCAAGTCCTGCGTATGTATCTTCAACAGTTTGCGCTAATGCTGCAACTGCATCAGCTGCATATTTTTTAGCACCAGCAATAGTTTCTGCAGATGCTGCATCTGATGATGTACCTCTAATTCCAGTAAAGAAACCATCAATTTCTGTTTCTGTGTAATATCTATCATCATGGTTATGACCTGCCATTGCGGCGCCAGATACATATCCGAAGCCATCATTATCAACAATTATGGTTGGATAAGTGTTTCCAATTTCTGTTCCAAATGATGCTTTAATACCACCTAATGTTGTAGTTGTTGCTTTTTGTAAACCTTGTGTAGCTATTGCATTTAAATTATCAATAGCATCTCTTGCTGCGGTATCTTGTACCTCGTATCTATTTCCTTTTAAGGAAATTTGAGAAAATAATCCTTTTATCAATGGATTACCTTGATCATCTTTAGTTGTAATAGTTATTTGATCTTTTATTGCCATATTTGTTATATAAAATTTATTTATTATAATTTATTTATTTAATTTACGTATACAGTTTGATTCTCATAGAAATCAGTATTAGGAGTATTAGGACCCCAATTATAAGCCATACTATATGAAACTAATAAATCCATATCTTTTTTAAGTTTATTAATTTCATTATTTTGTTGTTGTATAATATTTAATAAATCAGATATTGTTTTTAATGAGATAGTATTATTTTCAATATCAGTTATTTCTGCATTATTAAAATCTACGTCAATAATATTAATTATTTTATTCCAATCTTTATTGTTATTGACCATTTCTTGTAAATATTCAATATCTGGTTTATCATTAGATTCTTGTTTTGTCTCTAATGGCACTATTTTAGTATTGATACAATTACCGTAATAATCATTTGGATTTATATTAAATTTAATACCATTTATTGTTAATTCAGCCATTAAATAAAATATTTTATTTTATATAATAATAATGTTTATACGATTATAAAATTGAATCATTTCTTATTGAAAAACTATATTAAATTAGAAAGTTTTAATTATTTTTAAATAACTTTAAAAACACTTAAATTAAATATGAAAAATTTAGATTTAACTAATAAAGAAGATTTGAATACATTTAATGAATCAATAAATGAATTAAAAAATAATCCATTATTTAACTTATTAATGACAATTAGTGGAGAGAACACTGAAAGTGTATTGGATTCTATTAAAGATTTAGGTAATTCAATTTATGAAAATGCCCATAAAAACGATAAGAAAAAAGCGGTTGAACGTCCATCTGAAAAGGTATCTACTGAGCAAGGTCTTCAAATTCATAAATTAGTTGCTGAATATGTTGATACTATAATTAAGCCTAATAGTAATTTTAATACTCAAACATTAAATGATATATATGCAGGTTTATATGAGTTTGCATGTTGGATAATAAATAAATAATATAATGAATGTTAAAGAAAAATGATTTAAAAGATCAAATTAAAGCAGCTTTATCCAATACTATTCCTCCAGCTTTAGAACAATGTATGTTAAATAGTTTTGGAAATGAATCTGAAGCTGGTCGTAAAGTTGCTGAAGATTTTAAGAATACTTTTGATGAGATGGTATCTGAACCGTTAGCTGAGTCTTTAGCTGGCGCAATAGATTATTATGTAAGAAATGCGGATATAACAGGCACAATAATTACTGTTGGTTCTATGGTAACTCAAACGGCAATAATATCTCCTCCACCAACTCCTATTACTGGTGGAAAAATCCCTAATACTCTTGGCATTAATTAAATAAAAATTTGAAATTATTATATTTGACAAGTCTATTTTAAATATATAAATGATATGGTTAAAGCCCATGTCAATTTAACAAGCAATTTTAGAAAAATATTTTGAAAAAAATTATGACAACAGAAGTAATTGAAAACGACATTTTAGGTTTTGATCCTTCACAATTAACAGTAAACAACAGAACAAACAATGAAAGACCACAATCACAAGGTAATCCTTTTATTTACAAAACTAAACCACAAGATTCTAAATCTGAAGACGGCCATTATCGCTGTGTAATTAAACCCGTTTATAATCCTTTTAATTTTAAAGATTCTATTCTTGAACAACAATCTTATGCTATTCATGATGAAAAGGGATGGTTAACTGTAATATCTTCATTAACAGTTGGTGATACTTCATGCCCCATTTTTAAAGCATGGAAGAAGTGTCATTATGCAAAGAAAGAAGAAAACCCAGAACTTTGGAAACAAGCTGCTTTAAAGAAAGATGGCGGTAATGAAATATTCGATAAGCGTTTTGCACGTTATTGCGTAGTTCAAGTATTGGAAGATGAAAATCAACCAGAATTAGTAGGTAAATATTTATTCTGGAAGCTTCCAAAGGCTATTTATGAATTAATCATGAACAAGCAATCACCATCTCCAGAATCTAAGAAGGCTGCAATTCCAGTAATGGATTATTTATTTGGACGTTCAATTGAACTTGAAGTAGTTCCTGGTCCAGGTAATCCAGGTGATGAACGTTATGCACGTGATACAAAATATATTGGTGAGCTTTCTGAAGATCCAGTATCAGTTATAAATCCTGATGGTAGTCCAATTCTTAATGATAGAGAGCAAGCAGTTCTTGATGATTATGTAGCATTATGTTCAAAAATTTGGAAGTCCAAAGATCCAGAAACTCGCGAATCACTTTCAGCAGAATTAAATGCTAATCCTTTAACTGCTGAATTGAGAACTATTTATTCTAAAGTACTTGCTGGTATTAAGACAGTATGTCCTAATTTGATAGAACAATTAAGTTATAAGGAATGGAATGATGAAACAAAAGCTCGTGTACAAAAATGGATTGATATTGTATTGAGTGGTAATGATCCAGCTAAATCAGATGAGGTACCTGAAGTAATTTCTAATAATTCTACAGATACTGGTGACAATAAAGCAGATTCAGATTATACTGTTCCTGCAGCTGAGCCAACTACAGCACCATTTACACAACCACTTGATAATAACGATGATCTTCCATTTTAATATTTAAATTAAAATGATATAATATATAGAGAGGTATTGAATACCTCTCTTTTTTATTTCTATTTTATAAAAAATATATGTTTGTTTTTTATGGAAAATAATTTATTAAATATTAATGAAACTATACTTAGTGCAGCAACATCAGCTCCTAAAGATTTTAAAAAGGCACAAAATGAAATAACAGCAGCTTCAGATAATAAAAAAATTATGGAAGCTATAGAAAATTATAAAATGTCTCATACACCTAAAATTAGAGAACATAAAATTGGTAGAAATGATCCATGTCCTTGCGGAAGCGGTTTAAAGTATAAAAATTGCTGTCTTAAAACAGGTAATTATGAAAAATATATAGTTAAGAAATAATGAAATTTACATTTGAAGTTAGTACTACCGAAACTGATAATATTATAACACTTAATATCAGTTATGGTTCGATGGGTAATTCTTGTCAACGTACAGTAAGATTTGAAGCTGGAGGTGATAATGATAATAAGACTGTAAAAAATTTATTTAAAGAAATAATTGATAATTTACGTTTGACTGTTAAAGAACGTGAAGATGCAACATATGAGGCAGATGTATTATTGTGGTATTTACAAAAATATGAAGCAAATGATAAGAAACAAGTAGAAGAATCACCAAATATTGAGCAAATTATTTTAGAACATGATGAAGAACAATGATGATTTTTTGATTGTTGGCGCAGGTTTATATGGAGTAACAATAGCTAGACATTTAACTAATAATGGTCATAAATGTCTAGTTATTGATAAACGTTTTCATTTGGGCGGAAATGTATATGATACTCCAATAACTATTGAAAAGGATAATGCATCATATACAATGACTAGACATGATTATGGACCTCATGTTTTTCATACATCAAATTCATTAGTTATAGATTTTGTTACCAAATATGCGAACTTTAATAATTTCAGATTAAATGTTTTAGCTATTGATGATGATAATAAATTATATCATATGCCATTTAATAGAAATACATTATATGATATTTTTGGAATATATGATATAGATAAAATTTTAAATATTATAGAAGATGAAATTAATAGTTATGATTTTGTAAATGGAAAAGAATCTCCAATAAATTTAGAGGAACAAGCAATAAGTTTAGTGGGTAAAACAATTTATGAAAAATTAATTAAGAATTATACAGAAAAACAATGGAATACATCATGTAAAAATTTATCTCCTGATATTATAAAACGTTTACCATTTAGATTATATTTTGATAATAATTATTTTGATGATACATTTCAAGGTATTCCTATTGGTGGATATACCAAAATGGTTAAAAATATTTTAGATGGCAAACATATAGATAATACATTAGATAAACCAATTTCATATATATTAAATACTGATTTTTTAAAAGAAAGATCTCAACTTGAAAATACATATAAAAACATTATATATTGTGGATCCATTGATGAATTATTTTATTTTAAATTTGGTATATTAAATTGGAGAAGTTTAGAATTTAAAGATGAATATTATCCTTTTGATTATAAAACAAGTCAAGGAACCGCACAAACAAATTTTGTTGGAAAAAATAATAAATATACAAGAGTTATAGATCATATATATTTTACACCAGAAGTTTTATCTAAATTTATTGGGACACCTGTATGTAAAACATTTGAACTACCAGTAGATTGGAAAATAGGATTAGAACGTTATTACCCAATTAATAATGAAGAAAACAATGAACTTTATAATAAATATTTAAATGAATTAGAAATATATAATAAAGAACATGATATGAATATAATAGTTGGAGGACGTTTAGGTTTATATCAATATTTAGATATGGATGATACTATATTAGCAGCAATAAATATGGCAAATAAATTAATATAAATTATATGGATGAAATAAAAAATGAAAAATATAAAACATTTGATGAACAATTAGCTGAACTACCTCCTGAATTTGCAATATTTATGGAACAATATCGTGAAGACCATTTTATGGATTTAATTAATCTCATTGATAAGGAATTTAATTTAAGCGAAGAGTTAAAAGAAATGACAATAGATGAACAAAATAAAATAGTTGAGATTTTTAAGGTATTTCATAATTTTGGTTTTTATGGAGGTGTAAGTTATACATTAGATCCTCAACAACGATATATACAAAAATATGTTTCAACAGAAAATAAATAATTATAAATTTATGAAAAAATATTTAATAATTTATCATCGAGAAGATAATGATGGAGTAGTTTCCGGAGCATTATTCTATGATTATTTGACAAGCACACTCAATATTGACAAATTCGAAATTACATTGTTTGGTGCAGATTATAATTTGCTTGCACAATTCGAAAAGGACCACCCAATTAAAACACTTAAAGAAGAATATGAAAATATCATTATGACTGATATATCTTTCAATGATGGAAAATATATGAAGAAGATATATGATGAATATAATGATAAATTATTTATTTGGTGTGATCATCATAAGCCTATTATCGATGAATCTTTTTCTTTAGGTTTTGCTGATGCTTTAGGTGTTAGAAATACATCTAAATCAGCTATTCTTTGTGTTTATGAATATCTTTATGATGCATTTAATGAGCATTATAATAACAAAGATGTTCCTGAATTATTCCGCATATTGTCTGCATGGGATAGTTGGTCCTATGAACGTGAGGGATATGAGTTTGATTATGTAAAAGCTATCAACAAAGCGTATACAATAAAATTCAACCTTAATTTTGATCTTATTGCTGCCCATGTTCATAATATTATAAAGTATTGGAATGAGGGTCATAAAAATATAGTAGACATAAAATCATTTTTGGATTATGGAGAAATTCTTAATAATTATGATGATGTCGTAATGGAAGGAATTATTCAGCAAAGTGGTGATAAGACTTGGCAAATTGCAGTATATGACGAGGATAAAGGACGTCCATTATATATTAAAGCATGTGCAATATTCCATCAAGGTGCCACTAATTCTACTATGTTTAAATCGTTAAAAAAGACTGATAAAGATATTCAATTGGGTCTCGTATTTAAACATTCTCCTAATAGAAATTGGGTATTGTCTATGTATAATATTAATGATGATTATTGGTTCCATTGTGGAGAATTTTTAAAGCAGAATTATAATGGTGGTGGTCATAAAGGTGCTGCTGGCTGTACTTTAACTCAAGAACAATTTATTAAAATACTTAAAGATAGAACTTTATATGGAAAATAATGAAATAATTCCTTGGAACATTAGACCAACAGATTGCTTGGATCAAGATATTGCAATAAATGATATTGTTGCATTTGTTTGTACTAATTATAGAGATGAATTTGATTTTATGGCAACCGGAGAAATTGTCGGGTTTACTGATTGTTTTGTTAAAATTCAACCAAATTATGACTTAATAGATAATTTTAAAATTATACAACATTTTAATAGATTTGTTGACGGTAAATGGGGCAGAGCAGAATATGTTTTAAGGTCTAAAAATAGAGTTATGAAGATATAATAATTAAATAAAAAATTAACAATATAAAAGTATTTAATTACTTACAAAAAATGGTAGAATTCATATTCTACCA